TTATATATATAATATATATAAATATATATAAAACGCGTGCGTGTGCGCGCGCGATCCTTATTATGAGATCTGATCTCGCTCTGACCCCCCAGTGAGGGGGTGGGGATCGGTGAGCGGTGTTTTCCGGAAAAACCGAAAATCGAACCCGGGGTAATTCGCCGGGGTAAAATCCCCACCTGGGGGATCGGGTGGTGGTGTACCCTTCCGGGGGAGATCCTGAACACCTGACCCAAGGGGTAAAACCCCATTCCCCTTTTCCGAACGTTAAAACCCTATGGTATGTTCGGAGGATTTGCGTGGGGTTGATTTACAACCACGAAGATTTTTCGGAGTTCAGGTATTACTGCTCACAGCTCAACACGATTACTGTCTGCGATGATTCAGCAGAGCTCGAACCCCCTGGTTGGTTATTGGCCAGGGGTGTTTTTTCAAGTGCATGGATTTTGGTTCACCGTGTGCTGGGAAAAACAAAACGTTCGGCCTAACACTGGCGATTTGTTTTACTATGGGGTTTCCGTGACTTCGGATAAAAACCTCAGGGGTTGGTAAACCCCACGAATTCAGGTGCTCGGTACCGTTCCCGCGACTTACGAAGTTTGGGGAAAGCCGCGCTATCAGCGACGCGTGGCCGACATGAGAAAATCCGAGTGAACCGTGGCAGCCTCTGGGGGCGACGTTGGCGAGAGGTCCGTAGAACTTACCTGCGGGCAGCCGACGGTGGGATGCGTCCCCAGAGGTGCGGCCAGAATGCGAATTACGACGTTGCGTCGAAACAACCCTGCTCCAGGTAGCGCTGGCAGTGTGATGTCCTCTAGCTTGACGGCTCGCAAAGACGAGAGGGGTGCGTACTCCCGTTGAGAAACGCCGGTACGCAGCTGAATTAATTTTTTACAGCGTTTCCTGTTGGTGTGACACAAACCACGGCAGGAGATTTTAATATGGATTCCAAAAACACCACTAACGTGGAATTGGATGTTCAGTACAGGCTCGATGAGTTGGCAGTGCTGTTAAAAGCCCCGGAGGACTGGGGATGCACGGAGCCAGCGTTACTTGATTTGATCAAGAGCGTGCGGATTTACCAACCCGTCGAGATTTACATCACGGTAGTTGTGGAAGTTCACGATGGTTATTGCGTGGAACACATCCCTAGCCCTATTGCGCATTATCCGAGCTATCGAGAGTGTCTCCTGGTAGCCGTTCGTGAAGGCTTGGCTCGTGCGATTCGTGAACATGTTACGCGTTGCACGAACCCGATGGCAGCTGTTGATCAGGTGGACAGCAATGAGTTAGGAATTCTGTGATGACCACGATTGTTTTTGACGGAAAGACGTTAGCTTGCGACGGTCAAGTCACCGTGGAAGATCGTAGTGCTGCCACGCAATACCGTAAGATTCACACGCCGCCTGAGGGTACGACGTGGAAACTTTTGGGTGAAGACGTGAAAGCGATTGGTTTGGCAGGTGATGTCGCCGCATTGCAATCCGTGCGTCAAGAACTCACGCTTGAACGTTTCGGCGGTATCGAACGGGGTGGGGTTCGTTTTGAAACGACGTATCCCGAACAGATTGAATTTATCGTACTTGCTGTTTTGACAGACGGGCGTGTTATCGACGCCTCGAAGTGCAAAGACAACAAATACGCCAGCTACGTGTTTGTAGAACCGCCGTATGCGGTAGGCTCAGGTGCTCACTATGCCCTGGGTGCATTAGGTGCAGGTGTTGACGCCCCCACTGCGGTGGAAGTGGCGAAACGCTACGACCTGTACAGCGGCGGACAAACGCAATCACTTAAGCTGTTTTGATGTATTTAGACCATTGAAGTTAGAGGAATTAACACCCGACTAATAATCGGATATTTCGCAGGTTCGAATCCTGCCATTGGTCACCCAGATTAGAACAATCGAACAAGAGTTACAACTCGTCAGCCTTCAACTGAGCGTCGGTTGTTCTGATAACTTCTGCTCTTGCTCACGGGTAGAAAGCTCCTTAAAAACGTGTAAACACCTACCGATTAAGTTCGGACTTACGTTAGGGTCGTGAGACCCTGGTGGTTAGACCACCTAAACGGTTGTACGGTGGGAGGATAAAACCTCCCACCTGCACCCACCAAGAATTTAATTATTGGGTATTTCCCCTAAGTGTAACGTGAATACCCTGTAATGTGAATTGAGAGTTACGTGTTAACTCGACGGTACTGGTCGTTGATCACCTGTAAACCTTCATCGTCCCATGTCATGCTGTGTTTGACCTGTACCGATCTTTGTCGCTAAGCCTGGTGACGTGGCTACACACCGAGGCTGGGGCTCGACACCCGTTAGCGACACCCTTTTTGCGTTATTGTCAGTATTCTGAAGCTGTGTTCAGTGACAATAGCGTTTTTTATTCGCGTTGACGTTTGTACCATTGCTGCCCTTGCTGTCATTGCTGCCACTGCCTGCTGCGCCTCAACAGACGTTCAACGCGTCCCATTAACCCACACGTCGGGGTATAGCGACGTACAACAGAACGAGTAGTAGTAACAGAACGAGGCAACAGAAATTCTTACAGTAAAACGCATTATTAACGGTGACCGTGTCATCACTGTGCACGAACGTGTACGTTTAGGTGACAAAATGTCCCGTGTTTACAAAGAAGCACTTAAAGTCGTTAACGGCGAAGATAATGAATTGTGTTTTGATAACGCGATTGATTTGCCGAGAAAACCGAAACCGGTGAGCTATACCGCTTTAACTGATATGTCCGTAGAGCAACAGAAAAGCACCTTAGCCAACCTGCATCCGTTTTTGCACAATGTGTCAAATTGGACTGTTGTCATCGGCGGTCGACCTATTCCAGAGGATGTACCACGTGTGGTGATTGTTAACCCGCGTATGCCGTCCGTCGAAGAAAAGAATTCGCCAGTCGACGAAATTTATATTCCTGGCAATAATTTCTATTGCCGGTTTTGTGGCTTTACACAGCGTGAAATGACGTATGTGATGCCACCTCAAGAAATCCAATTAGTCCGCGAGTTGATCAACGAAGACGGTGATACCTTCTATCAGAATCAGCTCCGTAGCGGTAAGCACTCCGTTGACGAGGCTATCGGCGTGTTACATGTCGACGATGCTTACGAATTTTTCTATCCAGGTGATGCGGTTTACATCATGAACAGTGAAGGTAAAACCATCGATAACCTGCGATAACCAGTTTAGCTCTGCCGAAAGCTAAAGCCCGCCCTTCGAGAATGCCCATTCTCATGCCCTGAAGGGTTTAATCCTGTAGTTTCATGCCGATGCCAGGGAACGTACCTACCTCCGAAAGGGGGTAGGTATATTCTTTTTTATCGCAAAATTTTAGAGATAGATATTATTTTAGTGAACGTTCGCGTGAGACGTTTACTTCGACTTTTTAGGAACTGATAAAATGAAATTAGATGCGATTGAAGGATTAATGGGTATGGGTTATTCATTCGAAGAAGCAGCGGTTATTCGTCCGTTTCTGTCACGTCATTTCTCTGTGTGGCAAGCGTTACCTGAAGATGGTCCAACCGGTAAGTTAGTAGAGCGATTCGTTGAGCGTGTGTTGAATCGTAATCGGAATGAATTTAGTTTACGGTGGGCGGACGGGAAAGAGCGTAAGCACCTAAACCCTAATCCGTGGTGTATGTTGGTGTTTCGTTGTGACGGTGAAGAATTTACGTTCCCGGCTATTGAATTTGTAAGACGGTACGGTTTAGCGATTTACACTGAGTTGGGAACAAACGGGGCAGGTCGGGTATTAGTTTACGACAGAGGTGAGTTACGCATTAAAACGAGACAGTTAGCGGAACTCTACCACGAACGTCACGTTGCCGAATTAGTATAACTATAAATCAGCTATAGAGGGTGTTTGGGGACTGCGTGTCCCCATTTTTTTTTGATTTTTACGGTACTGGTATGTATTTATAGGAGGTGGTACCGTGAACGAACAGCCACAATACGATTTCTATAGTTTACTAGAACAAAAGCGTTTTCCGAACGAAGTTGCAATTCGTAGTCGATTGGGGTTTCATGTCATCTACATGTTAATGCCAATTATTACTGAATACCCTGCTTTTAAAGAATGGTTTGATAGCATGGAGTCTGAAGATGTGTCTTCTGTTTTAACGCATGAAGATGTCCCTGTTATCAGGACGAATTATCACATTACCCGAAACGAAGTCTGTGCTACAACGTCAAAGTTTGTACAGTCGTTTATGGTTGAAATCAGTCATGCTGTTATAAACCAACAGATTACCGTTATGGAAGCTTTCTCTGTGTTATTGGATGCAATCTGTAGTTTCCAGTACCAGGCAACCAATAAGCTGTCTAATGTCCATTGAGTTATAGTGGGAGAGAAAAATGAATACTACACTGCGTCCACTGGACGTGATTTTGGTGCACCCGGACGCATTGAGTAAAATCACTCTACGGTGCGAGTTAGACAAAAAACTTATCTCGTCTTTAGAGTGGGGGTTTGTATTACATCCTGACGAATACAAGAATACACGCTACAGCGATATTGCTGAAGGTTCAGTTATCGACTGGGGTGTACCTGAGGGTTACGATGATGTCGTGCAATATATGTCAGAGATGACGGTTCCGTACAGCTTACCGATTGCTGGCCCTGCGGAGAATATCATTTCTTTACGTCGTCTTGTGAATGCCCAACCCGAAAACATTCGCAACGGTGTGGCATGGACAACAGGAACCGCATGTCATTTAAAAAATATGTTGCAGTGAAAACGATAAGACCCACTACTCGAATGGAGTAGTGGGTAGGTTTTCTTTTTTTGTTAAGATTTGAAACGACCACCAGACATGTAGTTGTAACGGTTGCCCGCGTCGTCGTTGTGAACCATCGCACGCTGTAGGCGCGGTAGGTTGTCGTTGAACATTTCCCCGGCGTCGGAATAGCCTTCGATAACGTTTTTAAACGCCCCGAACTCCATACCGTTTTCAAGATGACCTGAATCCATATCGAAAATCATTTTGTTGTAGATAACCTGCTTAGTGGCGTACAGTGCCATATCTGCAACTACCGGATAGAAGGCCGGTTTGATTTCGTTTAAGTCATCGGACATTGCAAACTTAACTTGAAGCTTAGTTGCGTAGACGAACATTCCAGGGTCTTTGATTTTGATGGTGTTCGGTCCGAGTTTCTTAACTTCGGGTGAGGAGATACGCGGCATTGCCGATTGACTATCCACTACTTGTTGCGTGGAGGCCAGCACCCCTGAAGTTGCCCCGTCTAAATAAGACCCTGCTGGGGGTAAGGTGTACGCTTGCCCTGCCACTGGTGTTACCGCGATGTGGACGTCCAGTATCGGTCTACCCCCGGTTTTAATGTCATCCAGGTAATAGATACGTGAGTAGTAATCCTGGGTGTCGTTCTCAAAAGGTAAACCTTGGAGGTCGATTTCGGTGTATTGACCCAGACGGGAAACCTCTGGGATAAGGTATTCCTTAAATACCTTTTCAGTAATCTCGTTATCCAGGGATGACGCAACACCGTAGTAGCGAAGATTTTTGGGTACAAACGCAGCGCGAAGAATCGGTTCTGGAATCTCTCGACGTATTCTCCGCAGACAGTAGTCGATGACACTCATTGTGTGCTCCTGTTAGCTCTGTAAAACGGTTCATAGGATCGGGTAATGGGTAACTACGACATTACTAAAAAATACACTCCACGCCCTTCCTGTGCGCACTATACTCGAACTTTTTTCGTATAGATATTATCTCTGTGATGTTCCCTTAAAGGAGTATTTAAAGTTAATGACGCGCGTACTTTTTGGTTTTCTGCCAGACTCTAGCCATTCAGTTCGCTATCGTCCTGAGGAAATTCTAACAGCGATGCAGGAACTGATTTATCCTGGGATACACAATCTCCCCAGCGATTGCTTAAAGATTGCAGAAAGATATTTTGGTTCGGACGCTTGGTTTATGATCGGCGCTTTAGGTCGTGACCATTCCAGTCCATTTTCTTATAAAAACGGAGTTGTGCAAACGTGGTCAAAATACACTTCAATCCAGCTACAGTTTATCATAACTTCTGGGCAGCGGTGGAAGAAACAACCTACGCTCCCGCTTTGCGGATGACCGTAAAGGAGAAACAGGCCGTTACTGTACAACTGATACACACTGCATTGGAGGACATTTTTTATTCTATTCCGCGAATGCCTAATACACGATTACCGGACTTTTTAGAAGACTACACAGATTCTTTTGTATTGTCGAACCTTCTGGTGAACAGTGGCAAAATGAATCCACCGAAAACGATTCAAACACGTCGGTTACGTATTGAGCAAACCGTGTTTGGCGAAACACCCGTAGGGATCGAAAAGCGTGAAGTTTGTGTTTTACGTCCAAAGTCGTATCTATTGGGATTGGCTTTTGATGATTGTTACGATGTGTTGTTGTGTGAGGTTGAGCAATTAGTAAAGCAAGGGTTCGAAGCGGTAAACCAACCGTTTAATCCTTACCTTACGGTTGAGATAGAACCCCACTTAACACCTCGCGGTCAGATTGCAATGATGGAGCTTCGTGTTGGAGAAGATATCCGATTTGTCCACTACCGCAACTGTTTCCCAGAGAAAAGATACGATCCGAATTACCCTACTCGAACACGTGACGTATAAAGCGTATCAACGCATACTCGCGGACGATAGGTTGTCGTCGTATTCTGGTACAGATGCGGAACAACTGAAGTACGTGATTCTGTCATTACTTGAGTATCTCATTCCGAACTTTACAGAGACCGGTTTATGGGATACTCATTGTGTGACCACGATAGTCAGGTCGTTTAGACCGAAATCAACGGAAGAAGATGTTCGTTTGATAACGAGTTATGTACGAAACGCGTTGTGCGAGGAAATGGGCATTCCTCCACGCGGTTGGCGTTTCTACTTTCGTTTAGACGGACACTTCCTCCGGTTTATTCCAAAGAAGGTAACTGATGCCTATGACGATCTTTATTGAGTTTCCGTGGACAACCGCAGAGATTCTAAAAGTAGTTAAACGGACAGCGTTTCTTCAGTACCTCGATGTGGCGGATACTGTGGACTATTATGTCGAACAGTTAGTAAGACTGGAAGTGATGCGACGGAAGTTCCAAATCGATAAGCGGACAGTTCAAGAGTTGTTCTTAGATATAATGAAGCGGTATCCCATCGTTGAGTTGGAGAAACCGAACAGTTACTGCCTTAATCATGTTATTGAAACCGAGCTGTTAGCCTCTAAGTCGTTATGGGCACGCTTAGAGGAAGAAGTCCCATTCTTACCGAAATCAGATTTTCTTCTGTTTCATGTAGGTGGTGGTGTCTGGCGAATGTATACTACAGGAGTGATTTATGGTGCGTGAGAGCTACTTTATTATCCCGGACTATCAATTCATTTGTGGTCCATTAACCGAATTCGATCCCAATTCGATATTGCGAGAAATCAATACCGATCTTAACGAAGTGTTAAACTATGCGATTCAGTATGGAATAACCGGGGAGTTCCCTAAGCTGGATCGTTTTGCGATACAGGGGACCATTGAATATATCTCTCGCGAGTTAAATGCCCAGGGGTATATCATTGAGGGTGAAAGAGCCCTCACTTATGTGAAAGCTGTTCAGGATGTGGCCAAAGCGTATTTACTCGCAGTGTCTAGTCATCCGCACTGGTTCACCCGTTTTGGTACGTGGGTAGGTGCACGTTATTGTGCTAATAAACCAGGTGCTGTGGAGTTCCTGGTTCGTTATGAACAGGTAAAATACCCCGAATTTGAGAATCCCGAAGCGATTCAAACGATGTCGGTTGGACTTCTCAGTGTTGTAGAGTTATTGCTTGGTAACCTGGCAGGGAAGATGCTCTAATGAGATACTACTTTCACGTAGCACAACATGTACTTGATTACGGCAGGTTGAAGTTCTACGATGCCGTGCGCGAAGTTTTAGTGCAGGTTCTCGAAACAAGCAGGTTGACCGTATCGGAGTACGATATACGTCGACTCTATGAGGACTTTGCAACGGCGTACATTATCGGTGTGAAAAGCCGTAATCCTGAACTGTTTAAAGAAATGGTGATGACCGTTGCGTATGATGAGAATACCATCCCAGGTACTACGGTAGAAAGTATTAGCTTCCTTTCCACGCAGGGTACTGAGGACCAACATATTCTCGCAATCGGAACCGCTGCCGACATTCTCAGTCGTGAATTGGAATCACAAACAGGGTTAGCCGGACTTATTAACTCTATGTTCCCAGGTCAGTTAGAAAACTGGTCAGGTGAATCTTTTAGCGAATTGGTGATTATCTGTTATGATACTCTATATGGAAGTTTCGGAAGTGTTCTTTCGGGACCAACTGCTTTCGCGAGTTAAAATGGCGGATCAATGTAAGGTGAAACCTGATTTGGCGTATCTGTTTCTGGCGAAGTATGCTGAGGAATCGGTACGCTCTATCGTTAAACGCATGGGCGAGGGTGAAACGTTTTTGACGTTCATCCCGCCCAACCGCTATTTTATTCTCACCCAGTTGTCACAAATGTATCCTGAAGATGAGGTTATTATCTTTTCGCATTCATTAATGTGGGAAGAGATTGATAAAGGCATCGACTACCATCGTATACGTTCGTTGGTGGAGAGTTTGTGGCGAGAAAGCGGCTATACCGCAGAGGAAGGATCAAAAAGGTCGAGAGTCTCTTTGTTTATGAAAGAGATGGGAAAAGGTTTTATTCGTGTAGAGGTTTGAATGTATAAAGTGCGTGGCGATCACTTTGTTCAGCCGAATTTAGGTTTACTGGAATATGTTTCCGGCGGTGACTTCTATAAAGAGTTACTGATAAAATCGATGAATTTGTTTGACCAGCTAACGATTTCATTACCTACGGATATTGAAAATCCCGATGACGTCACGCGCATTTTCAACAAATGCTTGAACGAGCGTTCCGGTGCGATTAAGTTTCCTGGTAACAAGAATGAGTTAGCCCGTCTCGATAAATACCTAAAAGGGTTGAATAAGGAATATCGACAGTGGAATTTCATGTCAATGATGGAGACCTGTTATACAGACGCCGTTCTCGATGACATGAAGCCACTTTTGGAAATTTACGAGTTCTGTAAATTGCAAGGCGATTCCTCTTGGGATGTTCTTCGTGAGCACGCTGTCGAGACGTTTCGTGAGGAGCTGGTCAGAATGTTTGACGAGAAATGTCGACCTGCTTTAGAACTGTTTCGTACAGCGCATAAGGGAAAAGTCTCTGGACTGGAACTTGCTATTAAAGTCTATAATCCGGGCTATGGTCAGGGTAGTTTGTTCTTGTCATTTACATTCTTGATTAAAATGAAAGGGTGAAAAATGTACGACTTCAGTAATATCGAACCGGGTTCAATTGTAAACATCGTTTACGATACCCCGTTACGTGGTAACGAAACGCGAGTCCGTGTACTCGCGTCAAAAGTGGGTTATGAGCTCGCTAAAAATTCAGGTGAAGATTTAGCCGCTATCCAGAAAAACATTTATTCGTCTTTGGTTGGACAACCGGTTAACGATTTGACCGCGTACAACTACATGTTGTTTAAGGACTCCAGTAACCGCATCGGCGTCACTGCGGATGCGTGGGTACGTGAAGTTCGTGTAGTACAAAGTCTTACCGCACGGTTTGTGGTTCAGTTGGACAACAAACAAGAAAAAGACGATCTGGTAGCAGCGCTTAATGCGCGCGGATTCAATGACGTCGAAATCGAAATCATTGAAAACGAAGCCGGTTAACGTTAAGGCCCTCTCTTCGGAGAGGGTTTATTTTTTTTTCTTTTTTCACGTTACCTGCCATCCTTATAGCCGAGTTAAACTGCCTTTTTCGGGGACAGCCGTGGAATACAATTCTCCTTTTCGTTTATCGGTAGACGAGTACCATCGCGATATCGATATTAACGATGCTTATCGTGAGCAGGTTGCGCTATACATTCACAACGTAACCGCACAAAAATACCCTTTGGAATTATGTCGTAAAGAAGTTGACGAAATGTTGGCACCTGGCGGTGAGTTATCAACCGAATCACCGCTGTGTAAGATGTGGGTGCGTAATCAGAAAACAGGAGACCGTGAAGAGAAATACACAACTGTTGATAAACTGTTTAAAACCGTAATCGATAAACAGATTATCTCCGCACCGTCGTTAACGTTTTATATCCCAGAACACATCAAACGTTCCAAGTTATCAGAATTCACTGCCGCTAACGTGGCTAAGCGTGCAGCGGTGAAAAAAGAGATGTTTGCTGCCGAAGCAGCAGGTAATAGAGTTTTACAGATTAACAAAAAGAACGAACAGAACGCAGTCAAGACTCTGAACAACGGGATGTCAGGCGCATTCTCTTCTCCGTACACGATTATCTTTAACCAATCGTCTCACTCTGTATTAACGTCAACCTGCCGTACTGCAACCTCATTCGGTAACGCAGGTAACGAACGTTTATTAGGCGGTAATCGTCATTACGACACACCGTCACGCATCATCGATCATTTCTTGTCCATCGGTACGTTAACCGATTGGAATAGCTTCAAGAAATGTATGGATACGTACGAGCTTCATTATCCGACCGTAGAAGAAGTGATGGATGTGATTCATTACTCTGCGGACTTCTACTTCAAGAATGAAGAGGGAATGGAGTTTGTTGAACACTATGTATCAAATGTTTCTCCGCTCACTCGCGCGGCATTTGTTTACATGGGTGATTTTTATCATCTTGCGAAGTACAACGATCAGTTCATGCGCGATTTTATCACCGCGTTGATTTCTCGTGAGATGATTGACGAAGTCGAAGACTGGGATGCTGCGGAAAAAACCATCGATGGTGACATGCAGATCATCATCTCCCAGTTCCGTACTGACGTGGTGCCGATGGGTAAAGCATTCAGCCACGTTAAGAAACTCGACGATAAGAAAAAACCGTTGCCGTGGGATCAGCAGGACGATTATAAGGAACTGATTCGTTCCGCGCTGTTCTTACAGAAAACTATCGGTAAGTACGCACTTTTAATTCGTAATATCCTGACCACTAAAAACTTACCGATTAATATCGCAAGAATGCCGGATGTGGTCCGTCGTGTAGGTGTGGTATCTGATACCGACTCTACAATGATGACTGCACAGTGGTGGGCGGTTTGGTATACTGGTAAGCATTACGGTGAAGAAGCAACCCGTGTATCCAACGCAATGATTTATATTGCAACGCAGCACCTTCGTCACCTGATGGCGAGTATGTCTGCGAATATCGGTGTAGCGAAAGAACGTCTGTTCTTGTACGCGATGAAGAACGAATTTAAGTTCGATTCGTTTGCATTAACGACCAAAGCAAAACACTACTTCTCACTGATTACCGGTCAGGAAGGTCAGCTGAAAAAAGATCCCGAGTTGGAAGTAAAAGGGGTGTCTTTACGTACCTCGAACATTCCACCGATTATCATGAAGGAGTTTAAGAATACCATTAAAGGATTGTGTGAAGTCGTAGCGCGTGGTGACCAGATTGAAATCATTCCGTTACTGGAAAAGGTTGCGCAGATTGAACACACCATTATGGATTCTATTCGTTCGGGTAATCCGGGTTATCTGAAAACAACGAACATTAAGGAACGTAGCGCTTATAACGAGAAGGATGAGAAAAACTATCACTACCATCGAATGTACAACGCCATCTTTGGTCCGAAGTTTGGCCATCTGGAAGAACCGCCTTACGACGCTGTAAAACTACCGGTGGTTTTAGAAAACAAAACCAAGATTAAAGAGTGGTTGGACAGCATCGAAGATCCGATTATCCGAAACGGTGCAACTGCGTGGTTTGAGGAGAACAATTTCCGTAAATACAAAACGTTGATTCTGCCAGAGCACTTAGTAGAGAACTACGGTATTCCTAAAGAATTGATCGATATTGCGGACATTCGTCGCACGGCGTTCTCCACCGTAGAACCGTACTATCACATCCTCGAATGCTTAGGTGTGTTCATGATGGATAAAAACCGTATGCGTTTACTGTCGGATTTCTACGATAAAACTGCTGAAGACGATGGGCTGTATAAAGAGCTTGCGGAAGTACAGTATGTCAAGAAATCAGAAAGGGCAGGTGAGGATGATGAGGACGAAGAAGACGAAGAGGTTTTTGACGACGAGTGAGATTAATTCGATCCCGTGTAACGAGCGTTGGTTCCGACTAAAACCTGTAGTCAATTTCGAAATCTATTACGACGATCCGTTAAACGGGTGGTTAGCACACGTAACCGGACAGAATGTTTTTGTCATGGGATACGAATTACGGTAAAAAAAGAAAGTGAACGTTGCACCGAAGTGCAACGTTTTAACTCTATTATATGAGGATTCGAAAGAGTCCTCAGCGGGGGAGAGTAAGTCTTATTTTTCGAGTGCACTGTATAATGGTAGAATTAACTCGTGTCGGTAGTAGTTTCTTGCCGAACGTGTGAGTTTCTCCAGAATCTTTGCATCCTCGAAACGGGCAATCCTTACCATCAGATTGGATTTGTATTTACCCATGCTCGCGTTGTCGTATTGCAGGCAGAACAATGCCCAATACCAGTTGACGATATTTCGATGCCAACTGCCTTGAATCGTCGAACCGGGTTCTTTAAACAGAATTCGATCCAACGCCGTGGACGGTTTATGCGGGTCTTCGAAAATCTGAGGTACGTGAGCCATGACAACCGCAGGTAGAGGTTTACCAGCACGTAACGATTTTGAAATCGCTTTTGCGTGACGGATTGCTAAATCGCGTAGAGGTGGAGTCGGAATAACTCGTAATGGGTTTTCTTCTTCTATCTCTTTACCGACGGCAATCGCACGATGAATATTTAAGAAAGCGATATCCATGTAACTGGGCAACATCCTGTAAATGATGTGTCGCTGCGCGTATACCAAGCGCGTGATGGGTTCTGGTTGTGTTCGGTAGTATTGTTCAGCAAGAACGTATTGCCACAGTAGTGCAACCAGATTTATCTCGATAATGCTGATCCCTCGGGGTTTGCCGTTACCGAGCGTCCAGTTAAGATTCGTGTATTCGTGATAAAGGTAAACCGCCGGTGTGTAGTCACGGAAAGAAAGATTAGGATCGACAGGTCTCGCAACTAACGAGATGATCTCATCCTGACCTTCTATAAAAGCGCCGTTAAAAACCTGACCATACTCCCCCACAGAGGTTAAGCGTAGAGCGTTGCCGATATCTGACAGCTTTCGACGACAAGCCCATTCGATTTCTTCGTACGTGGGTTCACCGGCATAGCCGATAGCTGCTAAGATTTTTAGGACGAGATGACCAGAACCAACGCTGGTTTGAATCGATTCTAAATAGTTGCGAATGCGCTGGTTATTATTTTTTACGGCATTGACCAATTGTATAGCAGAAGGGTCTTCGTAGCGCCCCTTTATGACTGCTTGGTTTAACTCGGCTTGACTGAACATGACTGACTCCTTGGGGTTACACATAGGAAACGGTCACATTCTACTCACATTGAAAAATATCTGAGAAAGATATTATCTATGTGATGGTTCGGTGGTTAACTATTTTGAGTTATGTGTGTTCTAGACGCATTCTAAAATATCTCAGGTATATGTTATCTACGTGAACCAACACTACAATTGTATTAAACCTTTAAAGGATAAATAAAATGGCTAAAGAGTTTAACGAAATTCCTAACAACGTAAATGCTGGCGCTGCTGGTGTAGACCCGGCTTCGTCTTTTGGTGGTGTGGGTGCTGGTGCAGGTACCGTGGATAATACCCACGCAGCAAACGCTTTCGGTGGCATGTCTAAGAATATCTCCACTTTCGATAAAGCGTTCGGCTATATGTCCTACGTTTCTGCCGCTTCACATTTCACCGCACTGATTGCGAAGATGGTTGAACGTAACCCGTACCTGAGCAAATTCCGCTGCGGCGTTATCGATGGTGTGAATCCAGAAATGGGTTCTGCGGCATACGTTGCTGCGCCAGCAGATGAAAACGGTAGCCACTGGATGTACGGTATCCTGTTCTTCGAACACGGTCAGTCTGTACGCTTCCGTGAAATCAACGGTAAAGAAACTTATTACACCCTGGCTTCTCTGTTTGGTCAGGCTGGTGTAATGGATTCTATCACCAAACAAATCTGCGAACAGCAGAACCTGCCGTCTGTGCAATTCATGGTAATGAACTGCATTCCAGACCTGGGTAAAACGCTGACTGAAGAGTGGGCTATCCAGCTGATGGGTCAGCTGACTCTGGGTATCTTTGGCCGTATTCCGGGCTACCTGGGTCAGATGAAACTGACTCGTGGCGATCGCTTCGTTGCACAGGTAACTGCGGTAGACGAAGGTTCTCTGACTGACGTTAACGGCTCTGCACAACGTGCTGACCTGATGGTTCAGGTTGAACACACTCAGACCGGTAGCTTCGATACCAACCCGACGCTGATGTCCTCTGAACGTGTTCAGGGTTATCCGAGCGTTGCGGGTGTGGGTTACATCAACCTGCGTTACACTGGCCGCCGTGCACCTGAAAATGGTGTACAGGATTACAAACAGCTGCAAGCAGAAGTTGTTGTTTCTCTGATGGACTCTCAGTCTTCTGGGGCTATGGTACCAATCGAACGTCAGCTGATTGAACTGGCTGCCTTCGCAGAAATCGCCGCTATCGGTGGCTGGCGTGAACGCTTCATGCACTCTCTCAACAAAACCGATCGTCGTTTCTCCCGCGTTATGGAATACGTAGAGTGGGGTGACAAACGTCCTGATCTGAGCAAAATCGATGGCAACCGCGAAGCTATCGAAGAGTGCCTGAACATGTTCGCTTACCCAGAAGCTGCGCTGGTTGTGAACCATCGTGCTGGTAACGGTATCGGTGGTCTCTCCACGATGTTCAGTGAAGTTTCCCAGGGTAACACTGGTACACTGTCTAACATCCTGACCATCCTGGACAACATGGCTCCGAAAGGTGCTACGGTGTTCACGCAGCGTTTCGCTGAAATGCTGAAAGTTAATACCATCACCTGCAACCACGTTGTTATCGCTGGCGTGCCGACTGTTTCCGGTCAGTATTTCAGCAACAGCCAGAAACGTAGCTTCCAGGATCAGGACCTGGTGTCTGTTCTGAGCAAAGTTGGTGATAACCAACACGATGCCTACACTTACCTGTACGCGCAATCTTACTCACACCGTCAGTTCAACGCGACTGAACAGCGTCTGTACCTGCTGAAGCTGGCCGCTTCCCTGTTCGGCAGCAAACAGCCGGTCGTAACTGGCGAGTCCACCGATTTGGCAATCAACCCGAAATTCGCCAAAGCGCTGCTGGACTACGTGCGTGATAACTGCATCTTCCAAGTGAATGGTGTTACCGCAGTCAATAGCCTGGCTAATACGTTGTTCTTCAACAACGGCGGTGAAAACTTCACTCTGTCTGGTAACGGCCCGAATTCCTTCGGCAGTGACTACAACATGTCATTCGCTTCCGGTAACTACAGCCCTAACTGACAGATGTAGTAGTGCGTAATTGGTAGTAATTAGGGACAGGGGAAAAACCCCCTGTCCCTTCCCTCTCTTTTTTTGTTGAGGATTTGGCGTGAAAGACAGATTACAATACTTCGGTGTATCAGGGCGATTAATCAGTCACGATAAAATGTTACGTGACGCTTTCAGAGAGGCGGAGGAAAAGGGCTATAAACCGCCGATGATTATCAATGATGTTGCGAAATATAAAGACACCATTGAGACGTCAGAGTTGATTAACCGAATCTTACAGAACCGGATAGTCGACGAGACGCTAAATTCGGCACCTATTTGTAGTATTGATTGTGAAGCACCTATCGTTCATCGATATAATCTCGGTATGCGATGTCCTACCTGCGGCTATGTGGTGACAGAACATCGTATTGTTTCAGAAGTCTGGATTCGTGCCCCGGAGGAAATAGGCAACTTTATTAACCCACGATTCTGGTCGATGTTTAATGCTTTCTTCGGTTCTAAACTTAAGAAGTTTAACCGAAACAAAGTGACCGTAGAACGTGGTTCTGATTTATTGATGTGGATGTTAGATCCGTGCTATAAACCTGATAAAGACGAAGGTACTCGATCCCGAATAATCAAACGTATCTTTAGCGAGTATCAAGTTCCACGCGGCATTAGGAATTTTATTGACCACCATCGAACAATATTCAATATCCTAACTTCTCCTGAAGTCTGGAAAGAAATTTATCCACCAACGAAAAATAACCGATATGAGAGCGAACGTACTCGCTTAGAGTGGAAAAAGTTCTTCGAAGAACAAGCACACACTTTCTTTCCGGTTCATCTTCCAATCATTTCACCCAAACTGATCGTTACGGAGGAACGACGTCAGGGTATCTTTATCGATCCTGTTTATACCAGTGCAATAGACGCGGTTAAGAACATCGCGTTACTTTATACCAATGCACGACGTATCCCAACGCATTTCATTATTAGTCGCGCATTGAAGGCAAATCGTCAGTTAGCGTACTTCTATATTGACCATCGTCAGGAGGTGATGGAAGGTAAACCTGGATTCTATCGTGCCAAGTTAGGTTCAACACACATCCCGTGGGGTGGTCGTGTAACGATCTCTCCAATCTCAGAACCGCATGACGCTATGAAGGTTATTGCACCTTGGCGTTGGCTAGTGACGTTAGAATCTGTAGCGATTGAAAACAAACTCGGTCGACGGAACTTCACACCACGGCAGTGTGAACGTGTTATTGCATTTGCATCAATGCAGTACGTACCGTTGGTTCATGAAATTATCAACGAACTTATTAAGGAGTCTCGTGGCGGTTACGGCCTGATGATATCAGCGCTACGAAACCCGACGCTTGTACAGTTGTCTATTCAGACATTATTTATCTCAGCTGTTAACCCTGATGTTACACAGTGTTCGTTACGTATCTCCGATCGCGTCATTAAGGCACCTAACGCTGACTTTGATGGCGACCAGTTACAGGTTAGACGTTTAGTTGATACCACGGAGATGGATTTGGCGCTGGCTTATCGTCCAGATAACGGATTTATGTCCAGCACAAACGTAGACGAAGTGTCTAGCAGCATGGTGTTACACAATGAGCTTATCAGCATGGAAAACCGTTTCTTACGCGATACCGAAGAAGATCTGGAGGCGGGTATCGCTATCGACTCAGAATTAATCTTAATGGCGGGGTAGTAAAACATGGGCATGTGGAATCTAGGCGGGTCTATTTGGCAGCGTCAAGACGAAAATAGCGGTATGTATCGTTATTTCAAAGAGAACTTTAACCTGTCTAGTTTCGCACCGGATATGGTTGAACGCGTGAAGCAGAAGTGTAATGAACTGATCTCATTGCAACGTTTCCGCGAAATGTACGCAGCTGCGCGTAAGGTTCAGAATAGCGATGCAACGAATGTAGTAAGGCAACTTGAAACTATCGGGCAATTCCAGTTTGCGAATGAGGCGTTACAACCGTTCTTAATTGCAATGCCGGAATACCGACAACTCTACAACAATAACATGGCGACGGGCTTTGAGAACGGCTACTCTAAGGTAGACCGATTCCGAGGCTCGGCGTACATGCACACTGACGATAACTATCGTGAAGTTACGTCAGGTATGTCAACGGAGTACGACGAGGATCGTATCTGGAACTGGGTATCCAACGAAGACCGCTCCAATCGACTTACTCGCGTTCAGCAAGTTGACATGCAGATTAACTGGGCACGTATGCGAAGTTTTGACTGGGAAGATGAAGATCCCTGTTCAGAACTTGGTGCGTCCTGCTAAAGTGAGGGGCTTCGGCCCCTTATTTTTTCTTAATTACAGCTCGAGCTATCAATGTGATAGGAGAGTAAGATGGCTATTGCAGTAGGAACAGTTTCTACTCGCGGTTGGGCCAGAACTCCCCGCGAACGTATTCGTGAGGCAATGAATCACTATACAGAAGCAGGGTATAGCCAATCGCAGATTTATCAAGGGAATGTGCGTTCATTAGCAAAAGCACAGCAAATGTATGCACAAGATCCCGACGGTCTTGCTTCCAAAGTCAAATCTGACCTGACTGCTATTTACGGGAATATCTTCCCCGAAGGCGTTGAGGTCGAAACGAAATGGGAGTATCTCCCCGATACTGACGTTCGTTATCGTATCATCATTCAAGCTCGTGCGAAATCGGGCGGGATTTGGTACGATGTTGAACGGTATGTCGAAACTGAAACTTCAAGTATTGAGGACGAATAAAGATGAGTCAAGAACCAGGAAAATTTAATGGGGTTCCTATTAATGAACTTTCTGGCCGCGCTAAATTCGAATACGATAAACTTCTGGAAATGGAGAGCGTACTCCAGCAAGGCCAGAATGTGTGCAGTGTTTTTACAGAATCGATGTTCCGTCGTCAGGGCTTACCTTTGTTGTCGGGGATGTTAGACGGTACGTTTAACGAAGACACCTGGGTGGATTACGTCGGTAGCGCGTTTGTTCCGTTACAGATTGTTTCGGATGCTGACCATTCTAAACTGTTATTCACTATCCCACCGTTGCTGAATACCGGTCGTTCTCTTCAACACGTTGAAGGTCAACCCTCTTTAACGGAAGAGACGGAAGCTATTCGTCAGACGGCTGATATCATCTCCGAAGTGGGTGAGCAGCAGTTGCACCAGATGATCGATTACACGTTAGACGGTATCGAGAGACTGTCGTACGAAGAAAATGCACTGCGGGCAAAAAGAGTCATCGATCTCTTAAACTGGATTTTCCGTCGTTACCAAGTTAACGGTCAACTTCCTTATCCAGAAGGGTTGGAAGAACTTTGCAATCAGATTGAAGGTAAAAGTAAACCTGCTCAGGTTGTAGAGAAGAAACCCGAACCCGTTAAAACAAGACGTTTCGATGATTACGATTACTAACCCTCCGCCGAAACCTGCGGGCGTTAAACGTATCTTTTCAACAGGCGATGTACATCTCTTGCATCGCCGTGTACCGACGTGGCACATTGTTAATGTGTTGAAGGAGACGTTGGTGAAGTTTGAAAACACGATTGACGCTATTTATATAGCTGGTGATCTATTTGATGATTCTCGGCATTTGCGGCAGGAAGATTCTCAAGAAGCCATAGGGTTTTTAACTTGGTTGTTGTTCTGGGCTAAAAGCACCAATACGGCAATCCGTGTCCTGGAGGGAACACCGTCCCACGATCATAAACAGTCGAAAATTGTCGAGGAGCTGAATTCAGCCGTTGGCGCAGATTGTTTGTATCTGGATAAGATTGGTGTTTTCTACGACGAGGCACTTGATGCTACGATTGGGTGGGTTCAGGACGAGTATAAAGCCCTAGGCTCGGAGACGATTGACGCCACCGCAACGGAAAAGGAAATGGCTGAGCTTTTAGCCACGCGCGGTATAGAGCAGATGGACTTCTGCTTTATGCATGGCTGTTTTCAGTTTCAAGTTCCTGTTGAGTCTACCCGTTTTTTCCACACTGATTTTTGGGAACCGTTAGTCAAGCATTTGATTATCATTCACCACGATCATCGTCGAAAACAGTTGGGTAAGATTCGTGTACCAGGCAGTCCCGATCGTCTGGTAATGGGTGAAGAAGAGGACAAAGGCTTTGCTATTGTCGATTTCACTCCTGAGTTGGCCAGGGATTATTTTCTGGTTAACGAACGCGCTTGCCCGCAAATAAAAATTGCGGCAGAAGAAGACTACGAATCGCAGTATGCGAAGTGTCTCAAGGCGTTAGAGTATATTGATACTCATCCGTCCCACGAGATAGGACGGTTGGAAATTGAATATTATCCTGATTCTCCATTGGCCGAGGCCATTACTAAATGGAAGTCGCAATATTCTTTCCATATTTCAGGCACGCGTATTCGTACGCCTGAAGAAGAGCAAGTTCTCGCAGCGGGTTTCGCTCTCGACGCTGAAGTCGAAGAAACTATCTCTGAAGAGAATGTTGAGTCGATTATGTTAGAAGCATTAGTGCCGTTTAAATACGATACACAAATTGTTACTGACATTATCAGGAGTATTAAATGACCCCAATCAGTGTTGATCGCACGTTTGGGTTTTATCAGATGTCAATTGCCACATCGTTGGCTTTTGAAGGGCTCCTCCATGAAGGAGAGTATGCCGATTGGAAGGGACCGATCCCTATCCACAAGTATCAGGAAATTTACCTGAATGTACGGACGCTGTTCCGTAACGCGTTTTACGCGTTTGAGACAAATCGTGAAAGATTAACGCCTGAAGTGATGCTGGCATCGATTGAAGAAGATATCAATACTATCTACGCTACCGCGAAAGCGGTAGCGCCTTCGGTGCTATGTGTCCCTTATCTCTGTACGTACAAAAGTGCGAACAGAATCTTTCCCGAAGCGTCGTTCCGTACTATCGCAGGTGGGCAGGAAAAGATGACGCCTAACCAGTTACACTACAACGCGTTAGAACACGACACGTTAAAGTTGTACGGTGAAAAATATGCTGAGAAGTTCAAAAGCTTTGATGTATACCCGAAAGGGCAGCACGACACGCTGATTTTAACCCATTACCCTGCCGACTTATTGGCCTACAAAGATTTCCCGTTACTGAATCTCTTAGAGTCACATACGGGTAAGATTAAAGGTCGATTAGAATGGTACACGAAACTTAACGGTAAACCCGAACAGATCCCGTTTAACAAAGCGTTCCTGACGTTATTTGGTGACGGGTATATGTTCGCTCCCCTGGACAGAAAAGTTCGTAAGGTGGTGTTAAAGACCGCCGAAAAATATCACTGGCGACAAGACACGACGATGGATCGTATCTACAGTTGCTTAAAGTTGGTAAACGAACCTTTCGTAATTGAGTTCCTTCACAGACTGGCTCGCTAATTTTACAGAACGTTTTGTTAGTTTGAGCACTCCGAAAATGTAGAATAGGATAAAGTAAATGGTTAACAAAAATTTCTTTAAAGAAAAATATCTTTACCCGCAAACCGAACCGGACCAGCAGGGACGTACCCGTAAACTGGGTATCGAGCTTAACGAATTCAACGGTGACGTTGAGCTGATGAAGTTCAGCTATTCTTTCGGTAAAGGCGAAGGTTTGTATTTTACTGCTGGCTATACCGTTTGTGTGGACATTTTCGAAACGCTCCGCACCGTGTTGGTCAAGGCAGAGAAGATCGTTCACAAATGGGAAGATGCTAAAGGGAAGAAATCGCCAGTTAGCTTGCACGTAGGCCGCGATGAAAACCTGACGCCGTTCATGGCTATCAGCGGTGAGATCCCAGGGGCTGGCGCACGCCAGAAGAAATTCTACTTCACCTATCCGAAAGGTTATCGCGTATTCCGTAATGGCCAACAGGTTTCTGATTTAGAACTGGCAGAACGTACTCTGCGTGCGTTTATTAAGAATGCTGATATCTTCCTGGAAGATTTCCGTGACAACTATAAACCTCGCGAGTTCAACAATACTGGTGGCGGTAGCTACGGTCGTGGTGGCTATAATAGCAACAACAACGGCGGTGGTTACAACCAGCAGGCAGCAAAAGCACCCGCACCAGACAGCAGTTTTGACGACATTATCTAATTAACGTAAAACAATAATTCAGCCCCAGGGAATCCTGGGGCTTCTTATCGTGTATGTGTGCAGAACACAGTCGAAGTTATCTTAGATAGATTTTATCTTTGTGGTCGACTATGTTATCCCTGGAGATTTTAAAATGCGTATTGAGAAAAATCGCGACCGTCTCATTATTAGTTACGGTGATAAGGAAGTAGGGTTTAACGGATTCCGTAATGGACGCAAAGATGCGAATGTGCCAGACGTACGCGATAGCTCCGGCAAAGTGGTTACCCATGACAAAATTATGTTCATGGAAATCGAACGTTATTGGTCAACGTTAACGTCGGAGGAAAAGGAAGAGTTATTCTCGGCGTACGAAGAGTTAGAAATGCTGGGTAATGAAGAACCCGAAACGATTCGTAAACATGCGCCAGAGATTGTTGCACAAATTGCCAAATTCCACCACGCGGACAGATTCCGCCAACTCTATCCACAAAGTTCCGTGTGGATTCCTCAAAACGTCCACGAAACTTACGAAGAAATGTCATCTAACTATCCGAAAGAGATGACGTATATCGTACAAGACTACTACGAACTGGTCATACTGTCGCTGATGGTAAAACCGTTCATTCCGGTATTCTTGGTCATGGATGCTTTCCCAACGACACGCGCCGCTGTGGACTCCAAGCGGAAAAGCGTTTATAACTTAACCCATTGCATGGAATTGCTCTACGACACCGAGATAGCACAACTGCCAGCAATCAGTAAATTGCGGGACTTCTTAGTGTCGGTGATTTCGAAAGTACAGGACGGTGGTAATAAAGGACCGAACAGTGCGAACTTAACGGTGCTGGCCTCTATCTGTGGTTACGGTACGGATATGGTGGAAGAGTACATCATGGCATTTGCGGTGATTCGCTTAATTGCCATGAAACTCATCGGTGCAGAGTTACCTCCAGGTACGATGGTGGAGAACAACATCGTTGCGGGGATGTACTTTAATATCAAGCAGGAAATCGAAACGGGGTTCGCAGGAAAGATTTCGTCGCAGAACGTTATCTTAAAAGCGCATCCTGAAAAGATTATGTTTAACGGTGAGAAAGGGAAAACCTGTGCGATAGACTTGGTTCAAGCGCGCTCTAAAGCGCCGATGAAAGAGTTTGTTCGTACCCAAGAGTTTTTCAACGATTACCGTCGTGTGGTTCGTTCCTTAGGGATCGATATCGCTCCTGCGGATGCTAAGGTGCTGATTGATTCTATTCACCTGAATCATCAATATCCGTTCTACGAACTGTACGAGTGGTTGGTTGCAGCCGCACTGCATCGCTTTGCTGACCGCAGAACCTATAAGGACATTGACGCTGCTGCGTTTAAGAATGCAATGGGGATCGCACAAGCGATTTATATCTACTACGGAATGCATGAGATTGCACAGTTGCTAAGCTGTGAAATGGTCTTAGATCCCAATAACGGGGGTTATCCAATCGAACCTATTGATAATGAGATCAAAATAAAATCGGATAGATTTTATCCTCAGGCATACCGTACCAATCGCAATATCTACGAACAGTCAACACTGAAGACGTCTTTGACGTTGTTGGTACGTGAACATATTGCGCCGTTTAACTTCAATCTCAGGGCAACACCTGAAGCAGCAAGAATGCTTCGGAGTGGAGAAGTGATGTTAGGCTACACACCACACCCACGACTTCAGAACATGTTAGCAGAATTCCTGTTAATTCAAAACAGGAAGAAATGTGAAGAAGTGGCGTGGTTTAATCAGTAATTTATCGGCATAACCTAAAGGAGTATTTACAAAATGGCAATGAAACTTCTAAAGCTTCAAATCAACCCAGTGTACGAAATCCCTAAACAGATTCGTCGTCGTATTGGGTTCTTTGAATCTAAGTACGCTTTAGATGAACTCGTAAACGTTGTGGCGCAACATGGCGAGAATGCGACCAAGACTCGAGATTATCAAGAAGCGTTAGGGCAGATTGTAGGGTTTGATAATACTCCGACCGGTGTTGAATCTCCGCTGATTAACGTAAGCGATGATGAATCTCGTCCGGTACAATTCCAGTATAATTCCCGCGACACTGGCGTGTATAACTTCGTTGCGATTATCGTAGGTAACGTGATTAACGAAAGTCGTACTCAAGAAACCCGTTATGTCGTCTCGGGTTATACCTCCCAGGCAGAGCGTTCCGTATTTAACCACCTGCCAGATGACATGGTGTTATACATCAATGAAATCTACGGCTTGCAGTGTACGTACATTACCGATGCGTTCGGGGGACGTCGTATCAACCCAGATTCTTTCCGTCTGGTCGATAACTACGTGCTGTCTAAAACGCTGACCGTAGATAGCTACAGTGAACACACCATTGATGCAATCTCTACTGCAAAAGCAGCATCCACGATTCGTAATCTGATTAACGCAGGTGAGAAGTTCACTTACGATGACCAAACGGTTATCTCTGCGAACTGTCAATCCGCACCGCAACTGATGTCGGGTCAACTGACTCGTCCTGAGTCTTTCGTTACAGCGATTGCGAATTCTTTCATCAACACGATGGGGATTGAAACAGAGCTGAGCACGGTAGACAGCTTCTTTGCAGGTGACCATTCTCTCGGTGTAGAATCCGAGCTGAACCAAATCGGGGTAATGCGCAATTTCAATAACTACGAACTGATCCGTGCTTTCCGTGCTGCGTTAACGAACGCGACGTCGGATGTGTCTGGTGGTTGGAACGCAGTTAACCGCGCAGCGTTTAAGTTAGCTGATTTGCGTAACGCAATCATGAACCCGCAAGATTTGGATATTGCGATTTCGCAATCTCTAGCAGTAGCTGACCGTCGTGGTTTCGGTGAGATTGAACGTACCGACGATTGGGTAGGACGTAATAACTATTCTACCCAAGGTTCTCTGGTTGCGTTTGATTTGGCGATGGTACTCGGCCCAATCGTGTCTCGTAACTTGATTGGCGAGATTACCTTCTTCTACGATAACCGCATGGCAGATATCTCCACGCAACCGATGCTGCAAGTTGCACACCACACAGTCGGCGCGTTAACTGATGAAGGTTTGCCAGATGTGTTAGCACGTCGTTTCATGAGCGATCTCCAGGGTTTGATGCTACAAGTGACCAAACACAACCGTATTCGCTGCTGCATGACAGTAACCTGTATCGTTGGTGTGGTAACGCGCATTGAGATTGAAATCGATGGTGAGATGCCTGAGTATTACACTTTCGCATCATTCATGAAGGCGCGTATCCACAGTGGGGTGACAACTGACCTTAACTACACCAATCAGTTGGCTGTCGAAACGGCACAGCTGATGAACAAAGTAGAAGAAGGTTATCAGGAATTCAACCGTGGACAAAACCGGACTAATATCCTGTCCAACATTCCTACGGCAGCGGCTGCGCCTACCAATAGCTTCGGTTCTTTCGGTAGCTTTGGTGCTCCTGACAACATTTCCACCGCAGGCGGTGTATTCGGCGCTTTCGGCGAGTAAAAAAATATCAAGGATTAATAAATGAAAATTATTGAATTCTATAAATCGTTTCTTAGATCACAAGGATTCGATTTCGAGAACGATTTGCTTACCCGTGATGACGGTGAGCCAGCAGAATTTACCTACAACAAAGTGAAGCGCCGTCTGGCGCTTCCAACGTCGGCAATGATTAAGAAAGGAATGGAAGATGACGACGGACGTGAATGTCAGGCATTCCATCCTCTCTGCGAATCTGTGCTGGCTGGCGAATCGGGCACCATCCGTTTCTTGAAGAAATCCATCAATGCGAATTTGTTCATTCGTTCCTTTGCGTTGATTGACGCTATTCTGGAAACGGCTGCCAGTGGTAAAGCAATTCGTTCTGCGGCGTACAAGAAGTTCTTAACGGAACAGATTTGTGAAGGGATGAAAGATCCGACGTTTGACGAACGTTTGGTGAAATCCTGGGAAGCAGTTAAACATTACGTTTATGGCTTATTGGAGCGCGATAAAAAGCACAAAGTTACCCAGCTCTTTATTGCATCTGATTTAGTTATCGACGGTGTGAAGTTTAACCGTGTGGCTAATTATCGCCATATGTTCGAAGAAGAATCCTTAGACGGTACTGCAATGTACTTCTCGGTGAAGCTTCAACGTAAACAGGACAAGGTGATTATTCATCGCCTGCTGACCACTGTGTTCGGTTGGTATCCGAGTGTCACCGGTTCTAATGATTCCCGTCCGTACTTCGGGTCATTGGCACGCGGTTGGGCACAGTACGTGGTAAACTACAATAACGTAGTGAAAGGGCTACGTGACCACACACCACTGCGCCCGTTGGACGATGAATGGATTTCACAGCTGGACAACATGGAGATTTACGATAATGTCATTCAGACCTTGCCGTATAACACCGGTCCACGTTCAGACAATCCTGAGCGTGATACCAGTGCCCGCGAGTTCAGAATTGACAGATCGTCGGCAACGGAACAGATCCCGACGAAGAAGGCGTCTGATGCGGATAAGCCGAACCTGGACGATCCGGTAGAGTTCTTCCGTGCGCGTAAACAACGGATGGCTCCAACAAACAACTTCGGTAATCTCTCTCCAGCAATGCAGCGTTTTGTGGAAGAGCACAACACAACTAACCTGGCTGGTACAGGAATGGTAGGACGGATTTCTGTAGTAGATGCTTTCGGTGGCGAGCGTAAGAACAGCGGTTTTGGTGACGTAGGTGGATTCGGTCAACCGAACTCGCTGTCGAATACGTTTGGTGGTGGGCACTCTTTTGGCGGGGGTTCATCATTCGGAGGCAGCTCTTTCGGCAGCCAGCCTCAGTTTGGTTCGTCTAGCGGATTTGGCAGTAGTACAAGCAACCCATTTGTCAGTGCTTCTACGAGTCCGTTTAAGAGCTCGTACTAAGGTAGTAAAAAGAAGGGACACTGTCCCTTCTTTTTTTAATCGTCTACGATGGTGCTAAGAATACTGGCAACGACCCCGGCATCTGGAACTATCAGCTCTGTAATCTCAGGGGTGAAGTTCATAGGGTCTTCCAAGTTATTGAGTAGCATCATTGGGTAGATGATGTTTTCGGCATAACCTTTCAGTTTGCAATAAGCGTAGAAATTGTGAATCTCAGGATAACTGAATCGTGGGTCTACAGTTTCTACTTTAGTTTGTGGGTGTTTACGCAGAAAATCTGTGTAATCGTGCAGCACTTTCCAGGTGCTGGTATAGGGCGCAGGTATGATTTCTTTTAGGGTAATAAAATCTTCAAGCATAGTTGTTCCTAAATTAAGTGAGATAGATATTATCCTACCGAATCAACCTAAAGGAGCATTAAAATGAAAACGCCAGTTGAGCTATTGAGCAGCGTCGCTGACCGTGAAGTTAATATCGCACAGGTATCAGGTGCAAGGGCATCGATGGTAGGTAACCATATGAAATCCTCGGTACCGATTGACCATCCTGAGCCATCGCCTCACTTTACGGGCGCAGATACCAATTACCACGATTTTCTGTTTAACGATATTGTGGAAGACAGTGGGAGCATCTGTCATTACACAACTAAGGAAGGTAGACAACGTCGCGCGACGTTTACCCGTTATGGTCGTCGTGGGGATTCCCGTGCGCTGGAACACGCGATATTCTTCCGCCGTGCAGAATGCCGTATTCCGGGCAAAACAATGATAGATGTTATCGAGATTAACTTTTATACTAATCACGATAACGTGTTCTCTTCCGAGAAATGGGAATCGCCAAAACTGCGCAGTTTGTTACGTGGTGAAACCGACCAGTTAGAAAAGGATGAAATCCTGACGACAATGCCGTGCATGGTGGATGGCGAATTCGCAGACAGTGTGGTGCTGCCAACGGTCACCATCTCACACCCAGACATTATCGAGGATTCCTACACGATTTCCGAAGAAGCGGCACAGAAGCTTCACGGGTATGGGTTGAAAGTTATCGAGAAAACGTTGCGTGAAGATGAATTCTTGCTGGATACCTACGGCTATAACGATCCCGATGGGAATCGTGTGCCACGCTATTTCCCAGACGTGGGTGAAGCGATTCGTGATGACGGGTTAGTTATCGCTTCTCGTCGTTTCGATGACCTGTACGCAGCGATCGATGCAACCTTAGGGGAAACCCAACACGTTTCTCCGTTCTTCGATAACTGTGATTACGTGGATGCCGATCCGATACACTATAAAGCACGTTTGGAAAACAACCACGAACTGATGGAGCGTAGCGGAACACGCATTGTTGATATTCAGGTTTGGCGTGATGAAACGTCATGCGGTAATGGAACGAATAACATTAACTGTACTGAAGAGAACAAACGTGAGCTTGACAAATACGCATTGGCGTTAAAGGACTACTACAATGCGATTGTTCGCTTCTATTTCTCCGTGTCGAGAGATAAAAACATTATCTGGTCTCCCAAAGCGTGTGTGTTGCTGGAGAAAGCTTTTGCATCCGAAACGTACGAAGTTTACGCAGAGTTTCGTGAAGAAATTCGCGGAGTGATTGAAGATGCAATTCGTCGCGGTGAATACGGTAAAGAGAATGTAAGTCAACAGATTATCTCCAAGTTGACTTCACCTGTTCAGCGTGGATTAAGCGATCCCATCAATACGTACACAATTCGTATCGCGGTACGTTATCCGATCCCGGTGACAGTGTCTTCTAAGATTACCGACCGTTCGGGTACGAAAGGGATTGTGGGTCGTGTACTGCCAGTTGAACAGATGCCAATTAACGAGTTCGGCGAACGTGTTCATGTACTACGTTCAATGAACGCCGTAATTCGTCGTTCTACCTACGCCGCGCTGTTCCACATGTATTGGTCAGCAGCATCTGAACAGCTGAAGATGCGTCTTAAACCGATGCTGGATGAAGGACGTATTGGTGAGTGTTGGGAAATCCTGATGGACTACCTATCACGCTATAATCCAGAATGGGCGAACACGTTACAGGCTACGCATCCTACGGAGGATTTGCAGCGAGAACTCTTTAAAGAAATTTACGATTTCACCATCCGCATTTACTTACCTCACGAGCTTGATGACACTCCGGTGGAAATCAGTGAACGTTTAGGTGAGTTTAAACCACGTAAGTCGAAACTGCTTATTACCAATTACGACGGTAAACAGGAATGGACAAAAGACGAGTTTTACGTGGGTGGTGTAGAAACATTACGGCTTGATAAAACGGGACGTGAATTCTCAAGTATTTCGTCGATGTACCTGAACTACCTGGGCACGATTGATGCGTCTAACCAAGGACGTGGTTCGTATCCGGTAAACTATAAAACGCTAAAATGGGCTGGTCCTTCGGAAGAACGACTATTAGCGGGTTATGGTCCAGGTAACTACGAAGAGGTTCACGATAGGGCAAATAACCCTGCTGTACATCGAGAGATTTTAGTAGGGCTGTACCGATCTCAAACCCCTTCCAATCCGGGCGTACTGGTAGACCGGAATAAACTCCCATTAGGAGATTCGCAGATTGACAGAATGATGAAAAACATTCACAGCTGTGAAGGGTTTGAATTGGTGAAAATGAAAAGGGGCGAAGAATAATGAAGGCGACTCCGGTTCACGTAAGAGACTTGTGCAAGTTGAATTCGGATCAGGTGTGGCTACTTCGGGGCGTTTACGACGTGTCCTTCGACGATGGGGTCACGTTGAGAATGTCTGGTCGACACATTAAGTTGAGCTGGCCGTATTGGGGATTAACCCAGTTTTATCCCCAGGTGCCAATCTCGTCGAACATGGCGTATAAGCATGGCGACACGGCAACTGACGATGCGCATCTGCGCTTTATGTCGTTGGCAGCTGTAGCAGCACGTAAGGCCGGAGTGGATCTGGCCGATACCCGTTACCTGTTATCGCAGCACGTTTATGCAAACGCGTTTAACCTGACGGTGAAAAACCTGTTGTCGTATTGTGTTACCATCGACTACGATACGATGATGGAGATTTATCAGCATGAAAACTTCAAGCTGATTATTGAGTGGTCTAAACACTATCCGACGGGTTACGATGAAGAGGGTAACGATAAGGTAGAAGAAGCCTATCAGCTTATTGAGAAAATCTTTAAAGATCCGAGACTCTCAAACAACCCGGTCGTCATGTCTGTGTTAGACCGCACACTGAAAATGGATCAGATTCTCCAGGCTTACATTCGTGGTAAGACTTCAGAGATTGACTCCCGTGTGTATTCTAACCAGGTATGGGAAGGTTTCTTCACCGGCCTGCATTCTGTTATCAGTCGACTGAAAGAAGCAGGTGCGACATCGCGTTCTCACCTGTATAACACCGACAAGATTGCAGACGCGGAGTACGCATCGCGTAAGTTGCAGTTAGCGGCTAACGTGCTGATGTTCTTCGATTACGAAGACTGTGGTACACATCACGTACATAGACACACCTTTACGAACTCGCCGTTGGAAGAAGCGAAATTCAAAGCGATGAAAGGAATGCGTTATCGCTTCGAAGGTACTGGTGGTCCGTGGTTACGATTCGAAGACGGTGAGTTTAAGAAAGTCTTGAACAAACCTATCGAGTTCCGTACCGCGATGTGTTGTAAAGGGATGTCACGACAGACTATCTGCGCAACGTGTATGGGTGATTTGATTTATAACTTGTCACCTGGTACATCACCGGGCCACCTTGCGTCAACCGCAATCTCGGAAAAGGGTACTCAGGGTATTCTGTCGACGAAACACCTTGACTTCCTGCGTTATCTGCTGAACTTGGTTTTGTCACCAAGAATGCGTGATTATCTCACGGAGTATAAACACAACTCCGTTAAAGGGATTAGTTTACTGGAGAAGCCGCAATACGGTACTTGGGATGAATACCAACTGGTAATTTCTGATGAAGTCTATTCGGAGATTAGCCAGATTGCGTATCATGAAGACCTGGACGATATTGATGAAACGGCACTCCCGGAAATTAATGACCTTACGTTTGTTCGTTTAGATGCAGAAGGGAATATCCTGGCAGAAGATCCGATTGACGTTCGAATGGGCGTGTGTGGTAACTTCTCTAAGTCTTTCCTTCGCTTCTTCTTGAAGAATCGTGATAAGCTCGTATTCCCCAGCAAGAAAACGGTGCGTGTTCCGCTAAAAGGATGGAAACCGTCCTGGCCGATCTTAATTTATACGAATCGGTCTGAATCTATGGCGGAGTTTGTAGCAGGGTTGGAATTGATTTTACGTTCGGTAGCATCGGACAAGTCAGATAACTTCGAACAGTTCTCGGACGAGTCAATGCGTTTGAGCAAGAAGAGTGGTAAGGTTAAACCGATTACCCTCGTTCAGATGCGTGGTGCCACGGAGAAACAATGTACTCATGCGTTGTTCTACGTGTTCAAATATATCCAACGTAAGCTCAAAGGGATTCCGATGACGCACATCGCGATTATGTTGGCAATCTCTCGCGTTGAGTCACCTACTAACCCATTCCCGGCAGTAGGGTTTGACAGTGAGGATGCTGATGCCGCAGAAGGAAAACGCTTCGAAGATCACAATACGTTGATTGCGATGCGTTCTGCGATTCCGATGTTGCTGTTTGAGGGACAACAGAAGAACTTGGACAACGTACGTTTCTATACGTCACGTAAACGTCCTGCTTCGTTGTACGACAATTCTGTCGCGGCAACGATTATTGAGTAAACGAGAGGGGCCTGCGCCCCTCTTTTTTTGTAAGAGGGGAGCATGTACGAATTCCACATGACCTTTACCAGCATGGGGGTGAGGGTTGAAGTCCCGTGCCGACAGATAGAGTCGGCGATACTTAAGTGGGCAGAAGAACATATGCACGCTCCTAAGATGGGCAAGCAATACGGTCGTATATTCACTGAACGTGGCGATCCGTATTACGCGCATATACCTTCTCTCCGCTCGTTTATCTTCCACAGGAACTTTTCTGAGCGTTTACGCATTATTATTAATCGTACGGCAACCGAATTTGGTATTGAGTATAAGCTCTACGAGCATTACTTAACGCAGGGAACACCTTATCGGTGTAAGTTTGAAAACTACGGCTTTAAGATGGTGGAGGACGATGAGAAATCACGTTTCTTTTACCAGAACGCTGTGGTTGAAACGGCTTGCGAACCAAATCGTTTTCAAACCATCTTTGAAATTGGTACAGGGATGGGTAAGTCGAAAACGAACATGAAAGTAATGGTACGTAAGGGTGTCAGGACGCTACTGATTCACCGTCCGACGTACATCTCAAAATGGATGTTTGATTTAACTGAAGACCCAACGGGCTTACGTGAGTCGAAAGACGACGTTTTGGTTATCCAAGGCGTTCAGGCTATCTACGAAGCGTTAGAGATGGGGGAATCAGGCGAATTAGACAAACGTGGGATTAAGGTTATCATTATCTCAACGGTAACGTTGCAACGATTCCTTAAAGAGTACATTAACACTGCCGCAACCAACCCAGTGAACATTGATGATTTCTACAACACCTTAGGCGTTGGGTTCTTGTCAATGGATGAGGTGCACGAGCATTTCCATCTGGTGTACATGGCAGGAATAATGCTCAACCCACCACCGTCTGTTGAGATGTCTGCGACGTTACAGCCGGGTGAATCAAAAGCGTTTTTAGCCGAACGGTATCGAGAGCGTTTTCCACAAGAGTCACGTATATTCATTCCGATTATTCCTGCTGTGCATGTTAAAGCGTTGTACTACAGCATTGAGAATAAACGGTTTGCGTGGTGGGCGAATAAGATGACGCCGTATAACCACAAGCTATTCGAAGGTAAGTTAATAAGTGAGAACATGCACTTATCTTACGCGGATATGGTGTGGGACGTCATCGAGCGAACGTATTTGGCGAGTTACCAGCCTGGTCAGAAAGTGTTGGTGTTGTTTGCAACCGTTGCGATGTGTGAGTTCTTTACAGAGTACGTGCGAGAGAAACTGGCACAGTCTGATAAGTTCCACGCGTTGATGGTTGCGAAATACAACGCGGGGGATTCGTATGACGACTTTATTCAAGCGGATTTCTCGATTTCAACACCAGGGAAAGCAGGCACTGCGGTTGACAAACCGGGGTTGGTTCACATGTACATTACCACCCCTGTGGAAGACCAGCAGTTAAACCGTCAGATGGCCGGTCGTCCGCGTAAGATACTTCACAACGATTGGGGTGAACTCGATCCCGTTGTGTGGTTATTCCATTCACTCTCGATAGGGAAACACTGCAATTACTTGAACGCGCGTCAGAAGTCGCTGAGTGATTCCGTGTTGTCGTTTAAGATAGCCTCTTCACCGTATGTTGTAAGGAAAACCAATGTTACTACCGCCGCAGCCGACCGAGCCAGCAGCACCGTATGCCGGGCTGAACTTAGCAAGTTTTCTCGAAAAGGTTTTAAAGGCATACCCAGACGTCGAAAACGTCGTCGATAAACTGTGTACCGACCCAACAATGTCCGTAGCGTTCCACTACTACATGGTAACGGAACACTTCGCCGGTATGCAGATTTTCCAACGTGGTAAATGTTATTACATTACGCGTAACTCCAGTATCCGCAATACCTCGTCTTACGAGCTTTACAGCTGGGTACTGTGGTCTGAAAACCCTGCGGGTAATATTGACGAAAACCCGAAGGTGGCTTATCGACTATACTCTGAGAAATGGCACAGTTGGGTAGCCGTTCCTCACGATAGCAATTAAAAAGTACAGAACGGGTGTATATTGTGTACACCCTTTCTTTTTTTGTTAAAGGAATATTAAAATGTCTCGTCGTAAGAAGAAACCCGCTTATAACCCACGTGCTCTGGCGAAAAAAGAACTTCGCGATAGCGTGAAATCCGTGTATAAACTACTGGTTATCTTTGAAGAACAGATGAAGATTCTGGCGGAGCGTATCGACAAAGAACGTGAAGTCCTGGAAGCTCTGGAGGAGCCAGAATACAAAGCCTTCGCTATTAAAGCGTTGGACGAAGCCAAAGCTGCGTTCGTTGGCCTGATGGCAGAAGGGAAAGAAAAACTGGGTGCAAAACTTATTGAGATCGATAAGGTTGCAACCAATGCAAAAACCATGCTGGAAAACAACAGCTGGGCGTCTGTGAAAGACGAGTTTAGCGTGGAAAGCATGAACGTAACCACGTTAGAGACCGAAGCTGTGTGGCTGGGTAAAGATATCCAGGGCGCTGCCATTGAAATCCTGTCGCTGTATAACGGCCGTGCTGATTTTGTAAAACGTGCGATGCACCAGGGCCACACCTTCGCAGAAGCCTACGAACTGCTTCAACAAGCTGAAGCCGCAGTAAAACAACCCGACACTGAAGTCGTTACCGAGGTATAAAGATGTCTGATTCATTAGACCAACGTCCTGGCAATGGACGCCGTCGTCTACAGACGGAACCTGTACAGGTTCACATCCCTGAGCTCGACTACAGCACTATGTCAGCGGACGATGGGATTATGGCCATTAAACGTGCCAACCCACAACTGTCCTTTGCAGAAGCTGAAGAAGCGTACAAAGGACTGAATGTGGTGAAAGAAGAACCTATTCTTCAACCCCCTACGTTTGAAGAAGAACCCCTTCCTGAATCTCTACAGACCGAACTGACTGGACATCCTGTCATTGCTGAAGTTGTAGAGCGTAAAGAAGTGGTGGTTGAAGAACGTAAGCCGGAACCTGTCCTGGTGGCGGAGAAAACGCGGGAAGAATATGTTCCACCGGCTCCTGAACCTCAGGCACCTGCGGCGGATCATGAACCAGAAGCGACACCCGCAGTAAAAGAGAAAGCTTCTACCGATCGTATCAACTTCGGCGATCAGCCCGCTCACGAAGAGTTCTCGGAATTGGAAGAGGATTCAGAAGCGGCGATTATGGCCAGCTTCCGTACGCTTATCGGTCTTTGCCAGGACCCGAACCTGGTTGGAAACGATCTGAAGAAATTCTTCTCAAGTATCCCAACGAGCAAAGACGGACGTCTGTTGTTCAAGTCTGAAGAACAGCGCGATTTGTACGAACGTCTGCGTCGTGCTTTGAACATGACGCCACCGCGTTTGCAGAATAACCTGCAAGCATTTGATGTGGCACTGTCACGTGACGACACAGCGTGGGAGCAGCGAGTACAGTTGCCGGGGATGAATAAACCGGTAGGTCTGATCAGTACCCGTCTCAACCAGCAGACAGGTGCAATTGCAGCCCTGCGCCGCCGCCGTAAATCCGGTATTCCTAACTGGGTATGGTTGCCTGCTACGGGTATCTTCGTCGGCTTCCGTGCACCGCTGGAACGTGAGATTTGTGACTTCGATATTGAACTGGCGTTAGAAACCGCGAAGATTGGGATGCAGACTTACGGTCTGATGCTCTCTGCATCTTCTGGTGTGTACTTAAGCCACATGATCGAATTTGCCTTACGGTTTGTTACCGATTGCAGCCTAGACTGCGAAGGTAACGACATGAAGACCGTACTGATGGATACCATCGACATTGCAGACTACTGGTTACTGTTAATCGGTGTTATGCAGGCGAAGTTCCCAGGCGGTTTACCGTGGACGCTGATTTGTGGTCACGAAGGTTGTGGTCATCAGGAAGACGTTCGTCTGAACCTGGCACGTTGTATCCGTATGGGGACTTCTCTGTATACGGACATTCAGCGTAACCTGTGGGCACTTCAACGCGGTAAAGACGACGCGACTATTACCCGTGCTGACCAGCGTAAGTTTGTTGAAGAACACATCAAAGACCCATCGGCGATTTTTGAACAAGACGGGATTATCGTTAAGTTCGGTCGTTCTACCCTGGGTAAATTCTTCGACAACACCGAACGTTGGATTGAAGAAACCAACGCGGCCACGACCTCTGCTTTAGCAGAGAAGGGCACCGAGCGTGAGCGTGAAGACCACTTACGCTTAACCGCTGAGGCACGTCGTCTAACTCGTTATGCGCACATGGTTGAATCTATTACCGTTATGGAAGAAATCTACGACGGTGAAGAATCCCACGAAGAACCTATCGTAGAGAAAGATTACGATAAGATCGTCCAGATGCTGGAAGAACTGTCGTCCGATCGTAAATACGTGGCTAACTTCGAAGGCGCTATTGCGACGTACAACGACCGTAGCCGCCTGGCGGTGTTCGGGTATATGGGCCAACGTTGCCCAGCGTGTGGTAAAGCCGATGAAGGTGAGAAAGAAGGCGTGTATCGCGGTATCGTAACGATTTCCCCGGACCGCGTTTTTTTCGAGCTATCTCGAGTGGTGTTCGAGATTCAGCGGTTTATGAGGGATCAATTCGGCGTTACTGGCTAGACCCGAGAGAGATTCCTTCAGACCACGTCATTAACACGCTTAAGTTAGACACCACCTCTTTATTCAAGCAACGCAGTACCCGCCCTATCACTTATCAGGAAGCGCATGACGAATTGTTAGGTGCCTACGATTTGTCGATAGGGTTGGACACCGGTTCAAAGCACGTCGGTTTGTCAGATTTCGAAAACCCGGAATACGGGAGCTTACACGAAATCTGGATGGAAGTTTATTTGCGCGAGCAGATAAATGAACATTATCGACTCTCGTTTGACGAGTGGCTTAATCGTCCTCGTTGGGAGATTATGATGATGCTCCGTGTGCTTAATCGTCGTAAAGCGTCGATTAAGAAAATCATGAACGATGTTGCTGGCAGTGACCCAGAACTGCAAAATCTTGAGAAAGAGCTTAAGTTGAAAGGTTGAATTTAAGGGAGTCTATTAAGACTCCCTTAGCTTTTTCTTTTTTTTGCTTTGGTATGAACCCCTTGTATTGGAAAAGGCTATGATTGACATTTATACAGATTACGCCGCCGTTCTTACCGTCAATCGTTCGGAGGAACGTGCTGCACCGTTTCTGGATTTAGTCACGCTTTGCATGGACTACGGATACGACGTTGCGTTAAGTGATGTATACTGGCAACCGTCTTCTGACCCGGCAGACGAAACGGTTCGATTAGAAGGCATTATCGTTAAGTGTGCGGTAGCGTTAGGTAACCGACTAGGGATAGCGTTAAATCCCCAGGAAGTTTACCATAAACCCAAAGAGACCGTACGTATTCTGGACGGTATTACTTCCAAGTTTGAAGAGTTCGAAGACACCGATACGCTTTACGGTATTGTGATGTCGGGCGAGACGCCGGAACACATTCTGGAAAGTATCTGTCGTTATGTTTACGGTGACGATAATATCCATTTCGAAGATCTGGTTGTTCGAGTGTCTCCTCGTGTAATGACCGTGATGAGAAACTACCTGTCTTCTGTGACCGTAGACGAACAATTAGCGGCAGGTAACGACAGACGTTTGTCTCGTATCGCTGATTACCTTCGTTTATATCCTCAAAACCCATCTGCATTCGTATTCCTTAACTTACCAGACCTGCCTGATTTGACCGTGGTTCAGCAGTCGCTGGTCTTCGATGTCGAGGACTACTCGGAAGCCGAGCTGTTGGAAATGTATGCAGTGGGCTTAACGATTATCGATAACGAGGATTACGAAGATGCGTATGGTGCGTTATCAGAGAACCTGGAGAAGCTCAACAACGAAGGGTTAAAACCTATTCCTATCTTGCAACCTGCTCTGGAAAGCTTGAAGGAGATTTATAAGGTAGCGGAGGAAGACAATGACGAGATTTGAGTTTCTGGTGGCGGCTTGTAAAGCCGAAGCCTGGCGTCGTTTAGTGTGGCGTATTGCAATATTCAACATGTCAGTGTTCCCGTCGAATCGTGAAGAACCCGAAGCGTACGATATTACGTATATCGACGGAATGCCGCACTACTACGCGGTAGAAGATGGGAAAGGTGATTGGCAGCCGATTACTGATGGCGTGAAAGACCAAGAACTGTTTATTCCTGAAGAACAGTTTGAGTTGAAAGTCGATGACTACCCAGGATTAGAAGGACCGATTCCTACTACCGTAGGACGTTATATCTTTAACTGGGTTGTTATCTGGTATGCGTTCGGTACACGCTTGCCGTATATGGGCATTTCACAAAACCCATTAGAGTATCGTAAAGAGATGCACCGCCGTTGTTTGGATCACGAAACCGATGAACCTGAGAACGAAGGTGCTATTCGTCCGAGCATGATAGAACGCTTTGTAAGCGGCTTACACGAGCTTGCACCGTTAACCGCTGGTATTGCACCAACAGGTACACTTAGAAGCCTTACAGTGCATCCTGATGCGTATAAAATACGTGATGCGTTGCTGTTAAAGCATAAGGACGAGTTAGACGACCCCGCTGTGATTGTTAAGATAGAAAAAGCACTGGACGAACTGGATAAACAGTGGTTGTCGGGTGACCAATCTATCGAGTTCTATAACTCGCCAAAATCACGAATGCGTCGTCGTAAGTTGATGCTGATGTACGGGATTGAATCGTCTTTCCAGGAAGGGGGTAACTATACGTTAATTCCTAACGCACTGGTGGAAGTCGATAAGGCGGGAATGGATAACCTGGTCGCGAAGTTTAACTCTATTCGTGAAGGTTCGTTCTCGCGTGGTGCGGAAACGGCGAAAGGTGGGGAACAGGTACGTATCATTCAGATGATCTTCCAGAACCACCGAATCGTTACAGGTGACTGCGGGACGAAACTCACGCACCCTGTGGTTATCACAAAAGACAACGTAAAACGTTACGTTGGGATGAACGCGATGGTTAATGGGAAGTTAACCTCCCTGACGGAAGAGTTTTTGAATAGTCAGCTAGGGAAAGTTGTGCGCCTACGCCGACCCATCTTATGTCAATACGGCCACATCGACTGCTGTACTGCGTGCTCCTCCGAAGCGAAAGGTGAAGAACCTCGCGCTATCGCAGCGGATATTTCGTCAGCGTTCTCTAACGTTATGTCCGTGGCAATGGCCGCAATGCACGGTAAAGAAACCGTCGTTCACGAATACGATCCGTTGATCCATATCACCTAAGGATTATTAGTAATGGCAACCAAAGACATTTCTACCCAAGATGCTCGTCCTGCTGCTGTTAAGCGCTCCGCAGAAGCGGCAGTAACTTATAGCCAAGACGACTCTTATCAGGTAAACCTTATTGCTGCGCAGTTAGACGAAGCAGGGAATACCATCGGTACCAACAAACCGAAAAATACGTCGGAAGCAGACGACGCTTTCCGCAAACTGCATCAGTCTTTCCGTAGCCTGTTTGAACTGCGCGGTCAAGCGTTTATCGACGCTTTTAACGTTTTCGTTGCTGCTGCGATTAAACACAAGCGTAGCATCTTCTATTACCCGAATGTGAACTACCACCTGGATTGGTTCCACGATTCTGCTGAACGTGAAACTTACGTGGTGTTTATCAACATGCTGGTACGTTTTGCTAACTCTCAAGATAAAGCAAACTTCGCACAGCGTGACAACGTTAACCGTCTGCTGCAACGTGTAACCGACCCAGAACTGCAACAGCTGCTGGCGTACTGCTTCAACGCGGCTTAATAAGCATTACCCTACTCCTCTCGGGAGTAGGGTAGCTTTTATTTTTTCTTAGTGAGTGGTTTTGATGTATTCAAACGGATCGGTAACGGCTTCTCCCTGACGACGTAAGAACGCTTCTAACACAACGTTCTTATCCGGCAGTAAGAAGAAGTCCGTTGCGATTTCCATTGCATTAACTCGTCCTGCGGTAAGGTTAATCCCCACACGACGTCGTACTTCTTCAGGAACGCCATGAATACTCAGCAACTCGATTAACGTTGTTTCACGAGACTGGTTCATCATGTTCGTTGCAGAAGGATACGCCTGGGTTAAGTCCGCATCTGCGGTTTGCCCACGGAATGCAGTGTAGAAATCATCAAACTCTTTAATGATTCCTCGCAGCCCGTTTTCCGCGTTCATGCACGCAGTTAACGTAACAATCCAACCGTCCGTGCCGATAACCTCTTCATCGAAATCATTACGCATTGCGCTACCTACACAACCGATAACCAATCCTTGCTCGTAAAGGTAATAGGTGTAGGCAATACAAATACGTTTTGGTAACGAAGGGAAGATATCGTACATCGAATAACCTGCCAGTACGGAGATTGCCGAAGACAAGTCGTTCGTCTTTTTATCCAACAACACAATCATCAGGTTATCGAAGATGTTGTAAACGCAGTATTCGAGCGGGAACTCTTTCTGTGCTTTTAAGTGCCATTCCAGTTTCTCCTCGTAAGGCAGCTCTGGCAAGTCTAACTTGTTTAAGCCCAGTTCGGTTTCTAGAATAGCGTTAAGTTTGTAAGAAGGACGTTGACCTTCGTGAACACGCAGTGAACGAAATAGACACATTGCATCCACACAGTAGAACGATGCGGTACAATAAAGTACGTGCCACTGTTGTGAAGGTGCTTTGGTCAGTGATTTCGATTCCGTTTTCTTCGATGCTTCGTCTTTCTTGAAGTAAACACGACGGTATTGTTTCGGTACATCAGGATGGCAAAAGACGTCTTCCGGTGGAATCCCTGCGGCTTCTAGCGCTTCTAACATGCGTGAAATATCGAACTCGTGGTTCCATGCAACTAATAAGTCAGGTAGACGAGGGTGAATCTCTTCAAACATGCGTTGGATACAGCAGCCAGAGTTTAAGCATTCGTAAACGAAGATTTTATATCCAGCGATAACGTCCTTGATTTCAGTCTTAGGATTGCCTTCTTTGTCTTTGCCACGAAAAGCAATTTTAGAAAGTAACTCCTGAGCACGTTTAATTAGTCGCGCTTCGAAGTTCTCACGACCACAACGCGCAACGTAGTCTTTCGTTGCGAAGAAATGAATTTCGTCATCCAAAACAAAACTCATAATCCAGGGGTCTCGAGATTTGTCTTCTTCTCGAGTTTCCACGTCGTATACGCAAATGCGGTTAGGTGAAACGGCGTTAGGCCATTTCTTTACATACCTTTCTTTAATCCAGCTGGTGATAGGTAAGTCAGCCCAGTAAACGTACGGAGAGGTGCAGACTTGACGTAATGAACGTTTTTTGTCAGGAAATCTTGCCCCTAAACCCATCTGGATAGTTTGTGACATCATCACATCCGTGGTCATGTATTCCTGACACTTACTGCGTTCTTCGTATTCTTTCTTTTCTTGATGGTTACGGTGTTGTGGTAAAGTAATGTAGATAGGCCGTTTCAGATTTTCACGCATGACGATACGCGGGATGAATCTGCCATCTTTAGTATGGACGACCTCCTTTATGAGCACGAAGTCGTTTTCTTTCTGCTGATCGGTTGCGTACGAAACAAATTTGCACTCTTTGGCAATAACGTCTTCCGGTGCGTAATAGTTATTCATGTTTTCACTCTCAAATCTAGCGGCTGCTATACTGATTTGTGGGTAATGTAATTTCTCAAAAGGAAACACAAATGGGATACTGGCAAAATCACATTGCATCAGTTGCGGATGCAAAGGTTGTAGCCGCAGAATCAATTAAATTCCAAGATAAAAAGAAACTCGCAGAACTGGCAGACATTATTGCTAAATTTCGTGCAGCCGGAGACTTCAGTCCGGCCGGTTACGAGAGTTCTGGTGTTTCTGATTGGGTATTTAAAACCAACGGCATTAGCATTAACTTTAAGAACGGTAGCGAACTCGGTTTATTCGACGTTGCCTTCGCAGGCGTAGAACCGCCTAAACTGGACGCGAATAGCCCGGTAATTGCGTCAATGGCGCGTGCACTGTACGCAGGCAATAAAGACCTGGACATGTACAGTAAGTTTATTAAAGAAAACGAACTGAACAGTACCATTGACGATTCCAGTGCGAAAATCAGCGGTGATTTGAGCAAAGTCAGTTCCCCGCTTTACCTGACCCCGGTACTGTTAGGGAAACTGGAGCTCACCGATTTGGAGGTTGCTGCGGTAATCCTTCACGAAGTCGGACACGTTTATTATTACTTCCGTACGCTGATGCGTACCGTGGTAACGGATTTACTGGCAGACGCTGCGGCTAACCGCATCATGGAAAGCGAAGACCCAGCTGTTCGTTTACGTGTGGTTAAAGACGTTGAACGAATGCTGAACACGAAAGTGAATCAGCCTGAGACCATCTGCACTGAGTACAAGAAAGAAAACGTCTACATGCACCTGGTAACAGATTTGCTGTTAGACCGTCCGTTTATTAGCGGTAGTCAAGGCTTTGCAAACCGTACCTGGGAACGTGCTGCTGACGACTTCGCTGCCCGCTTTGGTGCTGCCCCGTACTTAGCTTCCGCGCTGTACAAAATGGAAACCAGCCCGTTCTATCTGCTGCGTAACTCGTCGTATATGAACATGGGTGTCCACCTGACGATTGAGTTGTTCCGTGTGACTGCGCTGATTGCCCAAGCCGCCATTCCGATTCTTCCGGTTATCTCCGTTACGTTTGGCATGATTCTGAACGACCCAGATAACACCATCTACGATCCGCCGCAGGAACGTTTTGAAGCGATGCGCCGTACGCTGGTAGAAGAACTGAATACCATCAAAGACAAAAACACGAAAGCGGCTAACGAGCAACGTAAACGTATTCTGGATGGTATCGCGGTAATTGACCGAATTCTCCTTACGGTTAAAGATAAAGATAACCTGTATCAGTTTATCTGGAAGACGCTGACACCGAAAGGGCATCGTGACCGTGCTGCGGTGGATTATCAGCGCGCTATCGGGAAGTATATGTCGAATGACCTCCGTATCGCATCTGCCATGTTTAACGTCGATTAAGTAAAGGTAAAATCATGACGCATAAAGTTTCTCTGAATTCGTTAGTTCTGGATTTTAAACGTGCTAACGAAGGTAAAGGTGTTCAGGCGCAGCGTGCCCTGACTGGCCTGGTTGCATTCTCGCTGGCGTATAATGCCGATATGCCAGACAACGGACCGTACGGTTCTAACGAAGTTTCACAAATCAAACTTCGTCCATTGATGAAAAACGTGGTATCCGACGTTAACGAACTTTACTGCGTTGACTTAGGCACTATTGAAGACCTGACCGTTGCGTTGTTCTGTAACCGTTACGACAGCGCCTGGGGCGGACGTCGTGCAATTGAAAACTTCTCCGTACGTGAGATTTTCAACGAAGCCTTAGGCGATGATGTTTGGAACACCGTCAACCTGTGGCTGGAACGTTTTGTCGACGCAGTGAAATTCTACATGGATGAAACGCGAGGCAAATTATCATGAGCATGGAAATGACAGCAAACATTGCACAACCGCAATGGAAACTCGACGAACTTCCAACCATTATCGAACAGCGAATGGAAGAACGTATCGATTCTGTCAGCCAGCTCAACCTCTACATGCAGCGTAACGAAGCCGATTTGATTTACGGTTCACGTATTATCGCGCAGATTGAAGCGATTCTTCGTGAAGTTCGTAAAGCGGGTCTAAACCGTGACGTTGCCGTAGCGACGGAATCTTTGCGTCCAGGTACTATTCCGAAAGCGGTGCAGAGCATCCTGACGTCGAACTACAGCCGTACTCATCAGAAAGAAACCGTCATCGCGCTAGAGTCTTACGCGAACTTCGGTAAGATCAGTCTTATCGTGATGGTAATGATGGGGATTATGAAAATCCTGAACTGGATTATCAGTAACGCTGTACCGTTTGCAGGGGCTGCTGACGTGGATGGGGACGAGTATCGTGACAAACTCCTAGAGAAGATCGATGCGGTACCTTTCATTGAACGTCTGAAAATCACCGCGCTGAAAGAAGCGTATGTGGAAGCGTCGAAGGGACTGAAAGACGGCGAACTGAATAACCTGGAACTGGCTATTCTGATGGCGGATGAAGTCCTGACGAACATGAACGCAGAAGACCTGTTGAACAAGCTCAGTGCAGCACTGGGTCGTTCTCCGTTCGTAGGGATGTTTAAAGACTACACGAAACGTCGTCAGAACGAACAGCAGGTTATCCACGATATCCTCGATACATTGCTGCGCACTAATGTCGGTTGTGCGGTATTCAGTCAGCAGGTTTGTGACGAAGTGTACAAAGGTTTACCGGCGGACGTTCGTAAAGCAGGTGTCAACATTCCTAACGAAGCGTTCTACCGCCAGATGGGAAGAAACCTGGAGAGCTTCTCCGCAGGGTTAAAACGTTTAGAACAGTCGTTAAAAGACCTCAAGACGTATTACTTCTCGGGTGACCGCACGTTGGGCACGGATCAAGAAAACCGCATTAGCGCAACGGGCATCGTTCAAGCACTGGCGTTGCTTAACGGTGAAATTGAAATGGCATTAACCGATTTTGCATCGTGTCGTGGTGCACCGCTACCAACGATAATGGTGAAATCCGATCGTGACTTAATCGGCTATTCGTCTCGCGAGTTCGGTAATGGATTCATCATCGCTTCTGCGGGGGTTAACTCGTATTTCGGTTCTGCGGCTAACATGGAAATTATGCGCCAGGAGCTGAGCTTTACCAGCGGTGATTCTCGTGAACTGTTAGCGTGTCTGATTACGTTAGTCCGTAGCGGGATTACTAAAGGACCGGCCGATACGTCTCTCGACCGCTTCAAAGTGGTGGAGAAACAGATCGAGAAAGTGGTTAGCCAGTTGAAAGACATGTCTCGTCAATCGCGTTCTGGTATGAACAGCAAAGCTTGGCAGATGATGGAACAAGCGTTCCGTGACGAAGCACAACGTTCAGATCTGTACGAATTGGGCTTTGGTCGTGAATTGACGACGATGACCGTGATGGACCCCGACCGAAACGTGTGGGATTCTGTTGCGTTTACAACGGAACTGATTAAGTCCTGGACAACTGCCGCCGGTGCGCTGGCGACGATTCTGAAACGGGCTAAGAACAACCCGCTGGTAAAAGGTGGGAAGTTTAATAAACTCGTCGACTAAAAAAGAAGTACCCTACTCCCGAAAAGGAGTAGGGTAGCTTTTTATTTTTTTAGTCTGCGGTGGTGTCGTGACGGTTGTAAACGATAACAACATCGTCTTTCAGACCGATGTCACCACTGGCTTCAATATCCAGTTTCTTACCAATCGTTGCGCGTGCAGCTTCGGATACCACAGTAAACAGACGCATGTCTTTGTCTGGCCCCATCGCATCCAACTCAACGCCGATAATCGACGTGTCAAGCGTTTCGCTGAGCTTATTACCAATTTCTGTTGCCGAGATAGTAAGATGTGAACCCAAGTAGTCGTTGATAACTTGAGATGTTTTCTTACGAATCTGCGTTAACAGATCGCTGTTGCTACGGTTAGCCGCAGTGAGGTAATAACGAACGGTAAACTGGTTTTCAGCCGGTATCGGTGTAACCACCCCGTCTTCGGTACGTGCATCGATATAACCCATCGTGGTGATAGGAACGAAATACCCTTCCGTACGCTCCAACAACATTGGTTTTAACGTCGGTAGAACCACGGTCACGTAGTTAACGATATTCTCAATAACTGCGTTCAGATAGGATTTCGCAGACGCTGTGGTAGCGAATTTATAACGTGCGTCGAAGACCGCCATTTCACTACGGAACTTAATAGAACGGGATTTCGCAATCTTAGGATTACCGTACTCGTCTTTTACTAAGTCCCCTTCGTGGTGCAGGATAATCTGCTGGCCGGTTTCGTCAAGCTTAGGATCACCTTTACGGTGTTCGTAAGTGATTTGTAGCGGTGGTGTACGGCCTGCGTCATACGTGTAAACCGGAACCCCATTCTCATCACGTTTCACCACGTCAATTTCCCACGTCGCTAATACGTCTTTGTCGTAATACTCGTAGTTGATGCTGTCAGTAACAGCACGAGCTTTACGCCAATAGTACGTCATCGCTTTACCCAGTTCGATTTTGAATATCTCGTGGGTAATACCGATAGCGTCACGAGAAGGCGCTGTGATTAACGTATCCATCTCTACACGTTCGTAGTTCCCAGGGTAATAACCTGTGCAACCGTAGAACAGGTTAAAATCTGTCAGCAGTGGAACAGGTGTTTCCGTTGGGTTACTTCCGTTAATGCGAGTGTTGGTCAGTACCAGTTCGTCGTTACGGTCAACGTCCAGGTTAGTTTCCAGCAAGAACTCCCAAACACGTTCACTGCCCTGCTTACCGACTAACGTACCGTTAATGTACGCCAAGGTGTTATCGGAATTACGAGGACGGAAAGACAGCTGTGCAAAGACTTGGTCATCGGTCAGTGCCTGGTAAGGTGCCTCTGACTTCGTAATCGTACGCAACACATAACCTGCTTCCGTTTTCTCGATAGTGTAGTCAGCAGTAACGACGCTGAGCTCCGTCGAGACGTTGGTCGCAATAAAGCGTTTGGAGTTTAATAGCGGTTTATCCAACTGGTAAATACGCACGTCAATCGCTTTGTTGTTAATGTCAACAACGTAATGGAACGGCGTAAACAAATAACGGTTCGTGTTTGCTGCGTTAATCAAGTCTTCCTTACGCATAGTCTTCGCCAATACCGTCATCTCGGCATCTACAGTCAGACTGGTATCCGTAAAACGATACAGCGTATCAGGAAGAATGGTCAGGCGATTACCGTTGACTTTCACTGTCGGGAGATTAACCAGCTCGTTCCAGGAGAAATAGAACGGGGCAGTAATCGTACCAATCGGTGAGCTGACGTTAGCAATCGTCGATTCCAACATCGGTGCTGTCATGAAGTACGTACGACTGGTCACGTAGTCGTTAGGTTTAGACAGCGTGAGACCGTAATCGGAAACCGTAGCTTCGAGCTGCTTTTCCGTCACAGGTAATTTACGTGCACCCACAGCGTTGTTAACAACGCGAGTACGTAAATCGCTGAACGAAAGCTGACTGCGCCCACCCGATAGCATCTTCCCAGCTTTTGCTGCAAGCTGTTTAATCGAGAACGCTTTAATCGGGTTGATATAGTTCGCGTCGTACTCTTCGTTTAAGTCACGTAGACTGAAGCTATACTCATCAGACGGATAGGCAGAGATGTCCAGCTCCAACGGCCCTAAGGTCGTATAGACGTCCATCCTGATAGTCCCACTGACGAGATTCTTCGCCATGTAAATAGACGGAATCGTACAACGGATGTTACCGTTACCCACCTGAATCAATGCCGTTGGTGTGTTCGGGTCGTAAACATCCCGGCTGTGGGTGTGCTGAATCTCTACCCACTTGTTGCTGCCCGTTGCTTTCATCCAAACACGAACGTAGAAGAACTTGTTAGTGTAAGCACGGGTCATGACGAAAGTGTTGTTACCTTCGACGGTGTTACTTTCTTCTTTCACCGCGTACTGCATAACCGGGATATGAATAGCCAGCAGCTGTGACGACGTTGTGTTAGTGGACGTTAGTTCCCATTCCAGTGCGTTTGTGGAAACCGGTGAAATCGGCGATTGTGTTTCAGTAATCCACAGTACCTGGAATGCCGGGTTCTCGTTCGTTCCGTATGGAAGTACACGGATTTCAATTGGATATTGAATAGCAAACGTGTAACCAGAAACCGTAAAAACGGTGTCACGTGGGATAACGACTTTACGAACCCCCGCGATTTGCAACGGAAACGCTTTCGAGATTAAGCTGTCAACATCAATTAACAGTAACAGCTCTGTAGTAGCAGGTTGCGCAAAGACGTCAACGTAATCCACGTCTGACATGTGTCGGAACAGGTCATCGTAAGTCTGTGCCATTGACGGGAACGTTTTAGGAATAGATTCCTGGAGCCCCATCAACGTCGCGTGCCCCATCATTGTTCCCATTTCTGCCAAATAAACGACAGGGTCGGTAGGGTCACGGAGATAAATTTGACCATCGGCATCTTCAACATCTTGAAGCTGGTTTAGCAGCATTGTCTGCATCGCCGCAGGGTTGTGTGCGAACAGCAGAAGTTTCTTTGCCAAAGTATCGTAAGTTGTTGAACTCATCAGTTAGTACCTGCCTCTGTAACAAGACCATTGACGCTGTCAAGTAATCCTGCTTTCTTGAGAATATATTGATAGTCTGCTTGGTAGACATACCAGGTAAGCTTGCGCCGTACGGAATCGATATGCGGATAGCCGTAATAGTTAAATAAAGGCAATAACTGTGGCGCGATAGGAACAAGTTGGCTGCTGGCCATCGGGATAAAATTCCCCGAAGCGACTGAGCCGGGTTGTGGGAGCATGTCCGGGTTAAACATCCCAACGGTTTTGTTGAACATTTCCATGTAAAGTGGATCGTTAAACCGTGCCCCGATTGCTTGCCAGTTGATGTTAATCGTCACGTCGTCATTTAACTGAGGTTTTGAGTTATCAACGTTCGCCATTTGTCCCGCGTTATCGTTCATCGGCCAGGCTACACAAATTGTCCAGAAACGGGTGATGTTCCCTAACGCATCGTAACGTAGACCGTAGATACGTGACTGGTAGTCAATGCGTCGTTGGATGGAGTTGCGCATCTTCGGACGGAACTTACCCATCTTAACGCCCGCCATATACTCCAACCACACGCCCATCATTCTCATTAACGGGTCACCGTAGGGGTTGTTTAGGGACATTGACACAGAGAACGCGTTGTTGATTTCGTGCGTAGAATCAACCATACCCCATTGTTCACGCATCAACCCTTCGCTGGCCATCCAGTTGTCGACGGACTGATCGGGTGTTCCGCTTAAACTGATCAGCTGTGTACTGAGTATTGGTATGAACGCTTGTAGATTATCGAATCTTACCTGCGGCATAAACGGAGTACCTAAGCGGTTTCTCCGTATCCCCGTTTTGCTCTCAACAGGAGAGTCCGAAAACCCTAGTTCGAAATCAGGGTCGAGAGCAGCAAGTATCGAATAATCTAAAGAGTCCTTAGGCTGCAATGCCATGTTTGACATTTTACGCGACTTGGCAATGTTGTCGTAGCACAGGTTGAAATCGGGCCGGGTAATAAATGTTAGACCGCCGTATTCTCGGTTGATTGGCGTGGGGTTAGACGCCATCATATGGTTGAACCCCATGTAGGGGTTGGTCAAACGCTGCGCAGCAAGACCCAAACCTACAGTAAGGCGGATACGATCGTTCCATGCCGTAAGTTCGGTGTTTGCATCGTAAGGTGTCGCCGGATTGTTGTTGCTGAGTCGGTTATTAAAATACCCGGCAACAGAAGGCACCGCGTCCGCGTTATTCGGATTGTGGAGAGAATCGTCGTAATCAGTATTCGGGTCATACCCCGGATCGTTCTTATCTGTCTCGTCACTCATCTTTAACTCCGGAGTTCATTAGGAAAATGTTAGAAAAAACGTTTGAGACAAGCGTTGTCTCGTTCCTCTCCAGACTTCCCATGCTGTTTCGTTCGCGTGCGGAGTCGATGGAGGAATTTAACTCCGTGCTCTATAACGAGCACATTACCTTAGTCGAACAAAGCCTGCTGGGTTTAGATTACCTTCCGGGAATTCTGGAGAAAATCCAAGTTTTGCTGGCAGGAAACCAACTTACTGCAATCTCACTGTTAACGGGTGTGCCTGATGTTGATATTATCGGTACGCTGGATCAAGTAAGTACCCGTCGTAGCGCGCTCGATAACGCAGTGCGTAGCGGTTCACGCTTAGCAGCACTGGCAGTCGGCGAATCTTCCCGCCTAGGATTACCGTCATACGATAAAATCGGCATTGCTGTAGGTGAATCCACCCGTCGTGTCGCACAGGAATCCAAAGGTTCCGTTACTGGTGGTAAAGCAGACCCGATTAAACAACTGTTCGATCAGGAAGGACTGTCTAACGGGAAAATGTTCTCTGTAACGTTTGAACGTGACGGTAATAAAGTCGAACTTCCAATGCGTTTACGTTTGGACGTTAAGTCTCTTCCGACTGAGCAGATTGAAACTCTGATTGCATTCAGCGACCAGACGAAAACGTTCTGGGAACGTTGGCTGCGTGCACGTGTAGGTGCACTGAGCTATGTTAAAGACATTGCGTTCTGTAACGACCTGGTAGAAGAATACCGTAAGAACCGTTATCGCGATAAGTCAGGTTACTATCGTAAGATGATGGAGAAGAAAAACGGTAACTGGCTGTCTGGCTTGCTGACGCTGGCACCGTCTATTAATAACGCTTCTTCTGTCATGGTGGTTTCTCAAGACACTATCGACGGTCTGACTGCCCAGCTAGGCGGTGAGTTTGACGATTTCAATATTCGTCAGCGTGTCTTCAAAGACACCTTAACCGTCTATTACGTGGTAGTGGACACCGCGTGGAACCGCGTTACTATTTATACTCGCGGTCAGAACGGTTCTCAGGAACTTGATAAATCCGATTTCAGCAAAGCGAAGTCCGGTAGCGCCGATGTGAACAAAATCATTGAAGCGTATCGCTCTGGCGCACAGCCAGTTCTTTAAGGGGTAAGGCATGGCATTCCCGAATATGCTCGCTATGTTGTTGCCGAGCTTTGAAGCAACAAACTTGAAAAATCAGCTTTCGTCCAACTGCGATGCAATTGGCGAACAACTTTTACCACGTTTCCAGTCTTTACAAGAACTGGTAGCGTCGAAAGAAGGCAAACCGTTTAAATCGAAAACGGTACAAGAAATATCCGATGAAGTGGTTAACTACCTGCGGACTTCCGGTCTGGAAGCCAAAGGTCTCCGCAATCCATCGATGTTAGAGTACATTGTTTCCTCGATGGAAAACGTGTTGCAGTTGCGTTCTTTCTTAGACCAATGTATTGCGCGTGACATTGGTAAATCGTTAGTCACGTCTTCAATGACGTTTAATAAATTAACGGTGCTCAGACTGCTTGACCTGATTGATTTCTTCACAGGTTACAGTGCTACGTTACTTAACTACGTTACCGCAGAAGAGATTGCCGCTGTTGAAGGCTCGAATATTGAAGTGAAGGGCATCGGTCCGAATGACCTTCAATACCTCAATACTCGTTCGGTCTCTTACTGCATCGCCATCCGTGTTTTGGCAACGCCGGTAAATAAACTGAAAGCGGATTATGCCGAAATCCCAGAAGCGATTTTCAACGACGAAACTTACGGTGAGTTGGTTCAGCAGTTCGGTTCGGGCTCGACTGACCCGCTGGGAATGAGCAGTGTACCGTTCCCGATCTCACTGGTACTTCGCGTTCGTTTGAATATTGCTGAAAGGCAGATGGATAAATACGACGAGTGCGTAGAAGCAGCGAAAGCTGCGGAGTTGCGTATCCTGCTTTACAAAAAGCAAGTAGCGGAAGGTAAGGGAGATGCGCACATCGAAAAACTCATCGAGCTAAGTGAAAAGCATCTGTTGGAACTCAAGCATAAGCGTGAGCGTCTTGAGAAGAAATACGGTTTAGCGTAAACCGTTAGGAGAGCCTCATGTTTGAGCACGATAGTCCCGATTTTAATGTGGCCGTAGAGCGCATTAAAACCTATATGTCGATTTTATCAAAAAACCCAATCGACACACACGATGACGAGCTTATTCACAAAACGCTGGAAGCGTGTGCGGTTGTATTACCGTACTTTCGTCTGTTAGCTGCTGACTCTGTGCAGCAGGTATTATATGACGAATATCCGCAGGTCGGATTTACCTTTAATACGTTTTATAACGAAAGCGTAGCCTTCCTGCTTGATGGTAAACGACGCACCGTGACGTTAGGACAGTGGTCCGTATTGCTGTCGTCGTACATGAATGATGTTCGCAATACGAAGAACGTTGTACAGACGGGCTCATTGGGTGCACGTCTTCTTGCTGCTGCGTTTGGTCGCCGGGGTACTGTACGTAATATGGGTTCCGCTCACCAGTCTGTTGAGTGTAGCAAACGTCTTTTATCTTATGCAGACCATGAACTGCTGGCACGCTGGATGACACGCCCGAACGGGTTGTCCGACATGATCTCGTCGTTAGCAGTGTTTTTGAAAATCGCACGTCCCTAAGGGGGCCCCTCATTCTAGGGGCGTGTAATTGGGTTATATAACCAAAGGAAATAAACGAAATGGCAAATTTCGCAAAAACTCGCGCCGCTCGTGAATCGATGGAAGCGGCCGATGAAGTAATCGACGGTATCAGCAACGTTGAACCGGCAGAAGAGAACCTGGACGTCCAGCTTGCAGACGTTGCATCTATCGACGGTCAGCTCGAACAGCTGGAAACCGACGGTGAAACCCTGGCTGCCGATACCGAGCGTACTGAAGACGCTATCGAGCAGGCGGAAGAAGCCGTTGCTAACGGTGAAGAAATGCCGGAAGAAGCGGTTGCCCTGCACGAAGTGGCACAGGAATCCATCGCACGTCGTTGGAACCTGGAACGCACCAAACTGGCTCGCGAATCCTATCGCCGTGGCCGTGGCATGACTGCTGCTGCGCAGGAAGGCTGGAAAGAAACCCTGAAAGGTCTTTACGAGCGCTTCATTCAGTTCTGTAAAGAAGTAATTGCGAAGATCAAAGACCTGAAACTGAAATATTTCAACGTCGGTAAGACCGCACAGAAACGTGCGAAGAAATATCAGGAAATGATCCGCAAGCTGGGCAAACAAGATAAAGACAACATTTCTGGCGGCTTTATCACCAAACTGTCCATCGAAGGTAAATTCGATGCTGCTGGCTCTATTGCCATTGCTAAAGAAGTGACCGCAGGTAAAGTTAAAGGTGCTATCAGTGCACTGGAAAAACAAGCTGGTGAAGCTGTGACTGCTGTTACCAAAGGTGACGATGACGCATTCAAAGCGATGCGTGGCGATCAGCCGGTTGAACTGTTTGGTAAAGCAGCGTCTAAACTGCATTCTCTGCCGAACTTTGAAAACGGCGATGCGTCTAAACTGCTGGCACTGCCGGGCAACGCTTACGTTCAGGCTGGTACTAAAGAACTGGCTGGCGGCCACAAGTTCACCGCAATTGCGTTCATGAGCACCGGTGACGCTTCTGACGATAAAGAAGTGGCTACTCCGTCTGTTTCCGAAATGGCTGGCGCGGCATCTGCTCTGGAAGCGATCGGTAAAGGCTTCGAAGCCGTACTGAAAGATTTCCGTGCTTACGATTCTGAAATCGTGAAACTGCAACAGGCTGCTGAAAAAGCGTCCAACGCGCTGAACAACGAAAAAGACGAAAGTAAGTGGGAAGGACTGCGTAATGCACGTCAGGCCGCTGATCAGTCTGTGAAGAACTACCAGACCCTGAACCGTGCCGTTAGCTATGTTGCTAACACCGTTATTAGCGGTCTGAACGGTTACCTGGGTGCTGGTATCGGCGCGTACAAAAAGTCTAAATAATTAGACTTACGCTCGTACAGTTCTTGAAATAAATCAATAGGGGAACACGTCGTTCCCCTTAGAGGAAAAGCTTAAAATGGCAAATTTCGCAAAAACTCGCGCCGCTCGTGAATCGATGGAAGCTACTGCTACTGTAGTTCCAGACGGCATCGAACTGCCAGCAGAATCTGTTGAAGGTACTCTGGCCGATATCGAACATGATACCAAACCGATCGAAGCCCTGGACGCTGACGCTGAACTGCTGGCCGAAGACGGCGACGAAACCGATGCTCAGCTGGATGTCCTGGACGAAGCTCAGGCCGCTGCTGACGGTGAAGGTGCCGGTGAAGACGGCGAAGAGCCGATGGACGCTGAAGAAGATATGCCGGACGACGCAGCGACTGCGCTGGACGTTGCTCAGGAATCTATCCGTTCTCGTTGGAACTTCGAACACCGTTCTTCCGTTGCACACGAATCCTACGGTTCTCGTAACCGTCGCCAGGTTGCTCGTGAATCCCTGTGGGAAGACATTAAAGCATTCCTGAAACGTATCTGGGAATGGCTGAAAGAACAAGGCCGTAAGATCAAAGATCGTTGGCTGAAATTCTCCAACCAGGGTAAATCCATCCAGGCTCGTTCTAAGAAATACGACGAAGCTATTCGTAAACTGGGCAAACAGAAGAAAGATGAAATCTCTGGTGGCTTCATCAAGTCTCTGTCTATCGACGGTAAATTCGTTGGTGACGATCTGCCGCGCCTGAAGAATATCCTGAACCACGTTTCCACCTACTACAGTGGTAACGTTCAGAGCTTCCTGAACAACGGTACGGATATGGTTGGTAGCGTCGTTAAAGGCGATGGCGCTAAAGTTGAGAAACTGAAAGCAGACTTCGCTGCTCTGGCTAAAGAAGACGTTAGCAAGTTCAAACTTGGTAACATGGCGCTGAAGATGGAGTACGACGAAGAAGGCGGATTTAGCTCCAGCTATGTGGAAGCTGAAAACCGTGCTGAAACCAACGTGAAAACTCCGTCTGTTAGCGAACTGGCTAAGACCAATGCCTTCTTCAACGAAGTGGGTAAACAGATCGAGAAGAACGTTCTGGAATATCGTAAGACTGAACAGGCTCGCGAGAAATTCAGCCAGCAGATTGAGAAGCTGCTGAAAGAAATCGACAGCGTGAAGATCGACGAAAAACCGCAACTGACCGAATCTGTACGTACCGCACGTCGTTACATCAACAGCATTAACCAGGCAGTATCTCTGGGCGAGAAAGTTATTTCCTCTACTCAGAAACATCTGGCTGGCGGTCTGAACGGCTATATCTCCGCAGGTATCGCTGCTTACGAAAAATCTAAATAATCTCTGATTGTTTAGTAAGAGAACCACCCTGTAATGGGGTGGTTCTCCCTTTTCTTTTTTTTTTCGCATTAAAAATAATCTTAGATATATATTACCTTAGTGAGATTACGCTGTAATCTTTTAACGACCTGTTTATTACGTTTAGGAGAATTATCATGACACGTTACAATTTAGCTGACTTCTGCGATTGTGCCTTTTCTGTTGAAGGTGACAAACTTGTAATGGCTGCGCCAAACGCAAGAGTCTTATCGTTGTATCAAGCCGAAGTTATTGCAATTTCGATTTGGTTAGCAAGGGCTATAGACGGCGGCTGTAAGGACCTTGATAAAGAAGTGTTGAAAGTCGGTCGTCGTGAATTTGTGTATAAAGCAGAAATCCAGAGCCGTTTACCGCAGACCTTTTTAAGCAACTTGCTTAAAGATGTCAACACCCCAGTTGTCAGCCGAACATTTGACGGGGTGAAATACTACTCTTTTGAAGATTCGCACATTGCTATCTGTGAAGGCGAGAATAAGTTTTTTACGACCGTTATCTACTTTCGTATTGCCGAACCTACGAAAGAAGAACTGGTTTGCAACACTGCGAACGATGTGGCCGTGATGCGTATGGACGATATCACCAGTGCACTATCTGGATTAAATGACATACCGCGTATTGTGGAGCGAGTCTTGGAAGGAGACGATTACTTTAAGCTGCTTCCGCTGGTAGCAAGCGAAGAAACAGAACAGGAAAGCGCTTTCATTCAGGTTAACCTTACCGCTGCGCAGGCGGTAGATCGTTTCTTCGAAGCTTTATAATCAGAATGCCCTCTACGGAGGGCTTTATTTTTTCGACCTTTAGGAGAATAGAAATGAACAAATTTAATATCTTAGACGCTAAAATCGTATCCGAGTCTTCTATTCAGCAAGAAATCTTTCGTGTTCAGTTCGGTGAGAAAGTTTTGAATATTCCGCGCCCAGTTATGATTGGGTTAGCGATATTCGTTAACAACAGCCATTGTAACGGTTCGGCGTTGTCGGTTCTTGAGTACGGTAACTATCAGTTCTATATTCCAGAACACCTCGAGTATAACCGTTTCATCGAACTTAAACCGTTCTATAAGTTCATGCTTGATGCGGGCTACTCGATTCTAACCAAAACGTATATTCGTGACTACTCGAAGTTAGAATCTTTCTATCGTGCTCGTGGTTTCCGTGTCCCACAACCGTTTGACGGATACCAGACCCGTGTTGTGTTAACTGCACCGTTAACGAAAGAATTGGCTTCCTACAAACTGGATATCGAGCAGAAACTGCTGCGTGACGACTTACTGAAAATCTATAACCAGTTGTCCGTGGTGCCTTCTTCAACTATCTCGAACATTGAACCGGAGTACGGAATAAGACAATACATGGAAGGTTAAGATGATACCGAGAGCCGACCGAATAGACGTGATACGTTTTGAAGAGTGTGAAACCGAGTACCAGGTTAAACGTATCGAATTACGTTTAGTTATCCCTAAGCTAAACGAACCTGAGTGGAACGGTGAGCTAATGGTACCGCTTGCCGAACCAATTAAAACGGGGACAGGCGAGATTAATTATCTCCATTTAGAGGCGGCGGGTCGAAAAGTAACCGTTTGGCATCTTGCTGACGGTTACAAAACCAGTCAGCTTACACGTAAAGCATTTATTCGTAAATTGAGAGAATCGATAGGAGTTGTGAAATGACAGTTACTGTATCTTTGATTGCAGCAGCGGGACTTAATAATGAAATAGGGAAAGACAATAAACTCCCTTGGCATATTCCTGATGATCTGAAGAACTTCAAAGCACTTACGTCAGGTAAGGTCATCGTGATGGGAAGCAAGACATGGAAATCGTTAGGGTATAAACCCCTACCCAATCGCCACCATGTCGTGTTAACGAGAAGACCTGGTGGCGTGCCCGAAATAAACGGGGTGCTTAACCTTAAGGGTGAAATGGGTTCGATTATTGAATTCCTCAAAATCGAGGTTGAGAAAAAGGGTTATCCTAAGGAAATCTTTATTATTGGCGGTGCAGAGATTTACCAACAAGCGATGCCTTATGCAGATAAGATTTACTTGTCTCGTGTTGAGGTTAAGGTAGAGGGTGCGGATGCGTTCTTCCCTGAAATCGATCGTGATGTGTTTAAATTGACTTATAACTTAACACACTGCTCGAAACCAGAAAGTGATATTCCGCGTTGGCATTATCAGATTTGGAAAAGAGATGGGAACTGAGTTTGTAACTTTAGAAAAACTCTTTTTAGGCAGCGTCGCGAAAAGGAAGATAGCCAGTTTCACTTGGAGCCCCACTCCCGTAAAATACGCGTTTCTACGTCGTTTACACTACGAGAAAAGCATCAAGCTGGTCTTGGTCGTGTTGTTCGAAAACAAACGCGGATTGTTGATTAATAATCATCGTTTTGCGGCGGAAATCTGGGCGACCACATCTGGCGGTGAAGAAGCGTCTGTTGGCTTTGATAACGATAAGGTTATCTTTGAGGGTATACCTTATCTGTTATAGCACAGATAAACATAAAAGGGGACTTCGGTTCCCTTTTATTTTTTTTTTCATTTCGCGCCTGTGATATGACTATAACGAAGGAACAAGCCAATGCAACAGTATTTTGAAATTCCGTCGTTAGACGCGACCATTCGCAAACCAATAATCGATGGCGTTATACAACGTGTACTTAATGAATCAGGTATTGATAAAGCAGCGGTTGTTTTCCTTGATGAATTCAATAGCGCACATCAGCCCGATTCCACGTTAGGCGACGGTACAGAAGTTGAGTACAGCTCGCCTGAAAAGGTGTATGTTGAAGTAGAAGAAGAACGCGATGAGTGGGCCAGAATCAATCGTCAGGTTGGTCAACAAGCCGAACCGTACTTCTTTGAAAACTCCGTCGATCAGGTGCGTGCCTGGCCCGTTAGAACGATGTATAACGTAACGGTAACGTTACGACGTACCAGTGCTTCTCGTGATGAGTTATTGCGCTGGACAAACCGTTTAGACTCGTTAGTGGACATGGGTCGTTATTCGACGATGACCGAGTCAGAAGCGTTTTATTATATTCCGAAACCGGCACTGAAGTTATTGAACGCCTGTTATGTTGCCGCAGGGACTCGTGTACCGACGTTTGATGATTTTAAAGCCTATCTCAAGGCGTACTTTACCCCCGACGTGTTCCGCGCTGCTAACGTTGCCGGTGGACAGGAATCTATTGCGGTACGCTATGCACCTACTCGCTTAGAGACCGTATACGACGTTCAGACACCTGCCTGGGATAAAGACGAGAACCACTGGGAAGCCACATTCGTTGTGCGTTTCTCTTATCAGCGTCCTGAAGAGATTGTGGTTTCGTATCCGTATATCATCAACCAGACACCGCTTCCTGATGAATACTGGCCAGAGATAGACCCACCGTGGGTGTCTAACGAAGAACTGGTGTATCGACATCCGCAACAAAAGAATCTCGATTCAACGTGGTGGATTAACGAAACCCGTCAGTATATTCGTTTACCGTATCTGCTGTCACCGACAGAACAGTTCCACCGTACGCATTCCCCGTTAAAAGATAAACTCCTGCACGTCTTCGGCACAGACGTTGTATTCGATGAAGACAACATGAGCTCACCGAAAGTGTTATCTGTCGAGGATTTGCCGTACGAGTGGAATCCAGATTTGTTGCCGTACATCGAACACTGTCGAGTAATAGACCCTACCGGACAGACGGGCGTCTTCCGTGTAGAGCTGTTCGAAGAAGGCCAAATCATCGAACCCCGTTTCTATCATTGGGAAGACAATACCTTCTTTTTGAAAGGACGTGATTTAAAAGTTAACAAGAGTTACTACCTAACCGAATCGGTGATGTTCGACTGGCGAGGGATGAACCTGTGGCCACTCCAGCTTTATCCTAAAGCCGCGAAAGTGTTGATAGAATGGTTATTCCCAAAATGGGATGTACCGGACTGGTGGTGGGATAAACCCGTATTACCGCCGAGTGTTATCGACGACATTAATAAACTGATTCCTAACGTAGAAGCCCGCGTCTTGCTGACGGTGCTGAACTCGACCGTGATTACCATGCGAGGGACAGAGAATGCTCAAAGCGAAGCGTGATAAGCCGTCAACTTTTGAACCTGTAGACCGGCCTATCCCCGAGTTAAACAAACCCCAGGACGGCGTAAAAGAAACCACCAATATCGTTACGCAACCTACACGTACAACCGTTACTGACTTAGACCGTATTCCAAAGCAATACCTAATGAAGTATCTGGAAGGGTCAGCGTGGACGGTGGACTTCTTTAACTTCCTGAAAGGAAGAAACGACGCTAAGAAGTTTTTCGATTCGAAAGTGCTTACACCTGACCAACAGGTAGAGAAAATCATCGGGTTGGAACTGCGTGTAACGACACCACTCGACCGTAGCCAGGACAGCACGAACAAAACGTTCAGCATGTCCGGTGCTGCAACAATTGCAAACTCGATTATCCCTAACGAGGGATGCTTTTTCATCGCTCCTATCGGTGATGGTCGTTTTGCGTTGTTTAACGTTACCAACGTTGTGCGTATGTCGAATAACAAAGTCGCGACGTACAACATTGAATACACCTTACTTTTCGAAGTTGACCCAGAAACCGCAGAAACGATTCGTCGTTGCACCGTACGTGAATACTACTACGTTGCAGAGCGTGCCTGGACAGGTGGCGATACACTTCTCACACCGAAAGAGTACCGTGCGTTCCTGGAAGTCGTTGACGCGATTGAAGACATTGAGCAGACGTATGTAAAACGTTTCTACGACGGTGAAACGGCCACGTTGCTGTTCCCACACGATCGGCAGAGTGATGGTTTGCGCAGCCGTGCTTACTACGACGTGTTTTTAGCGTTGTTTGTGCGTGCACTGGGGTTACGTACCGTAGGTAAGGATATTCAGATTTATCCGCATCCGCCGATGAACGTGGAAGACATTGAAACGGTGTGGACAGCGCTGCTGCAACAGTCACCAACGTTCTTAGCAGATTACAAACGTGACAGTACGGTGTGGCAACCGAAAACTTTCCGTACGATGCAACATCGTAACTCGGTAACGTGGTCGTTGATCTCTGATACCCGATTCTTTACGGAAGAGTTAAAGCCAGGTTACGGGATGGCACAACGTTTCCCTGGTCAGTGGCCAGAATGGAAACCGTTTGAACCGGTTGAAGTTGAAAACTATCGTGGGAACGAAGGGGAGTCTATCCCAGCTTTCCTACCGCTGTCCTTTAAACCGTATTTGCTGAGCGAGACGTTCTACGACGGTTCTTACAGTTCGTTGTTGGAATACGGCTTGTACTTGTACCTGCATAAACGTCCGCTGCCGTCGGTAATTGCGTTAAAACTGTTTGAGGAAGTTTATAAGCTCCCGAAAGACGCACAGTTCTATTACATTCCGATGGTGTATCTGCTTTTAAGATATTCGAGGGATTAATGTGTCAGTGAAACGTAGTGCAGCATTTATGCTGTTCCATAAGTGGGTAGCATGGCGTGTTCCTGAATGGACGACCATTACCCAGTATATGTCGCAAGAACACGGATTGTTCTTGCCGGATGACGAAAAGAAAGCACGGGCGATTTTGTTGAACAAGAAAACGGTGTATATGCGACCATTTGAAGTGGCGGTGTATGCAGAGACCGGTGCCGCGTTAGATGTTCACGATCCGAATGACGGTATTATCGTTTACGGGTATATCATGGAACACCTGGCAGATTGGTTACATTACATGCAAGAGCCACATCTGACGACGCGTAAAGTGCCGATAGAAGGACTCCGCCAGTTCAACGCCTTAGCGTGTAAACTCTTTCCCGTTGCTAACCGATACGGTTACTTTAAGAAACCGGAAGTGACGATGGCGACGTCGGTACAAGCGTTATTTGGAGAGGTGCGTTTAGAAGCGCAGCAACACCGTTTTAACGATACGATAATGCGACGTATAGAAACGATTTATCGTAAAAGGGGAGGTATACTGTAATGTCGTTTGGTCGGTTACAGAACATAGCAAACGTGCATATCGCACAAGCGGCGGGATTACCGGCCATCGAATACGTACCCATCATTACGGTACGTGGCACAGTTATCAGCGTATTTAAAACGTTGTCGATAATCCATGCCAGTAACTTCGCACAGGACTTAACGACTATCACCCATCTTACCGTGATGATACCGTTAAGCCAACAGCGTGTGTTAACGTCCTCCGCAGACGGGGATTTGTCCGTGAAAATTCTAATGCGGACAATGAACAAGAAAACCGTTGCGAAACTCGACTATCGGGGTATCGTCGTAAACAACTACGATCCTGATATGGAATCGCCCACGATGTTCTTAGGTGAGTCTGACCAGAAAGCGTTAGCGGTCGTCACCCTGGAACTGATGGACGAGTCAATGTGGTTCTTACGTTGCCGTCAAGTCGGTGGGATTTATCACGAGACAGACGGTCTTAGTGTTGTTCGTGCACTGCTGGCAGATACGTTACCTACCGGTGATGCGCCAGAAGGTCAGTTGGTGGGCGTGGAATACGAGGAAGAGGAGCAACAACCGTATCGGGATATTTTGATTCCTGACTCGGAAAGTTTCCTGTCCGTGTTCGATTACCTTCAGAACCGTTACGGGGTTTATAGCCAAGGGCTGGGGGTGTTCCTTTACAAACACCGTTGGTATATTTTCCAACCTTGGGACTCTAAGAAGTTTTCATCAGCGAAGAATAAGCTGGTGATTATAAACCTACCGAAAGAGAAAGCGGCGTATCTGAATAAGACCTGTCACATTGACGGTGACGTGATTTACCTGATATGTGGGGGTGATGTCCACACCTTCGAAGATAAAGACTCCTTAGCACTAAACCAAGGTACCGGTTATCGTGTGGGGTCTATCCGTGCGTTGGATGGTCGTGCATCCTCGTTCTCGTCGGGTGACGTTTCTGCTACAACGTCTGATTCGTTCGTGTCAGCGGCTGACCCGACGCAATATCCGGGTGGGGTAGTTAACGCACCAATTGACCCGAACCAACACTTCTCAGACACAGATAAACCGCAACGGTCTAAGTTAGCGGCGGCGAAAGGAACGCTAACCGCAACAACTTGGAACGCATCAACGTATGGCTTACTCCGTCCGGGGATGGCAGTAAAATACATTTATGCGAATAACTATGGTGTATACACGCGTTACGGAACATTAGTTGCAGAAGTTTTCCAAGGTGCAATTGATGGCGGTTCAGCGGCTTCACCACGGTTTAATACCATTAGTCAGTTGACGTTGTGGCTGACTAATGAAAATTTTACATCCACAACGTAAGTTATGTCGACAGCCACCTAAAGGATTTGTTAATGAGCAATTTACTTACTTTCCGCATGTCTGGTCAAACGTTAATGCAGATTGACGAGTACGAAAAAGAACATTTCGCTAAACCGTCTAAACTGTTGGAACGTTGCTTAAAGGTTATTCCAGGCGGCGAGCATTGTCAGCTAGATTTCGTTATGGCGTCTTCTGCTGACAAAACGGTCTCTGTTATCTACACGGTTGACGGAGTACAGGGCCATCGCTTATTACCGATTGAAGAAAAAGGTTCTTTGGGTAATTTGTTGTTCTTGCACGCAATCACGACAGCGGTAGTGACGGGTGCACTGGAAGCACAGTACGGTTTCGCGTATTGCTACTTCTACGCACAGAAGCTGGCGAATGCGGTAGTTCCAGGGGAACCAGAAACGTATCCGAAGTATATCGAACGTTTGCTTCCGACACACTTTGCTGAGTCTGACGACTATGAGTTCAATGCTTTCCGTTTCACGATGATTGGCGAAGCGCGCGATCCTGAAAACACCATTGCGCTACGTGCTGTTGTTCGTTACGCGGTAATTTCGTCTGACAGCGGAATGGCAAGCAACTTCAACGAAGTGTTCCCGGTTATGCAACTCGGTCCGTATATCACGTTTAACGCGTACGTACCGTTTACTTGTCAGTTAATCGGCCCGCAGGATAACGATTCTATCCTCCCGATTACTGAAGAGAAAGGTCTGCATATTCGTGACGCCGTAGAAGTCATCAACGATAAACGTTTTACGATCTCATCGAAAAGCGGCATTGCTGATGAAGAACTTGCGGTCGTGAACAAAATGCAAGTGATGTAAAATTATCCCGTTACCTTTGTGGGTAACGGGATGTCCTTTTATTTACTCGTAAATGCGTCTTAGACGCTGTTTTACACCTTAAGACGATTAATGGTGTTTAAAAAATAAAAGGTCGTCAGAATGCGATACAGCGCGTTTTAGAGGGTGATTTAATTAAAATATTTTCAGATATATATTACCTAGGTGAGAGAATTACGTAATACTCATTTATCGAATACCTAATTAGGAGCTATATCATGATTTCTGTAAAACACAAAAAAGCTATCTTCGCTGTTGTTATCGCTGTTGTTCTGGGTTGCCTGTACCTGGATATCGATAAAGGCTACGACACTTGCATCGACAACGGTAATTCCGTTGCACAGTGCACTGGTCGTGGTTAATGTATAAGGCACCTTCGGGTGCCCTTAATTTTTTATCTATTGGAGTATTTTTAAATGAAAACCATCAAAGACTATTTTCCGACCGGCATCAGTAGCGACCATTTCGTACCAGCGGATTCGATGGAAATTATCAGTAAGTCCGGTAGCGGTGAGTTTGTTATTTACCTAACTAATGTAGGAGGTAGACCGAGTTTCATTCTCCTCGAGCCTAAAGAAGTAAGTGTCTGTACGGTTGCTGTAAATGTTTCTTGCGGCCTTAGCTGGTTGAAGTCCAGGCTGTTACGCTTGCTCGTGGTTAATACTGACCCAGTAGTACGCTTAGAGCGATTAAAAGCAATGAATGAGGTTATCCTAGGTTTTCTGCTACATCCTATTTACGGTAACCCTAAAGTCGCAGAAGCAATACAAAACGTACAGTTAGCAGAGTGGAGTGATATTGACTACGAGCGTGCCTCTGAATTTGTATTACAGGCAGACGACAACACCGGTGTGTTCTCACAAACGTTGGATAACGTAACGGTAACCGCACGTGTGTTGTTTGGTCTGCAACGCGTAGAGTTTGAATTGAAACACGTCTACGTGAGCAATAAGCCAGAGATGGTGGAGACGTTGATTCGTGCGTTCGCTTATCCGTTAGACGGCGAATGGGAACAGCAGATTAATGAAGCGTTAGGAGCCATGCATTTCCTGGCTGAAACGTTAAGGAAGGATGAGAAATTGAAAGGTCGTGTTTATCCAGAACACGATTTTGTTTGTGAAGAATGTGGAGCACAGTATCAAATCCGTGTTCCTTTAACCGGCCTAACATTCCCGCAAGCCAACGTGCAATGTAAGGAATGTGGTCATGTTCAATACGTAGCGATTAAATAAAAGCAACCCCTAATCCCGAAAAGGATTAGGGGTACACTTTATTTATTTTCGCAATTTCAACATAGGAGAAAAGTTCATGAAACATGAACAGTTGTTTCAAAGGTTAAACGAGTTGTCCGTAAAACAGCTCGAATTTCAACGAAGGGTTAGTGAAATAGCGCAACCAACGTTAACTCAGCCCAAAGTTGCTTACCCAAGAAACACCCAGTTGATAGTTGAAAGGAGAAGTAACTGATAAAAAAACAAGGGGGTGCTGTCACACCCCTTATCATAGCTTTATCTTTTCGAAAGAGAAGATAAAGCAGTAGGGACTGCGCCAACAGTCCTTACTTGTCATCGCTATTACTAAACGTGATAGCACAATTCTAATTTGTTAGAGGCGATCAGAAATGTTCGACAGTATTACGCAAATTTTTAATACTACCGTAAACAATCACGCTCAGCAAGCGAGGTTTAATGAACGACTAAGAGAAGTTCAACAATTAGGATTAAATAAAAGATTAAATTCTTCCAATAATCCTCGAGTACAGATCTTCACCGAAAGGAGAAGTAACTGATAAACACAAGGTTCGCTGTTGTAGCAGCGAACCTTTTACAACACCATTACGTTTCCGTAATGGATTTCTTTAATCACCCTACAAAGAGGGCTTATGCCATGAACGATACGGTGCCAACGCATAAAGACGTTGGCGTTTCTTACAACGTTACTAAAGGTAATGAAAAATGAACGATTATCAATTACAGATGTTTAATGCGGCGATGCGTAACCGTGAAAAACAAATTCAGTTCAACCAACGCATGGATGAATATGTTCGTCTCGGTCTTGTTGCGGCACCTAAAACATCTAATAACCAGAATATACAGCAACCCTATGTAAGGAGAACTGGCTACTAATTAACTAATACAGGGGGTGCACTACCACCCCCTACTTAGTTCAGTAGTTGTCTTTCGTTCATAATTATTAGGTGACTTGTTTTTTTTTGCTTTTCGGGACGCATAAGGGGTCGTAGGGGGAGCCGAAGCTCCCCAGACTCAAAAGAGTTCGTCTCCCATACCGCCTGTAAAGACGTTAATCGACGATGCAGTCACTGTTTCTTCTTTATCGCAATCCCAAGGCAGAATGCCAACTTCACGGAAAGGTATTACTGTATAATGGTAAGCTTCTTTAGTATCGATAATTGTACGGTGTTTACCACGTTGTACTTCTAAGTAACTATGTCCATTGACAACACGTTTGTTAAAATACATCTCACCGTCAGCTTCGTTATCCAAGCTGGAGCAGTTATCGTAAAGACCGCGACCTGGTAAGTTCTTACAGAAACTTGCTGGGTCTAACGCTTTTAATTTTTTGCCTTCTGGTGAGATTTGGTGTGGTGCTAACAAGAAACCACGGTTACGTACTACCTGGATGTTTCGAGCGATACGATAAATTTCTTTAATGTCGCTACCGGCAATCCCGTTACCGTGACCTGCTTTACTGATAGTCCCGAAATAGTCTCCGCGAATCCCAGCTACATGATAACCTCGACGCTTTAAGTCCAGTATTAAGTCGTTTAAGTAGTGTATTTTAAAATCTGAGTTTGTGTGTTTCTGAAAGATGTATTCCCAACCGTTAGCCCGCATTTTACTACAGAGGTAGTCCGACATTTTTGTGTTGTGTAAAGCTTTCTCTTCGTCGGTAGCGTTTTCAGAAGCAACCATAACCGGTGCTTCACCTTCAAAATGGCCGTAGAGCGCTTGGTACGCATACGCCAAGTTAACGTCCAGTTCGTTCTCTAAACTTAAATCGAGAATAACCGGCTGCAAATCCCCTTTAACGTTTTCCATTACTTTTTCAGGTGTATTGAATACCGGAATACTGATAGACAACAACAGACTAAAAAGTGATTTACAGTTAAAGGGCAGTGCAGGCATTAACCAAAGTTCTTCGGTAATCCCTTTGTTACAACCCAGCATCTGGTTAATGGCTTTCCATCCGGTACGTAAACCGTTACCCGCTGCTTTCTTACTGATGGAGTCGAACACGTGTACGAACGGTGCACGGTTATCGGTAATAAGCTCGCCTACGAGTGAGGGAATCTTATTATGAGAGCGTTCACTGAACGTAGAGAGACTATCTCTGAGGTCGTTGAGCGCCGTTTGTAAATCAACGCGCGTTTCGGTTCCGTTCAGTGCGCCTAACGTACGACCTAATTTTTGTTTCAGTTGTACGCCTTGAATAGCTTGACGTAATTGGAAGTAGTATTGTGCTACTTGACGGTTAAGATGCTCGATGCGTGCTTCTGGTTCTTCTGGAATATCATCTTCCAGGAATTTGGTAATCGTATCGTATAGAGGACGTATTTGCGTAGTGGCCAACTTCAAACGTTTCATGACGTTTGTGTGGTCGTAAGGCATACCGCCGTCTATGATGGATGTGATGATATCCTTGATTTCGACGAGGGCGGCACGTTCGTCACCTTCCTCTACGTAATCAGGAAGCTTAGCCTCTAACAGCACTTTTCTTATGACCTCATGATCCTTCTCAGGGTCGGTCAACAGACTTTCAGTGTATAGTGTGGCTAATGCGGTTATCAACATCATTTTGTTATTCATGGAGCATCCTTAAATGCAAATTCGTTTTAGTCCACCGTGGGAAGTTCAGCCTAACATAGATAAAGGCGCTGCCGTTAAAAGTGTAGAATTGCTCCAGGCAGGGTTCTTTAACTGGTTATATGACTGTCCGAATGGTTTCAGTTCTATCATTATACCTGAAGTAAGTCGTTCTGCTATTTATAAAGCGTTAATGGCTCCGCCTGTGCTTCCAGGTAAATATTATGATCAGGTGTTACGTCTGGTCGAATCAGGCGAAAAGGTTTCCCTTGACGATTTATATGGGGAAACAATTCCTTGTCGCTTACGCTGGGTCTTTACCCAACGTGGTGATACGATTGTGGCGTCATTTGCAGAAGCGAAGTCCGGTTCGGGTTTTTCTTCGGGTGAAGACCACGCTGCGAAAAAGATGTTCTGCGCAGAACTTTTTAAATATATGCGTACCAAGACTCGCGTCGTGGATGACTGCTTCAGTACCTCAACGCAGTTTGCCGCTAACGAAGTGCTGACGCAATTATACGCATGTCATTTATCTCATTAAGGTATTAAACAAATGAAAGATACCCGAATCTCTAATTTAGAGAAACTCGTAGAAGCCGGTACTAGTCTGGCCCAAAACGTCATCGGCAACAACACCGCCAGCGAAATGTGGAATACGATTGTTGCAGGCGAGTCCGTACGCAGCAACGCAAAAGTGTTTGGCGCTCTGCGTGACGAAGCATCACAGCACTATGCCAACGCTTTTGGTGGCAAGAAAATGTCTCATGCTGCGACTGTCGCCTCCGCAATGATTCTGGGCGCAGCTAACCACGGTAAAGACCTGCAAGAACGTGTTGCCCAGGAATACGCTAAGCCGGAATTCCACACCAAGTATAACCTGGATATTGGTATCCCTGGTGCGCAAGGTGGTGACTGGGGTCGTGAGCGCATGGTTGTTGCTCAGGAATACTACAGCAACAAAGACTACGACAAAAACCTGGGCCTGACCTGGACCCTGAACGTACGTGCTCTGGAAACTCAGTCCAAGTTTGCTGAAACACTGTTCCCGACCATTACCGTTGACACCAACGATGTTGGTATTACCGTACGTACTAAAGTGACTACCGTTTCTCGCGGTATCATGCACGCGCTGCTGAGCAAAGACGTGGTTGAAGACCATCGTCGTCCGCTGCACAACGCACTGACTGACCACACCGTTCTCCAGGACGAAGCGATCAACATCGTTCCTTACGTAATGGAAACCGGTGAAAACCAGGAATACTTCGTAAGCGAAGAACTGGTTCCGAACGAAACCGTTCGCCTGGGTCGTGTACCTCCGTATCCGACTAACTACCTGAGCTTTGCAAACGACACGCTGAACCTGTTCCAGCTGTCTGCGCATCCGGGTATCGTTCAGGAAGGTTACGATGAAACTGATGAAATCGCACCGGGTTGTGCTCTGGGCAGCCTGCTGATTTCTGTACGTAAACCGACCGAAGAAGCGAAAGCGGGTAAATTCATCAAACTGCACGTTCGTGACATGCAGTTCGCAACCTTCCAGCGTCCTGCTGAAGGTGACGGCCGTGAACTGGTTCTGCAATTCCGTCGTACCGCGTTCTCTCTGAATGCGAAAACTACTGACTGGACTGGTGCAGCTATTCCGGCTCTGCAAGCACTGGGTCAGAACTCCTACACCCTGCGCTACGTTATCACCATCACCATGTCCCTGTTCACCAGCGGCCAGTTCGGTGGTAAAGTAGACATTTCCGGCCACAAACTGGAAATCGAAGGTCTGTACGATGCAACTGGTAACAAAGTTGATACCAAGTCTGGCACCGGTAAAGTTATCCTGGACGGCCTGAAACTCGAACTGATGGGCTGGCGCTTCGATGGTACTCGTACCAACGAAAACCGTCGTTCCCAGGGTCTGCTGCTTGACCCAATTTGGGAACAGGAAAACTACAAACTGCAATACGGTTCTCCGATTCTGACCAAGTCTCCGGTTGGTGTTGAATACGACGACACTGAACGTCTGGACGACCTGATCTCTGCGGTGAACATCCGTAACGAACAGCTGGCGATTACTCAGACGCTGTCTTACACCGAAGCAGTACGTAACGCAGCCGCTGCGATGATCACTCCGTGGGACAAACCGGCTATTCGTGGTCTGGGCCGTCACTGGGTTGCTCCGTGGTTCAAAGAGTCTGACTACAAAGTCGATGAAGTTGTTCAGTCTCTGGATACCAAAGAAGCGCTGATCAACGCTCGTCAGGGTCTGTTGCAGCGTATCGGTAGCCAGGTAACTCAGGCTATCCAGGATTCTCGTTTCATTCCTGCACTGCGCCTGCTGACCGCTGATCCGGACATTCTGCCGAAAGTTATCATCGCAACTGACGAACCGACTGCATCTATGCTGCTGCTGGTTCAGGGCGACCAACGTCTGCTGGGCGACCGTTATGAATACGAAGTCGTTACCACCAACGATGACCGCTGGCGTATCTACAACGCAGCTGACGATTCCTGGACTCGTCGTCTGCAATGGTTCCTGAAAGTTCCGACTGCGGACGATGGTTCCTACTGCGTACTGAACTGGGGTAACCACTTCTGGTCTCCGATCATGGTTACCAACATCAACATCCAGCGTAACGGTTCTACCTCTAAAGAACTGGCTGTACAGCCGCGTAACGCGCATATCTGCCACTGCCCGATCACTGGTCTGATTTGGGTTAAAGGCATCACCAAACTGGTTGAAGAAAAACTGGCTTACAACGTTTCTGTAGAACAGAACGGCCAGAAACAAACCGAAGGTGGTGTAGCAGGTAATGTTGCTGGCGACGGTAAAGACAAAGCTGGTAAATAATACCGAATAAAAAGTGTCTAAGCCCTTCGGGGCTTAGACCTTTTATTTTTTTCTTTCTATTATTTTTTGGATAGATATTATCAAAGGGAGACTGTCAGTTGGTTTAAAGGAGACTTTATGGAAAAAATACATTTAAGACTAAAGATATGTACCATTATTAAAACTTAATCTGGCCCCTACATGAACCGTCTTGATATTGATGTGGTACCCAGTATTACTGACCGTTCGTTGTATCAAAGGTCAGGACTACAAAAACTCATCACTTTTGAGAATAATACTGGTGTGCCAATTTACGTCACTGAAACCAGTGGCGGTAGCTTTATTTTAACTCCGTCCAAAAGCCCGGCTGATGAGCATGGGGTTGTTGTTTATGTAACGTATCAATCGTTCGGAAATCTGGCTAACCTGAACGGGTTTGCAGAAGTCTTACCAGAAAAACAATTCACTAAATTTTGTGCAGATTTAAAGGAGAAAGGAGAGGTCACACTCCGATACGTGGTTGACGATATCGGTGCTTTATTACGTGGGGACTTGGTTGTATTGAAGCAGCTAGGATTCGCATTTTCAATTACACCAGTTCGATTAGAAAGTACGCCACCGAGCGTAAGGCCAGGAGGTGAGAGAACTGAATTTACATTAGGTGTTATTGTTGTGCAGCGTTACGACGATCCCGAACTATATCGTTGGATTAGATTCTACGGAACGCGCATGGAAGTACAACCGATACTATCGCGGTATTACGAACCGGGTGTGTATATGGTAATCGGAGGAGGAGACAAAGTAGAAGGGAGTAGGATGATTCACTTCGAGTTCGATGACTTATTGTCACCGTTCCGTGTTTTTAAAGATAAAGAAACAGCCACTGCGTTTCGATGGCAAGAAACGTTACCGGATATTCACGAGATAAAGGAAAAGCTGGAAAGTCAATACAGAGAAAAATTAGAAAGTTTGGATTCGGCAAAAGACAAACTGGAAATAGAACACAAAAAACAACTACAGAATTTGGCTTTGGAAAAGGAGCGTTTGACTCTAGCGTATAAACAACAAGAACTAGAAGCAAAGTCTCGGGCAGAGGCACGAAAAGAATTCTACGAGACTCGTTCTTACATTCGTAAAGATGGGTCAGACCTATTTAAATCAGTCCCTGCGTATCTGGCGGCGGGTGTCGCATTTATAGGGATGCTAAAGTAAGGAGCGTGGCGTGTTTAAAGATGCAATCAGAAAGCTTAAAGAGGATGGCAAAATAGTACCCTTTAACCGAGCGATTGCGGAAGGTGTCGGTTATACACAAGCCAAAGACGGTATACACGAGCGTGTTCAGATTATCTTGAAACGTGAGCTGGATTATCATCCCGTTGATAATCCGCGTGTTCCTGAAGGGCTGGCTGTATTAGGCGTACGGTTAATGTCACCGTTTGAAACGTTCATCTATAAGCTGTCTCGTTCTGAGAGCAGCAGAATGGATAGACGCCGTGGTGTGATGTCCATTGCGAATACTGATGCGTATATGGTCATGTCAACATTCCGTATTCCAGGAGATTCTCGACCGATCTCAAGACCGATTAACTTACCCTTTATCCGTCGTGGCGGTTTAATGAACTACTACGGTACGACGTATCACGTTGCACCGGTTATTCACCAGCCAGGTATCTGTCGCGAACACGGTGGGGTATTTGTTAACTTTGACTTTAAACGTAAAGCCTCGTTGAAATTCTGTAAGCAACCTGTCCGTGTGTTAGTCAACGGCAAGAAAGAGGAGCTATTCTTACCAGGAACCAAAAACCTGTTCAAAGCGAAGAACGCAACACATCCTGATACTGACGAGAAACCGTTAATGTATTGGTTGTTCGGACGTTACGGATTTAAAGAAGCGATTAAACGCTATACTGGTGTTGACGTAGAAATTTATCCGTCGTTTAAGATCCCAGAACTCGATCTCAATGAGAAAGTTGTAATCAGTTCCGGTGAATCGAAATATAACCGTTCGATAATGTATGCGGTTGTCGTACCCGCAGAAGCATTGCCGAACGTGGATAAAGTCGGTTGGGATCAAAACGAGCATTTGTTGCTGGCCGCAATTGCTGCGTTCTTCAAAGCCGCTCACTACTATTGCAGTAAACAATCTATTAAGAACGGTAACGTCACGCCGCTCCCGCCGCTGTTTACCGCAATTAACGAGTTAGCGATGGAAGACGATATTGCTAACCTGAACTCTGCTCCGATTTGGCGTGAGATTCTGGGAAGAAGTATCGTGGGACTAAAACCTTCCGATATTGAGTTAGCACACAGTATGGCGAAACACTATACTGAATGCGATCGCTACGTTAACTCAACGTTCCGTGCAGAACTGAAGATGACCGATCCCGACATTCCAGACGATATGGATATGTTCGATTTCTTCTGGTATGCAACGAAACTGATGGTGCGTACCCGTCTGACCAAACAGGGTGATATTCCGTCAATGTACGGAAAACGTTTAACCGTAACTGACTATTTACTGTTAGGTGACCGTGGGTTTACACCAACGGTAGCGGCTATTCGTTTCCACCTGGGACAAACGGAGAATCGTTCGCCAGAATCCTGCGCGAATATGATTCGTAGCGCTCTCAATAAAGAAATTGTCACGAGTCTGGTGTTGCGTAATATCACTGGTAACGGTGGTGTAAGTTATTTCAACGCATCAACAGAGTCCATGGTACTAGGAGTATCCACACACGCAATCAGTCAAACTGAAACGGAATCTAAACGTAACAGCAAAGGCGGTAAAACGGTTAACCTTAACGACCGTACGAAACACGCTTCTGCATCGCACCTCGAATGCGGTAACGTTTATTACATTCCGAAATCGTCCCCATTCAAATGGGGTGTCCTTAACCCATACATGAAAACTAGCCGTCAGTTAGTGATGGTTCGTAATCCAAAACTTGACGAGTTAATCCAAGCAACCGAAGAAGACATTGCGAAGATTGGCCGTTAACCACGAAAGACGTATTAAGACCTATTAGGAGAATTAAGAATGGCAAGCTACAGCGAAACTCGTGAATTTATCTTGAAAGTTGTAATGGCTAAACAGGATCAGCTGTTGAACTATCTCGTCGACGCGATGAATGCGAAAGGGATAAAAGAAGATCCGTTTGTTAATGCAGCGTGCATTGTGGGTAACTGGTATCTGCAAAACCGTCGTCCTAATGACCAAACTAACGTTGCGGTTATCGAAACCTTTAAGGCAACACTCTATAGCCGTCTGTTAGGTTTAGGTCTGACTCCGTTGCAGCCGGACATTCATAGCGCGTTAGAGAAAGCGTTTGTGCTGGCGAATCAGCTTGCAGAAGAAGCACGTCGTGCTGGGCAGGGTGGCTTCGGTGTACGTACTGAGCCGGTTAACTTCGGTATTCAGAATTCGCAGAATGCGCAACCAACTGCACCGATTCAGGGTTCTTCTGTACCGATGGCCAGCTATACTCCGGCCGGTGTAACAGTGCAACCTGTACAACCCGCTCCGGTATTCGGTGGTACTCCGCAAACTCAACCGCAAACGCAAACACAGCCTGCTATTATCCAGCCGACTGTTCCGCAGGAAGTGATGAACAAAAGCAAGCCTGTGGATATGAATAAGGAAACGATGGATGATATCATTCAACGTGCTAACCGTCCTCACCATGACATTTTGCGGGTAGAAATTGTGGAAGACTATTTAGATCACGAGCTGAAAGAAAAGATTCAGCAAAACGTTGTTTCGCCGAAAGAAGCCAACACACGCGTCAAGAATTCTGTGTATGCAGAACATCGTGACTGGGGTGATAAGGTTAGTGAACTGGTTGAAGATAACGACAAACAATATTGCTCGTATGACGATGCGGGTATCATGGTGAAAGTCGAAAGCGAATACCGTCTGTATCCGATGGCACAGACTGAAACTTCTGCGGTGTATCTCCAGGAGTTTTATAGTTCGGTTCGCCAGATTATCGATGATCTCGATACCGTACGTGATATTGACGATATTGAAAAGCTGATGGAGCGTGTTTCTAATGACGTCTTCAGACTGCGTGACCTTGCACAACGTTTGTTAATGTACTTCCTCACCAAATCTGATGAGAATGAAACGTATCGTAGCGAATGTTCAGCGTTTACTCGTCGTTTCATTGCGACATTAACCGTGCTGGTTCACAACGCTATCTCCGTGGCATCTGCTTACGGTAAAGACGTTCCGGGTACGAAATTCGTACAGTTGGAATGCTGCCTGGATGACATGACCTACTTTAAAGAGACAGTGTATGGTCGTACCATCGGTGAAAATGGTGTGAGCAAGTCTGCGGATTACTTCCGTGAAATGTTCCTGCTGATCGCACGTTCCCTGCGTAAGCTGCACATTCGTCTGACCTGTGACAACAAAGCCATTGAACTGTCTCAGGTAACGTACACGATTTCTCTGCAAGCAGATTATCAATCCGCTAACGATCGTCATATCGTGGAAATCTCATCGTTTGGCAATAGCTTCGAACCGATTGTTTCAATCTACGAAGTCATTAACCAGAAAGCACCAGAAGCGTTCATTAAACTTAAGACTCCGTCTCATGTTTATTCGCTGCTGAGCACAGGTGACGTTACTGCACCAGTTCGCTATTAAGTTTGGATTGGGGGTGGAAACATCCCCATTTTTTTAAGGAGTGCGTATGGCCGCTTATGTTGATTACAGTAAAGCCAAGATAGAGCTAAACGTAATTGATACCGTGGAGCGTTTAAAGCAACAACTTTCTTTGGAGTTATATCAACTTCGCGTCCGTATTCACGAGCGTGAACAACTTATTGAGAAACGTCCATTATTTATCGACGAGCAACAAGTAAAACTTATCACTGCGGAATTAGAAGTTATGGCCGCAGAGAAACTGTTGCTCGAAGAACGTATCGCTGCTATTGGTTAATCACCACACAAGGAGAGCCTAGGCTCTCCTCCTTTATTTTTTATTCCCCAATTTATTATAGCCGCCCACTATAGCGAGGGAATGAGGAAATGATTAAATATGTTGTTATTAATGTAAACTACGAACGTAGCCCACGTTTTCGCTTCGAATTACCTGAAACCGAAGCAACCATGAAGTTTAATCGCTACTTTTTAGAGCATTCAAACACCAAAGTCAATCGCGGTAGATATTGGCTTATCTACCATAATGTCCGTAATGAGTTATTGGAAGCCGTTAAGAAATCAGGTCAGTCAGAACTGTTAGCGAAACTGATGGCGTTTGATAACGATCCTTTAGCGATAGGAATTATGTTAGACCTTGTTATTAATAAAGACCATATAGCATGGTCCGATTAAAGAAAAGCTACTCCGACCCCAGAAGGGTCGGAGTAAGCTCGAATTATTTTTTTTTTGCTATTTAGAGAGTTTCATCGGTGTTGTCATCTGCACCGGTATCCGTCTCGTCTGTGCCTTCAGTAGAAACGTCTTCTTCCGTCGCCGTATCGGTTTCCGTCGTTTCATCATCGGTCATGTCCAAGTCTTCATCACCGCCCAGATCGTCACCACCTAAGTCCTCATCGCCTCCTAAGCCACCGTCATCTTCAGTGCCGCCACCAAAGTCGCTGCTACCGCCGAAGTTATTGGCGTCTTCAGGATTCAAATCAGCCGCTTTTGCTAACGTTTCAACTTTCCCTGTTACACGTTTTGCCAACTGAATCAGTGTCTTAGATGCAGACGCAATTTCGTCAGAGATCATCTTAACGTTTTCACCGCGTTTCTCTTCATCGTAAATCAGGTCGAACATATCGTTCTCAATGCCCTGATTACGTAGCCAGTTGCGCGCGTAGAAGGTCTTAACCATCGTCTTGAGGTCATCAGGTGACATTTCAATACCTTCGTTCTGAAGCATATTAGCAATGTCATCCGTGACCACCAGATCTGCAAGTTTCTCGATAAATTCATAGCGTTTATCGAAGAGATCAGCTTGAGATGCTGTTGCAGAAGTATCAGGCGGCGGCAAGGTGACCTTCATACCGTTGATAAACTTCGCCATATACTCTGACGTTTGTTTTGTCATCTCTTCGCTAGATACATCCGGATTCTGCTCACGGATATACTCAACGATAATACGGATGAGTTCTGCTTGCAGTTTCGGTGAAGCTTGCAGACTGTTTGTAACGTAGCGCGTAAGCGGGGTTGAGAGGATTTCCTGTTTCTTCACAATCTGTTGAGTAACCAACAGCGATTTAGAATAAATCTGAGAAGCAAACTCCAGGTTCTCCGGGGTAAGTACAAGGTCAGGATCAACACACGCGATGTGACATGTACGGCGTAACAGGTTCTCGTCAATTTGTTGATCAGGAACTTTATACTCCGGCGTGGTATCAGACACAGACACTTTGTGGCTGGCGTAGTAATCGTTACCCGTCACGTTAAAGGCAATCCCCGCGTTAGCCCCCATTGACCAGGCGTCGTTGATATCGCCCCACATCGGCAGACGTCGATTGTAGGAGTTAAGGATATCTGATTTAACTTGGTCAACAGTTTTTTGACCGTTTGCATCATCTGGTGACAGCTCAATGTCGTACTGCATGTGACGTGCCGAGTTCAGTACAGATGAGTTCATCGTTGCGAACAGCAGCGCCATCCTGACAGTAGAGATAATAAAGGAGCGTTCAGTAATAGAAACCCCGATACCGTCTTCGTTAAAGTCCGTTGCAAAATAGCATAGGTTATTAACCGGAATGTAAACCACCTGAGTATGACGTTTTGCGAGATGACGCGCTAACAGAATACGACCGAATGTTTCGGTAATATTCATGCTGATTTCTGCGCCACCTAGTGCCTGACTTAATGCGCGAGCAAATTCGTTTTCAGCGATTTCACCACAACGTGCACTTAAACGGTTGGCGATTTCCGGGGTAATACGAGAAGTGTTCCCTAAGCCCAGATTAGAACGGTTAATGATGCTGTCCGTCATCCCGTCGTTGTTCAGGTAGTTCATAAAGTTCGCATCGCCGTACAGCGAGGAGCGAGCATTGATGAAGTTACCCATGTCATCTACGATGGTCAGATAACCGATAGGGTTACGAACGTCATCGCCAATTACCAGTGGCAGCGTTGACTCTGCGGGCAGTAAACGTTCGATGTATTCGATTTTGTTATTCTCATCCATTGAGATAATAGGAATATCACCGTACGTTTGTGTTTTCGGCGTTGACTTATACGCCTCGTTTAAATCGCCCAAGTTAATGAACCCTTTTTCAGCAGCGTCACGCTGACGGTCATCGAAAGATTGGTTAGGGTCGAACGGACTGCCACCGTTTGGTGTAGACGGCTTTTCATATGCGGCTTGCTCTAATTGCCCGTACAATCCTGTGCGTGCGTTCTCATGCGCAATACGACGATACAAATCCGGCAGCATGGTAATGCGCGGGTTATCGGTAATCGTGATTTCCATCTGGAATTTATCCGAGAACATCGAATCGTGCTTACCGAAATCGATTTTCAACGTTTGAGGACCAGTAACGGCTCCGTGTAAACGGTTGAGAATTGATTCTACACCAACTCGCTGCCCTTCTTTCGGCGCATTAATAGGCCCGAGAATACCGAGCTGTTGTTCGAAGAACGCCGTTTGAGAACGACGAATAGATTCAGTAGCGACCTTTGTATTCAGGCCGAATAATTGGTCGAAGCCGGTATCCGAGATTATCATCACTGGACTTGCGCCTTTGGTTTTTAACGCATCGTAAATCCACTGATATAATTTCTTAGGTAGCTGACGAATGTTATCGTGATAATCACGGGTCGGTGTCAGTAGCGCGTTACGCAGATCAATGGGGATGTCCGCGATGTTGTCGTAAATCAACGTCGTGTTGATTAAGTCTTTTGTTGATAGCAGGCTCGAAGTTGCAATAGTAACGATTGTTTCGAGTTCAGGTAACGCATCAAAGATACGTTCCGCATTTTTGATAGTACGAATACGTGAACTCGCAATTGCCGTGAGTTCTTGACGTGTTGGCGTAGAACCACCCTCGCTACGCGTACCGCGTTGTTGCTGAGGTGCTGGGCCCGTAGTTTTACGAAGAATTGCAGCTACGGCGGGGTCGCCCGTTAATTTACTAATATCGTCCATTGGGGTCTCCGATGCAGAGATTTAACATATTTCGTGAACAGAACATCGCGTTGGCGAAATCACTGATTATTAAATCAGAATCAATCGCACAACAGATGAATCTGGCAATAACCGAGAACGGCGGTTTCGTTTCCGATAACCGAAGTACGTGGCGATACTACCTGCATTTAGCAGGACAACGTCACGAATGGGATAAGCCCATTTACATAACGTCGCTCGACACGCAAGAGCAGATAGAATTAACGACAGCCAACCTGTCCCGTCATAAAAAGACCTCAAACGTATTTCGTTCGAACGGCGAGTACATTGAGGAGCTGATCAGAACGTATCCTGACTACGCGATTTATATCCGAGGTGTGTTTAATCCGGTGGATATAAACTACGCCATCCGTGTGGCCGACTGCTCTATCCTCTATTACGACAGTTCATTAGTGGAGTCGCAAGAGACGTCGCTGATGTCGAGATTGGAAGACAGAATAAGGGCAGCACACGTTCGCTATATGTCAGAAGGGTGGAAAGTTCACAACGATGCGTTCGTGTTAGCGTTCTACTGTATTCTGTATCCGCAGTTACCCGGCATTATTGGTTACATCCGTTCTTCTTTACAGCATACCACGGAAACGCATTCTTTTTACGTGACAGAGTTCTTAGCATCGCACCAAGAACTTCACGAGTTTATGCCGTATCTGACCCAGAAACAGAAATTCATTCTGTATCGGAATATTCGTTACTGGGAGCGTAACTCAGGGAAAGAGGAGATTTTTGACTGGCAAATTGATGCGCTACTGACAGGTTGGGGGATGCCTGCGGTTGGGTATAATGTTGCGCAACAGATACACGAACCGAGGGATGATGACGATTCCACGTTAACACCATTACCGATTGGTTATCAGCAATCGCTTAACTATACGGAAAAGGATTCTGGTCGAGATCTTGACATTGTAACGACGACGGACATTATCCAGAAGGAAGTCGCGTTAGCGTACAATAACCCGGCGTACGAACCAGAGTATCAGGAAGACTTAGACACCCGTTTAAGTTTAACGCAATACCCTAACCTGAAAACCAAACTCATTGAAGTGACAGCAGTCGATCCAGAAGCGATTGAGCGCTTCGAGTATCTGCATAACCTCTTTAACGAATGGGTACATCTCGTCGCGAAAGGGAAATACAACATTTACCACGAGATTCTTAACCCAACAAACGGGGATACCTTAAAGCTTAGCTCAAAAGAGTTATTGGCGCTGTTTTTGTACGCGGCGTATAAAGGGTATTCTGACGTTGCGTTAGAAGAGATTCCTGTGTTCAACGTGTTCGGGGTGTTAATCAAACGCTGGGTTTCATTCGATGAAATGGAACAACATTTAATCCCGAGCTGGGAAAACCGGTTCGATGCGTTGATTAACTATTATACCGATACGCACACAGAAGTCGTCGGAACGATTCTTAGTGCTGATGAACTTTACGACACGGTTAATGAAATCATTACCCAGAAACGTCGTCGTTGGCGTTATAGCCAAAACCGTCGGAAGATTCCTGACCGTGCAGCGGGCTTGATGCTGTTTAACTACCATTATCGTGACTACCGTTGCGATTTAAAACTGAACTACCGTAACTACGATGAGTTCTTTAAAACGTTTGGGTTAGACTATACGTTGGTTTCGGCGGAGACGTGGCAAGACATTGCTATTGACGCATTTAACACGGCGACTAACCTGGAAACCCGTGCAACGATTTCACAGTCTGAGATTCAGCGTGCAATGGTACGACTGATGACGAAGTTGTCATCCTACACCGTACATTTTGCTGCGCGAATGGGGTCAGATTCTTACGACGTTATGGACCCGCTCTGTCCTATCTTAGGGGATATCCCTATGAGTGGGGAGGGGTCGGTTACCATTATTGAACCCCTCTTAGGCGTACAGCAAGTTACGCGTCACCAGTATATGTCCACCGACACTGTGTTACCGGCAGCGCCTGTTATTAAAGAACTGTCGATGCCGCAGCACATCAAACTCAGGATGAACATTTACATGGGCATCCGAGTGAAAGTAACACAGCAAGTTGTGGTGGATATTAACGAGCCGACTACCGGGGTTGTTAAAGTGAAATCTTCGCTTGACGATTGGACGTTAAACGAACAGGTGAAAATTAACGATCTGGACGGCTTCACGCTTGACCAGCTACCTAAGTGAGAAAACCATGGCATATCGCGTCGACTTAACGAAAACTCCGAAACAAATTCTGGTAGATCGTATTAACTACGTTTTCGGGGTATCCTATACCACTGACAACATCGATTTTAACGATAAAGGTGTGCAACCGCTGACCAAAGACGACATTATGATCGAGCCTATCAGTGAGGAACTCGATTCTTATGATGTTCGCTTAGTCCCGAATCACTTATCTTTTAAAGGAACGATTCCGGTCGTATTTACTGACCCCACACCACGCACGTTGGCGTCTCTCGTGACGAAACTTGCGCTGGACGGGTTCCGCCCTGGAGAATTAATCAATGTCTAATGTCAAAGTTTACGACGGTAAACTCTCGACGGTAACACTTAATGCGATGCGTCTGGCTACCGCATTAATTACCGGTGCCGATGTGCAATACCCACAGAAGTCCACACTGAATGAGTTTTATAAGCTCATGCAAACCCCAGTGCCGGACGGTAAAGCACGTCCCCATTTGCAGTACATGGCGATTGGTAACCGTGGCCACATGGTCGACACATCAGACGTTGTTGCTGATGTTGTTCCTGTAGCTAAAGAACCTATCGCGTCCGGGATGTTTTCACGCGTTCCGTTTGTCCTGCGTACTAAAGACAACGATTTGTCTGATGAACAGCGTAAGAACTACGCTTTCCGTACTCTGGAAACCATCAACAAACGTGAGTATTGGGCGTACTATTTAAAACGCATTGACATGCGTGCAGTAAAAACTACCGACTACGACATTAAGCGTGAGAACGGTGTTGAAACTGTAGAAGACTTTGTCTATACGGATACTGAACTGAACCCGGTACCGAAAGTGTTGCCGGACTACGATTACGACGATGACGGTACCGTTGCAATTCCTGATGGCCGTTATGTGGAATCAGGTGCAGACTTGGTTATTCCGTGGACGGACTTTGACGTTCAGGAGTACATGAACGTGACCAGCATTATGCGCGGTAGCCCTCGTAGTTCGATTATCTCTGAACTGGCACTGTGCTCTGGTTTAGACCAGGTAACGTCCGGTGACTCTGCCACAGGTTCGAAGTTCAGCTACACTGAAGCTATCGGTGTACAAGCCCTGTATTACATTTCGATGTTTACTAACCTGGCGCAGACGAACGATAAACTGTCACTGACAATCCGTATCGGTCAACCTGCACCGTTCTTCTTAGGGACAGCGAATTAATGTTGATTCCTGAGCCGAGACTTCCCGATAAAATGGTCAGGATCGCGGCGATAGACCCCGGTACGAGCCATCTCGGGATGGCGGTGCTGGATTGGGAATATGGCAGCGACCAAGCCGAAGTGGTGTGGGCTGATACCATGCACGTATTAGACCCAACACATCCAAGTGCGTTTGCAGAGTGTGTCGGTAAACGCGATGATCGCTTAGTAAAACTCGAAGCGTGCTACCGTGAGTTTCTTCGGATTGCGCGTCCGACGTTTGTTGCAACAGAAACGCCGTTTATGCGGCGGGCAAAACTCTCCGCGTATGAGTCTGGCGTAGAGTTACAGCTGATGTTAAGACGAGCGTTATGGGACGTGTTTCCAGAGAAAGTCTTACACGGGTTCAATCCGATTATTGTAAAATCATTCGTCGGTGTGGAAGCGAAAGGAACGGACAAAACAGATATGTTTCGTGCCGTAACGAAGTTGTATCGCGACCACGCGTTGTTTGATATTACAACGTTGGATGAGCACAGTATCGATGCCGTGGCGGTGGGGAATATCTTTGTCAGGGTAAACCTGTTAAACTTGAATAGTCTCCTACCGCCAAAACAAAAGTCTGCTAAGACAGCAAAACGGCGGAGAAGACGTCGGAGGAAATAGCGATGTCGCAACCAACACAAGACGTGTCAGCCGCAATTCTTGACATTCTTATCCAAGCAGGGAACAGAAAGTTAAGTAAAGAGCAGTCCGAAGAACTGTCTAAGATTCTCAAAGACAACTTCGGTGACGACGTCTCTGTAGACGTAACGCGGTCGGGTACAAAGATTCTGTCGGAGTTACGCCCAACGCTTCTTGAGAACATTGGAAAGATGGCGGAAAACTTTCAGCAGCAAGCCACAAACGCTGTAGAAAGTTTAGGTGACGAAGTAAGCAAAGAAACGATGCTGACACTGTGGCCAAAACTTGCCGGTGCACAGAAGTTCATTATTGTTCTGCTTGCACTCGCCACCGTGGTCGTGACAGGCTTCTTAGCGTACGACACGCATCAGAACTATCCAACAGACAGTATGGAAGTGTTGTTTGTATCCTTACTTCCGCTGTTCGGACTGGTAGTATTTGCAACGTGGCCGATTAAAACATTGGCTTACAAGTCGTTGGAGATTGCTACCAAAGTTGTCGAGAAGAAACTTGAGAAATCAGGTCAGGTCGTCGCGAAGACGGAAACAAAGACAACGAAATAAAACCAACCTCTACCTTCGGGTAGAGGTTTTCTTCTTTTTATTTTACAATTTTTGATCATACTGTGAGACTTGAACATGGAGACTTATCATGGAACCACTACGTTTAATGACCAGAACGCTACTGATTCCTATCTGGGAATTGAAGCTTACCCCATTGCCTGCCTCTAATGGGGAGTTCATCGATTTTATTAAAGACGAAGAATTTGTGTTGACGGCTTTCCAGGAGACGCTGCATCGTTACTATAATGCGGTGCCTTTATCTGGCGGATTAGATTGCCCTGGTGTAGAAGGGAGTACGTCTGCGTTAATCGCAGAGTGTTTAGAACAGAAAGGAATTGGGGTTGGGAAAGGTCGGGTTTATGTGGACGCTGATAAACTGAGGAGTTACCAGATTGAGCTGACGTTTCAGATAAGAAGATTACTTACCCAGTACGGTCTTTTCTCAATTAACTGTAAGGTTGATGACGTACGGATGTTAGACCACGGTTTTACCACCACCCTCAAAACTTGTCGCGGTAAAAGATTCGTACAGTTTGCGTGGTGGGTCCCGGTATTGCGTGGTGAGAGAAAAACGGTGGAGGGGTTGTACGGCTGGGCGCTATGGAGCGAGGTTCCAGTAAATAAACTCGATGCGGTTATTCCAAAGCACCGAAACGTTCCGCTTAGCAGTTTATTTACTTCCGGCGAGAACACTACGTGGGCTGAATTCGTTAATAACGTTATGTCAATTGGGGAACAATAATGCAGCAGTTAGATATTACTGAAGACAAAATCTCCGCTAAATTTCCACAATTACGTGAATACATCAAGGACTTAAACTCGATACGCGAATCACCTGTTCGCATTACCTTAGCGGTAGAAGACGATATTACGCACGGTATTGCGATTTGGGAACCGGGTAATCTTATCTATTTGGTGGTGGCGGAAGGTTCTCGGCGTTTCGGTGTGGGTTCGTTCTTATTGCAGTACGTTCAGTTAAATTCCGATCGTCAAATGGTGACGTGTCGTGTCCACCCATCGAACATTGACGGTCTGTGTTTCTTTTCGAAAAAAGGCTACCAGATTGACCGTTGGTATATCGCCAGCGACTCTCGTCGGTATTTTCGTATGACGAACGGTAACGTTGTTTCGTCATACGCCCCGCCGGAAGAAGGATATTTGGTGGATTTTATCGAAAACACGCCCATCTTTCTCTCTGTTGCGGATAAAATTTATTAACCGTTGAGAGTCTAAAATGATACGTGTCGAGTATGAGACGCGGTGCTTAGAAGACAATCGAGCAAAAGCATTACGTTGTGTTGAAATTGTCCCCGCACACGAACTGGATATTCAAGCTGGTAAGGTTCGGGGCGTTCCGGTTAAGATCGTACAACATAGCCATTGTTCGCAATATAAAGAGAAAGCTGTCCCAGTAGTACGTTCCAGTAAACGAGAAGACTTTTCAGAACTCCGCAAGTGTTTTCAACGACACTACCGTCGGAGTAAATGGAAAGTGTTGGTATTAATGTTAGTCGACGATTTCATTAAAGACCTGGTTTGGGAAGAAGTGCTTAAAGAGCGTGGTTTTCAACCCAAACCGTTCTCGTATCACTGGGAACGTTTCAAAAAGAAATACCACGAGTCATTGCGTTGGTCTCCGAACACCCGGAATATGATGCCGCGTTTGGAATCAATGCCTTGGCTTCGTGTTTATCTCGATGAGGTAAACAGATGAAACGTCTTATTACTCCATTTCTAATGTTACTTTCGTTTTCTGTATTAGCGGATTTTAAACCATTCGATATCAGTCGTTACGAACCCGCTGTTCCTGGCGATAAACCGGTTGTGTTTAAAGCAGATGACCAACCCGTCACTGCGGTTCAAAACGATGAGTTTGCAGTGGTGAATTACGGCAAAACGGACTTATGCCCTGCGGGTGGATTTTATCTGGTGAACATCAAACGCCGAACTTATCAGTTTGTTGATCCAGGTAGCTGCTCTGCAATGGTTAAGGTGACGTTAGAAACCGTACCTTACACGAATAAAAACATTAATATACAACGTTTAACCTTTTATGCGGGTGATGAAATCACAGCACGTTATCCGTTATACGGGTATTAGTGATTAGCCCCCCACGGAGTTCGTATGTCTTTTGTAATTGATTTCGACGTTGGCCACAGACAGAACTTACTTAATCTCGTTAGTTATTGTAACAGCGACAGTGTACGGAAAAAGCTTTCGGCTGAAAAGGTAGACGTTACGCTCGTCGGTGCCCCAACACCGGAAGGACGCTATAAGGTAAAGTTAACGAACCGTAACGACATAAACGATGCGGTACTGATTACCTACACAAAGCTTCAACTGAACGACTTCCTTGAGATTCCTGCCAAGTATCTGGATTGGTTTGATTTCGAAAACGGTCAACCTAAGAACTACGATACGTGGGCAGCTTCCGCTAAAGTCGCCGTAGAGAAAATGTGCCAAGACCGAGGTATGGGATATCGCGCTTGGGACACCGGTTCACAGTGCCACATTGAGTTTGACGAGTCTATCGAACGCTATGTGGTTGTCTACGAGTGCGACTCTTTTATTTATAGTGCGAGAAACCGATTCATCTTACCCCTACACTTAGGGCAGGTGATTAACGACACGACATTAGACGGTCTTGATTACAATAACGAACTGAACAAGAAACCATTGGCGGATTTGGACGGTGAGTTAGAAGTGTGGATGGGTCAGGCGTTGGTTGAGACAGTGGTCTTAAGCGGCCTGGAGATGTAATAGTAACGGTGGGTAGAGAGAGCTTTCGGGCTCTCTCTACTTTTCTTTTTTTTCATTATCGACGGTCTTTATGGAGGTGACCATGAAAGAATATAAAATCGCGATTATCGGGTCTCGAGAAACACCGGAAGACGTTATGCAGGAAATGTTAGACACGTTACGGGAAGGGTTTCGAATCTTACGAAAGAAAGGTTACACGATTACCACCCGTTCTGGAGGGTGTTATAAAGGCCCAGACCAACTTCAGTTCATGTTAGCGCGTACCGAGGACGTTAAGAGCGTTTGTTATCTGCCGGATGAAAAGAAAATGTGGTTAGGGAAAATACACCCTAAGGTAGAGTTCCGTTATATCCCACAAGACGTGCAGTACCGAGCCGTTGTTGCTTCACTTCACCCAAACCCAGATAAGCTCTCACCGATTGCCTGGGCGTTACACGGTCGTAATCTGAACATCATCGCAGGTGACTGCTTAGACGAACCGGTAGATGCAGTCTATTACTTTAGCGACCACGACAAACACGGAAACGCAAAAGGTGGTACTGCGATGGGTGTAAAATACGCGAAGTCAATCGACGTTCCTTGTTACTACCATACCGCCGATCGGGATAAGTGGTTAGAAAGTCTTCGTTTATTATGAACTTGACTTTAACCGTTTTACAAAGGAAATCTCGATATGCGTCGTAGTTGGATTGGCCAACAGGTGGGACACGAGTCTCGCGATCGTACCGACTCTTCTGCCTCGTATGGCCACCAGGTCTATTTGGAAATTATCGGTTTAGTGAACAACCGGTTACACGATGCTAAACGTGTTGTCACCGGCAAAATGAAAACGATGAAAGAAGACGCTGACCGATTAGAAGATCGGTTGAAAGACGTCAAAACGTTTTCTGCCAAAGTGGTTCCTGCGGGCACCTGGTGTGCGCGTGTGTGTTACGAAGACGTTCCTGATTTAAAAGAATGTCTTAAGTTAGTCGATTCCGTAAACGGGTTCGAGGCGGCTGCGAAGAAATTCCTGGTTGTGACTAACCCGATGGCTATCGGCCCTAAAGAAGTTCACCGTAAAGTTGAAGACGGGATGTTAAAAGAGTTGAGCTACTCCAGTAGTTCAGCGATTCACCGTGCGATGGGGTATATCCCTAATCTGATGGGAACGGAAGTTACTGCGTATCCGTTAGCAGGAAACGTCTACGTCGTTACGCAGGGTGAACTGGGTAAAAGTAAGACCACGTTCGGTATCGGTAACGGCGGAATGTATAAAGACACCATTGCCGCACTCACCGAGCGTGAATGTCACCAGGCGCTAAAAGCGGTGCGTAAGATTGCAGACATCATGGAATCTCGCAACGCGAAAAACGGACTTTTTGGCTACAGCGGTATTTACCAAGAAGCTGAAAAGATTAAAGATAAAATGTACAAAGTCGATCGGGATGAAATCTCCGAGGTTAAACGCGCTTACAAAAACGTTATTAAGTTGGAAGACGCGGTGACCACTGCACTCGACCGAGTAGCGGATGGGTTGTTATCCTGGGTGAAAGCGACGATCAAAGCAAACGAGTAAATTATCATGTCAACGTTAGATAGCGACTTAGAAGTGCTTTGTGACGATTACGACCGACTCGTAGCGTTAGAATCCATTGGAGTAAAAGATAATTATCCGGCTATCGTTGCTATCCGTAAACGTTGGCTTTTGGATGATGTGGTTGTTGCGTCAGAGTCTGCGGCCATGATGCACCGTGCACAGTTTTTGTCAGACACGGAACCTGATAAAGGGATAGGCAAAGCGGCGGCGCGACTCACCGGACGTGCGGTTCGTGGCGTAAGTCGGGTAGCAGGACGTGCTGCCAGTGCAGGTGCAAAAGCATCCGCGAACTTTGCAGGTAAACATTCCAAACAACTTGCTCTACGTTTTGTGGATTTTGCTGAAGCTGCCGGTAAAGAAGTCATTAAGGAATTAAAAGAAGCGACGTCTAAAGCGACGACCTTAGAACGCAAACTGCAAAAGTTAAATGCACGTTTAAGTTTAATCGGTGACAAAGACACCTTAAAACCGGTTGACTGCGACACGGGAAGCTGGACGACCAAAGTTTGTTTAGAAGACAAACCTAACGTAAAAGCGTGTATTGAGTTCAGTAAGAACCTGAGCGCAATGGATGCGATGGTCAACGAGTATACCGTTAAAACGCGCACCATTATCGGTAAGAGCAAGAAAGTTACTGAGAGTGGCTTGGAGAAAGTAGGCCGGTCGACGAACTGGGCGATTAAACGTAGTGCAGGGTTGTTCGGTATTATCGATCCGTTTAAAACGGTGAAAGCGTATCCGTGGCCAGGTAACGTGGTGGTCGTTGAACACGACAACGGTAAGATTGAGTGGGCGATTGCCCGTGATGGTGATTTTGGCCACACAATCAAATCTCTGAACTTACACGAAATCGGTTCAGCTCTCGAAGCCGTTGAAAAAATTATCCGAGCTTTACGTCAGCGTGGTACGAAGCGACGTAGCGTTGGTTATACCGGTATTTACGATGAAGTTCAGCGAATGAAAAAAGAGCTGAAGTCGTTAGACGGTCGTGAGTTACGTGACGCTACCGTTCGGTATAAGAACGCACTGCGTTTAGAAGATGCGTTTACTACCTCGTTAGTGCGTGTTGCGGAAGGCTTACTGGAATGGTGCAGGTTGTCGCTGATTGAGGTTAAATAATGCGCATCACTATTATTCTCAAACCCGACAGTAAATACGGAAAGTTATACGGCGACCAGGTACTCAAACTGCACAACATGTTGTTCGCAGAAGAGAAGGTGCGTATTAGTCAGTTAACTGGACGTGATACGTTCAACCCCATCGAACGTTTAGAAGAGATTTGGCCTCAAGATTATCTCTGTGCGTGTGCGGTGGGTGACAACGAACAGCTTCTGGGTTTTATGACGTTCTCATTGGGTTCTTGCTCAAAAGACACGTTTGTTTACATCGGGAATTACTATGTGATTCCTGAAGCACGCTCTCAAGGGGTAGGGCGTGCGCTTATGGACAAAGTCCGTGAATACGGAAAGTCCAAAGGTTGTGGTTGGATGAGTCTGGATGTGTTAGACAACAACGTTAAAGCTATCTCCTTGTATGAGAAAATGGGATTCCGTACCGAATGCAGGGAAATGATAAAGGAAATCTAAAATGGCTGCAAGATTCGTACCGTTTCATGACGGGTCTAGATATACTTTTGGTGTAGAGCGTTACGCTGTGGGTTTTCGTCCTGGTTGGAGAGTGGTACGGATCGATAAAGCGTGTTGGTGTTTACCGACCGGTATTTTTGATTACTTTACGCCTGAAGCTTTAACGCGGTTTGTTTCTCTGGGTTCTCCCACGCAACGTGCTGCGTGGGAAAAGAATATTCGTTGCCGTTATTTGGGTAAAACACGAAACGCGACGGTACGCGGTGTTTATCACGTAGGAAGCCGTTGGTTACACGTTGAGCCAACACACCACCGTTGTGCGGTCACGCCCTTTAACGGTGAATATCACGGTCAGGTGTACACGGGGTTACATTTTGCGTTCCCGGATAACCCTGACCTTAATTATTTTCTGGCTACCCCGAAAGACGTTACATTAGCCACGTTCTATAAATACCTTTTGTTCTATCCTGCCTACGTCGTTGCAGAATACGAACACAAAGCATTTCCTCTGCCTTACGGTAGAGACAGGAGATTAGCAGGATGTTCTATCGAGAACTTCAGCAATACACCGACGCTCTCCGAAAAGCGACCATTGATGCTCACAACAACCTCAGAGATGTCGTTAGCGTTATAGAACAGTGTTCGGATGTATTGTATGCGGAAACGATTGAAACGCCAACCCGCGACGGTGTGAAATCGCTCCAGCTACACGTTTGTAGTAAACACGGCAGTCTGTCGTTAAACTTCCGTGTAGGTTTAGATTATTACATGGTTCGTAAGAGCTATTTAAGTTGTGACGGTGACCTCTATCCGGTTGTCTGGAACAACGATTATTCTAAGTTTGTTTATCCACTTGAAGAACACCGACGCACGGTTTATGAATTTGTGAAAGCTGTTCTCGAGGGGTTCTAAAGAGGGTATTGTGATGTCAGAGATGATTCTCGACTCATTACTGCTGATTACGGTGGCGTATATCAACAAAACCGGTAAGCTACCAAAGCGTGGGGTGACGATTGAACGGGAGGGGTTTAAGCACCGCTACCCGTTAACGAAAGTTCTCGATTTGGCAGCGCGGTTAGCGAAGATGCGTAGACCGACGTCAGACGCAGCACCGAAGTACGTCTTAGTGGTACTCCAACGTGCGATTTCTGAAGTTCGTCGTGCGCGTCGTCGTGCCTCGTTTCGCTTTTATCCAAACTCTACGCAACAGGTTGTGGGGGTCTATAACGAAATGGTTGTTGATTTACGTACCGAACACTGTAACGTTACAGGACTTGCGTATAACCGCCTCAAACGCATTCTGGACGACTCAGACGCGTTTACCACACCGCAAGAAGGTCAAGCGGCTTTAGCGCTTCTACGGGGCGCTGAGCTCGTTATTGTGGACACCGCAGTACAGGCCGCAAGAATGCAGCACTATCTTGCTAAGCAAGGGTTAGTTTTACTGTGTGTACCGTCTGCACAGGCTGCTAATCTTACCGCACCGGAAACGTCAGAAGTGTGGAGTGGTCCAATTGTTGACCATCAATAAAACCTTACCCCTACCTCACGGTAGGGGCGGGTTTCTTTTTTATCCTAAAATTTATTACAACCAATAGCTATTATGTGAACGCCGGTATGGAATAAAGAAGTATCGGTTTAAATTTTTGTGCGTAAAGGTAAAACAATAATGCTTAAGACAGTGTCTATTGATGGCCCTGACTTTTCTGGGAAATCGACGTTGTGCAAAATGGTAAAAGGTATGCTGGAATCTGCGGGGTTAAAGGTCTGCATCCGTAATCACCCTACGACGGAGACCGAAGCGGGTATCCGTGCACGCAGTTTAGTCATTCAGTCCGCAGCAAAAGCAAAAATTGCCGAAGCGATGTGCGACGATTTCCTTCACACATTAGACCATGTTGTTGACGATTACGATGTTGTTATTTTCGACAGGTTCTGCCCCTCTACAGTCGTTTACCAGGGCGTCGACGGTAAAGACGAAGTTTTCCGACGTAAGCTAACGCGTCATTTCCACGCACCCGATTTGTACGTTTGGACGGACGTGGATTACGACGGCGCAGTAGCACGCTTTAAGAAACGGGTAGAAGAACAAGGTAAGAATTGGGACGATGAAGTCCTTACCGTTAAGTATTTAAAAGACAGCCAAAGCTGGGAAGCGTTACGTGACCACTACCGTTTCGCACACCACATTCTCACTGAAGGCGGTTGTCTGCACCATTTATTACCCGTGAAGCAAGACGACGATTACCGTTTAAAAGCGGCTGAAATCGTTGCTTGTATTTTAGAGAATTAATCACACACCCCTACCTTCGGGTAGGGGGTTATTTAATTTTTTCTCAGATAGATATTACCTTAGTGAGATTACGCTGTAATCTCTTTACGACTTGTTCTACAGATTAGGATTAATTATCATGGCTTACAATCACAACTCTATTGTTTTAGCAAAACGTAAATTCGGTCTTCATCTTTCTTACGTGATTCGTCATTTGACAGCGAAAGACATTACACAGCGTGAACTTGCTCAGCTTGCAAAAGTTTCACAACCGGTTATTTCATCCATTAAGAACGATCATAGCGAACGTCCGAGTCTACCAATAATGATGAAGGTTGCTGATGCAATTCGTCTGAAATATCAGATTACGTTTAATTCCGTTAAAGGACGTTGCTCAGTAACGGTTCACGTAGAGTCTGCGTTGGACTACGTTGCAAATACGTCCCTTAAACGTACCGCGAAGAATATTCGTTTTGTTACTAACAGCGCAACACATTAATCAACCTAAAGGAGTATTATCATGGCACCGAGAACTAAGAAAACCGAAGTTAAAGAAGCCGTAGAAAAACCGGTTGATACTAAGGAAGCGGAAGTTAAGCAGACTGAGCCTAGCAAGAAGCTTGCGCTTATGCCGCCTGCCACAGAAATACACGGGGATAAAATCTTAAGTTACACTCCGCGCGCGAGTTTAACGATCGATATTTACCATTACCCAGTATTCGACCTGTACACGCTTGTCTGTCGACTCGACGATGAGATACTGGCAGTCGTGCCAGGCATCCACAAAGAAAAACTGCTTACGGGTTCAGTCATTAGCGAGATTTTCCTGCGTTTGATGTTTAAATCAGACGATAAGATGATCAGCCAGATTGCTAGTAAATTGACTGACTTCTTTGTTGAGGCTTCAACGTGGTTAGGCTTTCACCCAACGGCTTATTTCGTTTTCGACACCAAAATGTTGTATGCTGAAATGGGTGATAGTGTTAAGTATCCTATCTTGCTTAATGAAGAAGTCGTTCCGTTTTCCCTTACCAGTCCTAACAAACATCTTCGCTTTCATCCGGCGTTAGAAAGCCTGATTGAATACAATCGGTTGGAAAAATATTACGCTTATCATCGCATGTTCTTTGAACTTCTGCGTGATAAATTAAGAGGAAAAGTTCCAGATTCTAGTGCGGCATTCACTAGTTCTAAGCTTTGGTAGTTTGTAACAAACAGGGAGCTTCGGCTCCCTTTTTCTTTTTACAACTTTTTCTTTTGTTGTGAGGAAAGCCGATAAGGAGTATTAAAATGGTATATCGTAAAACGATAGAAAGAACCTCTTCTGATTTAACCGTAGGACGCTTAGCCCGTAGAGATATTCGCAATCCTCAACTTCAGGAATGTTTAACGGGTCCCAACGGTGCGGTGATTCGTGAAGCGCTGTGCAATACCGAGCTGAATACGTTCTCTTTACAAAAAGGAAAAACAATCCAAGGGTTTATCATCACAAAACACATTTACGGTGACCCAACGTTACACTGTTTGTATATGCATGAAATTGTACCTGGGTGTTTGAACAAACTGAGCCTTCTATTGGTACTTGACTATACGGGTTTTACGTACCTTAACCGAATTGCCAGAGGTGTGGAAGAAATTGCCGAGCTTAACGATTTAGGGTTTAGACATACCCGCACAGCATATCGTTTAGGTACACGTACGTTATCGGATGTCACTTTACCGACGAACGTGAAGAACGTCTCCGGCGATTTCTATAAAGACTTAACCGGAGCACAACGTGAACAGCTCATGATGTTGTTTGGCACTAGCGTCGTTGAAAACATCAATGCTGACCCTGTATCGCGTTCTCGACAAATAATGCCGCAAGTTGAAACATTGGTGGAGTTAGTGCGACACGTCAATCACTACACTTACGTTTGGATGGACGGTAATGACGTCGTGGGTGTGGTGCAAGTTAAATCACGTAATCTTAGTGAGTGCGAACTAAAAGCCATTGCGGTAAGTGAATCACATCGGGGTCGTGGGATTGGGCGTGCGTTGTTGTACCGTGCTTTACAGATTGCATCGACAACAGCAGCGCCATTAGAAATAGGGTGTTACAATAACAACCCAGCATTTAGACACCTGGCCGTAGATTTGTTTAAATTCCGTCCCTACGAGTACGAATTTGTTTTAGTGCGCGACGACGATGTCGTCAGTTGGGAGCGTCGGAAAAACCGCGTCGAGTTAGTGTTAGGCAACGAAATGTCATCGTTACAAGGCGGAATTAATGCATAAACCAATTATAAAGTGGATGGGTGGCAAATCGCGGATTATCGACACCTTACTACAAGTCTTACCTGAACGTACCACTTTCGTTGAACCGTTTGTTGGAGCAGGGTCAGTGTTTTTGAACACACGTTATAAACGTTACATTCTTGCTGACTCTAACCCTGACTTAATCCAGTTGTTGAATGTGGCAAAAGACCAACCTGAAGAACTTATCTTAAAGTCGAAACCACTATTCGAAGACGGCAACGATTGTATTAAGTATATGGAGAGACGAGAACTGTTTAATCGCGAAACGGATATGGCTCCGTTAGACCGGGCAGCGATGTTTCTGTACTTAATGCGTCACGGTTTTAACGGGATGTGTCGTTACAACGGTAGCGGCGGATTTAACGTTCCGTTTGGTCGCTATCCTAACGGTGTGTATTACCCGTTAGAAGAGATTCGTGGATGGGCTAAACGTTGTCAAGAACCGGAATACTTAGAAATTGTTTGTGAAGATTTCCGAACAGTTTTAGAACGTACACCGGAAGACAGCGTGATTTACGCAGACCCACCGTATATACCGCTCTCAGAGACCGCTAAACACGCACAATACCATCGGAAGGAGTTTTCCCAGGCCGACCATCGAGAACTCGCCAGAGCGCTGTTTAAGCAGGTTGAGAAAGGGAATAGCGTTGTGTTGTCCAATGCGGATACGTTACTAACGCGTGAGATTTATTACGGTTTTGAATGGCGTTCTGTGGAAGTAGGACGGTATATGGGTGCGTCAGGTGCTGCTCGTAAAACGGTAACGGAATTGTTAGGAGTGCTCTAATGCGTATAGTGGATATCCACGATTATCGTAATGACCATTTAGCGATTGGTGTCGAAGGGAAAATGGTTTCGTTAACCCGTGTACGCAAAGGGTTAATGGAAAAGGAAATCATTCGGGAATCTGAAGACCCCACCTTTATCATCCTTTCGAACACTAACCAGTTACAGGGTATCTTTTCAGGGCGTGCTGACGGTAAGATTTTCTATATGTCCGCAATCGTTGTGTTTGCGAAGAAGAACATCAACTTCGCCCAACTCAAACGTTTGTTAAACGTGAAGATGTTTGACGTTACATACCCTGCTAATGACCTAAAACGCCGTGATCAGTTAATGGCGTTTTTGGGTATGCAACCAACGTCAATCGATTATGACCTTACGATTACTGAAAAGCCGGAAGTGCGCACTGACTTACCTGACGTGGTCGACGTTGAATCCCTAACGTTAGAAGAGACGTTTACGATTCCTAAGGTTGTTAATGTCAACCTGGACACGCACTGTTTAGGGTTGTTAGCTGTAGGTGCAGCAGAAGGGTTGTGTTGTCGTAAAGACGGTAAGGTTGAAGGAATCTTAGTCTATTCGAAAATCAACGAAAAGACGTTTGCCACCGAAGGCTTTTTCTATAACGAGTGTACTTACGGAAACGCGCTACTGACCACGTATTTCCGTATTGCTTATCTGAAAGGCGCAACTGTTCGCCTCACGTTTCCATACACAGCACCACCGTCTATGGGTGGAGTTGAGGTAGAACCACTAACAGGCCACTTTATCTTTTAAGGATGATGAATGGAAATCAAACGTATTGTAACCAAAAACAAACAGATTGTTTACGTCGCGGGTGATAACGAATTCTCGGCGGTAATCAACAGCGAAAATGTGCTCGTTATCGGTTATCCGGGTAAAGTTATTACGCGCAGTCACCAACGTGTGATTGACAAACTTATCGCAAAAGCGAAAGCGCGTGACGGTGTTGGTTCAGTACAAACCCACACGGGGTTAACGCTGGCCCTCTAGTCAGCAGGTAATATGACCTCTTAACTGGAGACTTTAATAATGAGTGAGACTCTGGATTTTAATCAGCTCGAACAACACGATTTCGACCTCGGTGTTCGTGATATCGATGCTGATCATGAAACACGTTGTAAAGAGCTGTTTAACCGTTACGGTCAGCTCATCACCGGTGCATCTGACGACACCGAATTCAGTTTAGATGAGTTTGAAAAAGTTCTGTCGTGTTTTATCACTGACTGTCTGGCGAAGAAAGCGTTGCTGGTCGAACTGAACTTAGACTCCGTCGAACCTACTGATGCTCATGCTGTGTTGAAAGAATCCATTATCCCAACCGATGAGATTATGGACACTGTCGCAGGTATTCGCGGTACGTTTGAAACTGCCGTAGAAGAATACACGGAACAGCTTCGTGAATCAGGACTGACGTTGTGTGCGCCAGCAGGTGAATCATTACCGTCCGACGAAGAAACTGAAGAAGCGCGTAGTCGCTTAGCGCGTTATGTTATTACGTCTATCTTGGTAGATGATCGCGAAGAGAATCTGCTATAAGCTGCCCCTCTCTCCGTTTGGAGAGAGGGTGTATTTATTTTTACGCGTATAGCCGTAGTTATGCACAAGTAAACAAAATTAATTGAGGAACAATCTGATGTGGTTAAGTGCTATTCACCGTGATTTGCCAAAACGTGACGTGTCGTTTACTGTTGAGGACGCACCGATCACGGTAGGTGTCGCTAAATTCGAAAGAATCGAAGAAGGGCAGTTTGTTGTAATGGATGACAACGACAACGAATTTATGTTGTATCATCCCGAAGTGGACACCTCTGAAATTTGTGACGGTGTTCTTTTGTTGTCCTGGCAAAACCCTGAAACCAAAGAATGGAAGTGGTGCGTTGCTAAACCGACAAATGAAGCCGGAACCGCATACGTGTTTGGGGAAATTTATGTCGAACCAGAACCACACTAATTTCGATATAACTTCAGCATTGTGTTGTTAACGGTCTAAAAAATTTAAGATATATTTCATCTATGTGAGAATTCTCACTTAACTAAATGGAGTAATCTAAAATGGCTAAGATTTACATTGTTGAAAAACGTTCAGGTAATGTTCTTTCTTATCACGAAGAAGGTAAACCCGAAAAAGTTAAAACGCTCAAGCTTGAAGGTTTTGATGTGAAAAGCCTGCGTAAAGGCGTGAAGATTACTTTCAAAGGTTTGATTCGTGCAGGTAACTTACACATCATCAAAACAGATGGAACGATGGTTGCGTTAGCACCGGCCACCGCTGCGAAAACGACAGCCGGTCGTGGTTGCTACGGCAGCAGTCGTAAGTTTTAAGCAGTGCCCCTCTCTCCTAGCGGAGAGAGGGTACTTTTATTTTTCTTCGAGGTGTGCGATGACAACGGTATTGGTAACAAAGGATTACATTTTAGCCGATCGGTTGGTTGATTACGGCGGTACAGTTAAAGAGCTTCCTAAATTACACAAATACAAAAACAAATTCGTTGTTTACACTGGGGAACGTGTATTGGACTCGGATCTCTGGAAAACGATGATAATATCCGCAGCAGAAAAATATTTGATTGAAGAAAAGCGAACTAAAGTTGAAGGGATATTTAAAGATCTTATCGAAAAAGAACGACTTTTCGATCAGGTTATTATTTTTACAGCTAAGGAAACGTTTTGGCTAGGGTTGGTAGCAGATAAATTTGAAGCCCACACATTGAATAAAAACACAGTTTGGGCATCGGGTTCGGGTCAAGGTTTTGCCCGTGCAGCATGGGCGTCAGGCATAGCCGAAAAGAATATCGTCCCCTTAGTAGGTTCGATTGATACAGCTTCATCACAAACGTACGACTTGTTTTACAGGAAGCAGTTACGATGAAAATAAATGCGGTTTTAATTGGCGATGAAATATTCGTGAATACAAAAACACAATATTTGTGTTACGAAGGTATTACTGTAATAGACGACTATTACAGTAAATACGGTTGGTGGATTCCGTCACCTAACTCTTTGCGATTAGAAGAAGCAATAACTGCCGAAGAAAACAAACTGGATGATGAATGGACTTATATCAGCTCCGTAATTGACGTTAGCGGACGAATTAAAGACGTCTTCTGGGCTAAAAGTATAGGGTGGCGTGTTACGCTACATCAAGCCACGCCGGTAAGATTGTTGTACGACCACACTGACACATCGGAGTTAGCGTTTACCATTGAGACGCTCTCAGTGCGTAAAGATTTAGATAACGTAGGTAAAGGGAAGTGGTCGATTGAGCGCGTAGAGGAAATTCTCAGCCACTTTAAAGCCAACAACCGATTTAAACGCTGGTGTACATTACCTGAGTTAGTAGAGGAGTTGAAAAAGCGGGATTGCAAGCCGCTACCTTTTAATCCGTAACTTTTTACGAATGCAGCTATTTTAATGATTAGGAGAATATAGAGATGACAGCAATACTAGGTGTAATGGCAAGAAAAGCCGACATCATTGAAACGTTTATTGAACAATACAACAATTCACCGTATACGCGTTTTAGATTACATAAACCGAAGAATAGTACAGAATGGGTTCGTTGGTTTAGGATTTGGGATAAAACAATAAGTAAAATTGATCCGTTATTTAGAATAACGGTTGAACCTGCTTATTGGATTGTAATGGAAATTTCGCTATTACGTATTATCGAAAAACGTCCGATTGACACAATGACGATGTTTGGGAAAGATACGTATAAAATGTTGACCAACGGTTTTGTGGGTAATGGGGAACACACGTTGTATCAAGCGATGCTGGAAATGTGTTTGTTCGATTTAGTTACTTACGAATTGGGGATTTCAAAATGAATTGCTTCGAATCTAAAGAAATTGTTGAGTTGTTTAAGCAGCGTGAGAAAACAACATTCCGTGACCTGTACGATTCCGATTATCGTCCTCTGTTTGCGGTATTGTTGAAACTGGATAAAGAACCCGAAATCGCATTAGCAGAAGTTCAGCATCATCACATCAGTTTCGTGTTAACTGAAAACAAGGAACGTTGGGTAGATGACATACTGGGTCGTATTGCGCTTTTGGAAACACCGCATCGTTGGGAAGTGGTTATTCAGAAATCGTTGTTCCCACGGGAAGACATTTTCAACAACTATCGGCCGAAACAGTATTACAACCACGACGGGTCGCCAAAACGTGCTTTCCTGGCACCGCAACACTTCGTAACTTACGTAACGTTGCGTTATAAAGACACCGTGGTACCGTTTGACACCTACCTGGAAATGCGCGAGATAATTTTAGGGAAGAATCCAACATGATTCAATTTTCTGTTGACGCAGAAAGACTGGCGTCATTTAAAGAGCGTGCTCAGTCTGCAACTAAAAACGGTTACATTGAGAAAGGTGTTCGTGATACCTGTAAACTAATCAACGACCATCCGCACCTGGCGACAATGTGGAGCTGTGAAGGTCACGGTATGTATTCTAAGTCACCTGGAAATCTGCATATCGTTTTTGCAACAGACGCTATTGGAAGTCAGATTCCAATGCAGGTTATGTCCGAACTTGCAAAATCGGATTTACCTAATTTTTGGAATCTTAGTTTGTGTCGTCTTTATATACCAGATTCATACACGGATTTGGTATATCTTGAACCTGACTATGGATTAAATACCGACGACACGTCTTACTGGTCTTGGAAAATCGGATACATGTGCTTGATTAATCGGCCAGTATTAATTGAAGCACGTCAAGCTCTTTACAAAGCATTTCACACAGTATTAGTTGAGAATAAATAATGGCTACCAAACAAAAGAAACCTCGTAACAAAAAGTATAACCCGAAAGCGGCTGCTAACCGTACTGCGCACACCATTGCTGAAAATGCGTTAAACCGCATTACTTTCGTCGGTAGCTCTATTCGTCCTATCGGCCCGTACGCGGGTCGTGGTTTCCAGTTTACAACGTCACCGCGTATGCGCATGGCAGCAACTGATATGTTAATCGGTGGTCTGTTTGACGAACCACGTAACTGGAAACTCTGGGTTGCGCATCTGTACGAAACGGATAACGGTGTACAGGCAGAAACCGTCGTGGCAACTCTTGACGACTACACGTTAAGTGATTTCTGTCAACACGGCGACAAAATCATCAAGTCGTTACGTGAGACAGAAGAAAACTACTTCGGTTATGCTTTCGTTGCTGCACCTAACGAACGTTATGATTTCGACCAGGGAGAAGAACGCTTACTGGAAAACTTCATGCATTCTGGACTGTTAGACAAATCCTTACACTTACCTGAAGAAGAACTGATGGTTACGCGTAAAGATATGGTAACGTTGCTGTTAGCCGACCGTGGTCGTTTTGATATCACCGAGCCACATGTACGTAAGGTACAGAAACTCGTGGATAAGGTAGACGAAACTGACCTGGACACTAATGAAGTCGCAACACGTATTCAAAGTGTAGTAAATCAGATTGAGGATTACTAAACGTGATAGCACGACTTGTGGGTTGGTTTAAGCAACGTCGTGCAAAGGCGGTCGAATGGCCGCCTATTACGCATGACGAGAAAGTGGCTCTTTTTTTGGGGTATAACAAAGACTTGGGGAGATTAGGCGAGTTAATGCACTTAACGGAACGCCAGGTTTTTGCTAAGATTTCGAGCAGCGAGTTGCGTAAAGAAGTAATTCCGCACCTATCCTTTTTAGGGCAGGTTTATGCAATGACGACAGAGGAATTTTTATCAACCCAAGGTAGCGAACGGCCACATATTCGGTTTTCCGTCGTAGGTGAACCTGATACGGTAGGTGAAATCGATTTTAAGATGCTGTATCGCAGAATAAAAGATGATGGGTTTATACATGTTAAACGACTATCAAAAACTTCCGTGGTGATTTATCATCGCACTGATCAGGATTTGTTAGGGTGTGTTATAACGTTAACAAATTTACATAGTTTTTACGTTGATTTACTTACAGACTTTTATCCAGAACCTTGGTGCTTTATAGATGAAAATAAATGACGGGTATATCATTTCAGCAATCGTTTCAACTGCGTTGATTGTAGCGATGTTGATGTTCTACGTTAAGACGTCTGACGAATCACGTAAAGAGTCCCTTTATCGTGAATGTATGTCAGGCACTACTGTAGATAGCCCACGTTATGCTGAAATAGTAATGGCGTGTACGGAATACGCTAATCGAATGGGAGGAGGGAAATGAAAATTTGGTTGCCGATTCTAGTTTTTATCGTTATTGCAGGTGCACTAGCAACTGCTGAGTACGACTCTCGTACGTTAGAAACGAAACGTGAGTTGTATCAGGACTGTATAAAGGATTATACGCCGGGTACAGAGCTTCATGCACAAGCTGTAAAAAGCTGTGCGTTGATGGCTGAATCACAGACTCGGTCCTGATGCGTATCTGGACGCTACAACTCGCTAAGTGGCGGTTAGCTAAGCAGAAAGGGTTTCACGCAATGGATATCACCGTGAAGTCAGGGCGAAAGGAACTCGCCCCCGACTGGGATTTCCTAATGGCGTATAAATCTTCTGCCAAGGACGCTGTCGCTGAACGTGAGTACACGATAAAGTATTTGTACAAACTCGAACGACTGTTAGATACTGACGCCGAAGTTTTAGTGTCGTTACTCAGACACGATGACTTGGTTTTGATGTGTTACTGTCCCGCAGGTAAGTTTTGTCATCGCCACCTACTGGCGAACAAACTTCAAGAAGTGGGAATGATGTTCGGTATCGATGTTGAGTTGTGTGGAGAATTAACCGAATGAAAGTAAAAGCGGAAATTGTTAAAACATCAGCAGGGTTAATGATGTCAGCTGAAGGTTTGTTGTTGAAACTACCTTGTTCTGATTTCCGAGACCCAAATAATCCAGGGGCAGCTTTTGCACGTTTGCTGAAACGACGTATGACCGTTTGCGAGGTCTCTAAACCCCTTCTTTTAGACGACTTACAAGAACCTACGCTACACAAAATTTTATTTAGTGCTGGGCATCTAACTAACACCAAATTGTTAGTCGTTGATGGTTCGGTCGAGTTTTACGGTAAAATTACCCCAGGAGGTTTTAACAACGAGCCTGTAAGGATGTTTATTCAAGAGAACGGCTATTTAGATGTAACACCAAAAATAGTTTATTATAATGATAAAATCTCTCTTATCCCTACTTTTCTACTCGACGTATCAAAACCTTCCGAAAAACACTAACCGTTCTTGATTTTTAACTACAGAATAGTTTCCTACCGCCCGATTCTATGGGCGGTAGGTGTTTTATTTTTTTTGATCTTGGAGGGTTAAGTGGCCACATCTTACGTACCTGATTTGAGTCTGACCTCAGCAGAGCTAGTGGTCGCTTTAATCAATCATGATAACGGGTTACAGCTTACACTAAACGAAATCCGTATTAGCGGAACTGTAACAAACCCATCCCCAACAACTTCGCGACGTAACACTATCACCGAAATCAGTAAAATCAGAAAACCGGATGGTGCGACTGTTGTGGTTTACTACGACAGACTCGATGCCGATGAGGTATTAACGTCCGAACCTATTTTGATTTCGTTAGACGGTACCGAAGCGAACATTCGTGATGTTCTTAGTGTTGTAAATGAATACTGCGGTACGAACTTACAACCTGAGGACTTACGTGCCTCAGATATTACTTCAGGTAATGATCCTATTGCTATTAACGTTGCTGACGATTCTCCTGCCTGGATGAATGCGTTTATGGTGACGTTGTTTGATAAAACCGAACGTGCGTTAGCGAACGAAGAAGATGAAATCTTCTGCATCGGTGACGATAGCGTTCTTACATTCGAGGTTACAGATGGCGACAGCACTGAAGAAGACGAGACTCCATGAGCTTGAAAGCTACGCAGGCACACCCCAAGGCGGGGTACTGCTGTATAGCAAAGACAATAAAGAATATAAAATTGACGTTGATAAGTTAGCCCCGGTTGCGACAGTCACCACGGTTAACGGTTCGAATAATGCCGCCACGATGGATTTCAATACCAGCACTGACATTATTCTGGTGTTAAACGATCCTAACACTACAGTGACGTTCGCAGCCCTTACCAACGTTGCGGAAAATACCCGTTTCGAAGTAATGCTAACGATTAAGCAAGGAACAGGGGCGAATAAAGTAACTTGGCCTGAAAACGTTAAGTGGCCTCACGGTGCACAACCGGTTTTATCCTACGCGGCAAATGCGGAAGACACTCTGTCGCTTTATACCCTTGATGGGGGTGCCACCTGGAAAGGTTCTCTTCTTGCAGCGGGTTACTAAATGAGAAAACATTTTCAGCGTCACGCGATTAGCTACGCGTTATCGTTAGCTTACGGACACCAATCCTTCGTTACCCGGAATACGGGAACGACTCACGACGCGCACAACGAACACTATATTCAAAACGAAGAAGGTGTTCTGTAGAATAACCGTCATTTCATTGCTGACACTATGGCGGAATACCAACCGAACGGGGATGCGACGACCGAGGGTCAGTCGTTACACGTTATCGGTTACTGCCACATGTATATCGCAACGAAAGACGAAAGATGGTTAGATGCGGCGAAACACGCCTGGGATGCGTACAATACGTACTTCTACGCCGGGCAGCCTATTCCAACCACACCCCAGCGTCGTATTTGTAACTGGTTGGTAAACGGGAAAGAACCGGTATTAGCACATTACCCAATAAACCCTACGGAACCTACCCAAGGTGGGTATAAAAGCGTCCCTGTAAGGTTTACAAACGGACAGTGTAAAATACCGCATGGTGCACCGTTCTGGGGAGAGTATTTGGATACCTTTACGTTTGCGCATCGTGGTCACCCTGCCTGGGAAGCCATTAACGCAGACGTACAGATTATCAAGGAAGACAAAGAAGGGTCAATTAATTGGGAAGATGTTTTAACTCACGTTATTACCAATCCTGATAAACCCTACGAGGCCATAGCCTGGGTCGATTGGCCTACGTTGTTAAACAACGCTACAGGGTACACCCCGCTTTGGGGTGGTAGCGCAACAAAAGGCCCTAAATACGACGCTGACTGGATAATTGCCTGGACAGGTAACAAAATCCAGGATAGTGAGATTATTGAGACAGGATTAGCAGACGCTGATAAAGGTACCGTACAGTTAAAAGACACGCAGTTAAACGGTGTCTATTTGATTAACTACGCGGTAAAACTGCCTGTCGAACACGGGGGTTACGAGTTTAAACGTAACGAACCGTGGCACAACCGTCCGGTCCACACACCGTTCTTAGGGACGAAAAACCAATACGGCAACGCTGCTGATGCTGAACTGTGGTTTATTGACGCCTGTTATTTGCTGTGGCGAATCACGGGTGAAGAGAAATACAAACAAGCATTAGACTGTACTTTCTACACAGCACACGAGTACACGTATATTGATGCAGTAGATAAATTCTTCCGTCGTTCTACCGCTGCGGAAACACCGTTTACGGATGGTATTTCGTACGACTTCAATTACCCAGACACCGTAAGTGCTACCTACGGCCGTGATGAGAATGGGGATATTACCATCCATGTGCCTGAAGCGGCACAACACTTTATGGAGCAGAAAGCGGTTCGATTCAGGATTAACAAAGACTCCAAACTACGTGTCACGTACGGCGGGGTTTGTAAGAACGGTGATCCTGTCTACTGCAAAGCAATGGTAAACATTAACCCTGCGAAAGGTGATACCGAGGAAGTAAACTGGTACGGTTTAACCTTACCTCGGTCTACGGTAAATGCCGTTAAGCAGTACGATGTTGACTTAGGCCAACTTGCTCGTATTACCACCCCAGAAGGGGAAGATTACCTGATAGCTGATGACCGCGCGTGTTCGGACTATGGTGGTTGTACGTGGGAAGAACGTTTTGAGGACAGCATTTACGACGGTCGCGCGGGTACCGTTATAGAAGCTGAATTTCCTGATGACAGTGCCGGGTTTATTATCGGGTTCTGGTTAACCGCTGAAGAGAAGGTAAAACCGGTTTCTATTGTCTACCGTGCGGACGCGGATTTTAACCTGCGTTTAGCTGACAGTGATAACTGGCGTTGGTGGTGGATGTTACCCAACACAAACAACGAATGGCGTCAGGTAACGTTAAATCCGGATGATGCTACACTTTCCGGTTATCAGCCAGACCACACAGACGCTGACCCTAAACCGGCAGCACCGAATTTCGATAAGGTGGATCAGGTCACGATTCTCCCTGACTCTACGGTTGACCATGCGCACTTTGCCTACTATTGCGTTAACAATGTTCCACCGCTCTTTAATAAAGACGACGGTTATATTCTCACCTTCCGTATTGGGTTACGCGGTGGTGGAGAGTATGATGCGAAGGTCGGCGACTGTACGATCAAAGATTACCGATTAGATTCGTTAGCGTATTGTCCGGGTACGATACCGTTCTCCAACAACTATTCAGAAGGTTCAGAACAGTTAGGTGCCTGGCACGGGATGCCTTATCCGGGTTATCAGTATCCGTTTATGTACACTATCCACAAAGACGACCGGTATAAGCTGTGGTTAGATAACCAGATTCAGTTCATGTACGACTCGCAGTTGGCTTACCAACGGCAGCTCGGTGAATTAGGGCCTGGTTGTGCTGCGTATATTTGGAACCGTTGGGACAACTACACCTACGGAGAAGCGGATACCTGGACAACGTTCCATTGGAGCGACGACCATCCGTGGCCAGGGTACCAACCGCGCGCGTTTCATGCGGCGTGTCGGTGCTGGTACGAACTGAAACTGCGAGGTAAAGAGGTTCCTGAGGCGTTAACAAACTATATTGAAAACTGGGTGAATTGGCTAGGTGGGTTTGTGGATCGGTTTAACGGACACACCCCTAACGAGTTCCCTACAGCACCGAATAAACCCGTTTGGGTGGAAGATGACTTCAACGCACATATGTGTGCGTTGTGGTTAGCAGGGTGTTGTTGGGCGTTACTCGCCGGTGCAACGAATCCGAACTACGAAAAAGTGGTTAATGCGGCAATTAAGGAGTTAGGTGAAGGGTTTACGATTACCTCAATTCCGAATAAGCCGATTAACGGGGCGTGGTCTCCAGCCGCTCGAGAGTCTTCCGATAACGGTATGGCTTTTGGGTTCTACAGTGGGGAAGCGTTCCGTGCGTTAGGTCTCTACGTTACTTACAAAACCTACGGGGCCAACGCTAATATTTATCGTGACTTAGCGATTAGTGACCACAGTCAAGCGGTCTTAGACGTTACGTTAACGATAGAAGACGATGCATTAAAACCAGAGCAATAATAACCCGCTTATAAAATATTGGGGGGGGGGTAAGCTACTCCCCCCGATCTTTAGCTCCCGATAGAGAACTTAATATCATGGCAAAAGCGGTAAAGAAAATACGATTACATAATCTTAGACCATATACCGGTGATATCGGTGAAGGCGTTTTACTTTTCTCCAAGGATGAGAAAGATTATAAGTTACCAGTCCGTGAGATCATTGCGGATATTGACACCGTACGTAATGCGGTGGCTGAAGCACAAACAGCAGCAACACAATCACAAGAAGCTGCAACGCAGGCTACACAAGCAAAGAATTTAGCAGAAACCGCAAAACAACAAACTGACACCGTTGCGGCGACGGTTGCTCAACAAGCGCAAACTGTAACCGAAAAAGCAACTGAAGTCGGTACAAAACACACTGAAGTGTTAGCCGCGAAAACGGCGGTAGATACCCAGGTTGTGTCCGTTAATGAGAAAGCGCAAGCGGTAGCGGCAAGTGAGGCCAACGTCACACTAGCAGAGACTGCCGTTACGAAGAAAGCAGAAGCCGTCGCCACACAAGCCGGTCAAGTCGAACAGTCGCTTACAGCAGTTAACGAAGCTGTCGCGTCGGTAGAGTCGTCAAAAGCCTCTGTAGAAGCTACAGCAACGCAAGTTACCACAGACAAAGAAACCGCAGAGAATGCGGCAACGCGTTCTGAGGCAGCCGCTAAGCGCGCAGAAGAAATCGCTGCAAAAGGTAACGTTGATGCATCAACGACCAGTAAAGGTATCGTTAAGCTTAATAATACCCTAAGCAGTGACTCTGTTACTGAAGCGGCTACGCCGTCAACGGTTAAGCAGTTAAATGAAGATTTGCAGTTAAAAGCAAACCGTCACAACCCAACATTTACTGGTACGGTAAAAGCACCAACTCCTGCTTCGGATTCTAACGACACGAGTGTCTCAACGACTGCATGGGTACGACAAGCGATTGCTGAATTAGTGGATTCTTCACCCGAGACGTTAGATACGTTATCAGAAATTGCAGCTGCGTTAGGGAACGATCCTAACTTTGCGACAACGATGACGAACCAACTCGCGGGTAAGCAGCCGTTAAGTCCGTTACTGACAGCGATTGCCGCAGTCACCACCGCTGCAAACAAACTCCCTTACTTTACCGGTAGTAATCAGGTAGGGTTAGCGGATTTCACCTCGACTGCGCGTGATTTGTTAGCGAAAGGGTCGACGACCGATATCATTAACTTCCTGGGTTTGAAAACCACCGTCGATAAAGCTGCGGGTGCTATGCAACGCAGTTCTAACGGTGCCGATATTCCCGACAAAGTCACCTTCGCGAAGAACATCGGGTTGTCAGCAGAGACGTACCTGAAGTACAACGGCGATATGGCGATAGACGCGGACCTTAATACCTTCGGTCCAGTCGAAGCGTCTATGGGTATTTGGTCGAAAGGCACATCTACAAACGCAACGATTGCAAAGAACTTCCCGGAAGAAAACGCAGTCGGTTATTTAGAGGTTTTTAGAGCAGGTAACTACGGCGGGAGTCAGCGTTTCACTGTACGTAACGGTAACGTCTATACACGTCATCTTACTGCTTCATGGAATGGGACAAACGGCCCTTGGTCAGAATGGCGTAATGTTGCCGGTTCCGCCAGAACGTTGAACGAACAAAATAATCTGAATGACTTAGGCGGTGAACCCGCACTGGGTGTTTGGAGAAACAGTACAAGTACGTTAGCAACAGCTGCGCTGAATTATCCTGAGGAAGGTTCCTTTGCCCAGGGTGTATTAGAGGTCCTCAAAGGTGGTAACTACAGTTACACACAACGCTACACTACCCGTAGAGGTAATGTGTACGTTCGTTGTCTACAGGCCACGTGGGACGCTTCTAATCCGCAGTGGGAAGAATGGCGCTGTGTCGGTCATCAATCTGTCAGCGCATATTTCGAAGGCGATCTCGACACGTTAACTTCGCCTAACCGTTATAGCATTACCGACAAAGCGACTAACGTTCCTTTAATCGACGGCACTAAAATTATCGGTATCTTGGATGTCAGTCGTCGTTTTGATAACGTCAGTGTCGAACAAAAATTCACCTCGTTTGGTTCCGGTAGTAAAACCACAGGTCGCGTTTTCACTCGTGTATTCTCCGGCCAATCAAACGGTAAATGGAGTGAGTGGCGAGAGGTTTTCACCTCGTATTCACTTCCGTTAGTTTTAGGCATTGGTGGTGAAGCTGCTAAGGTTGACCCGTTAGACTGGCAAACTTACGACTTCGTTCCTGGTCAGATGCTAACGACACCGTTGAACACCATGAAAAACATTCCTGCGGGAATGGATTGGGGTGTGATTGACGGTAACTTAGTTAACATCCTTGTCGGGCCGTCTGACGACACTGGTACCGGTCGGAGTATGTTGGTTTGGCGTAGCACGGTGTCTACTGCCAACTATCGCTTCTTTGCGGTACGTGTCGCTGGTGAGAAGGGTAGCCGTACGATTACGCCACGTCAGATGCCTGTGTTGAACGCAGCGCACACCTGGGCAGAGAAACAGACCTTTGCAAAAGGGTTAGCAGGTGAGTTAACCGGCAATGCTTCAACCGCCACTAAGCTCCAGACTGCGCGTAGAATTGGCGGGGTCGCTTTCGACGGCAGCGGTGACATTAACCTCCCCGGTGTTAACCAACAGGGTAATCAAAACACCACGGGTAACGCCGCGACAGCCACTAAACTTCAAACCGCCAGAAATATTAACGGTGTGAGGTTCGATGGCTCTGGAGACATCAATATCAACACCTTGGTAGGTCGTGGACGGGTTACCGCTCTGACCGGGTCGAACAAGGGTACACCTGGTATCCAGATGTACGAAGTTTACAATAATGGTTATCCAACCGCTTATGGTAACTTGCTGCACTTAGGTGGTGCTAGTGCCGTAGGCGAAGGTGAACTGTTAATCGGTTGGTCTGGCACCAGCGGTGCGCACGCGCCAGTTTTTATTCGTAGTCGCCGCGATACGGCTGACGCGCCGTGGTCAGACTGGGCACAAGTTTATACTGCCCGTGACAGTATTCCTGGCGTAAATGCCACCGGTAATCAAGATACGACCGGAAACGCCGCTACCGCAACCAAATTGAAAACCGCTCGCAGAATCGGTGGTGTTACCTTTGACGGTACTGGGGATATCAATTTACCGGGCGTAAACCAGCAAGGCAACCAGAACACGACAGGTAATGCTGCAACAGCGACTAAACTTCAGACTGCCCGAAGTATCGGTGGTGTGGCTTTTGATGGTACGAAAGACATCAGTTTACCTGGGGTAAACCAAACGGGGAATCAGTCAACTACGGGGAACGCTGCTACTGCAACGAAGTTGCAGACAGCGCGTACCATTAACGGTATCGAATTTGACGGTACTAAAAATATTGAACTGACCCCAAGAGCCATAGGCACGATTAACTCAACAACCATGTCTTTTAATGGTGGTGCCGGATGGTTCAAGCTGGCAACTGTAACCATGCCACAAGCCAGTTCCGTGGTTTACATAAGCATGATTGGTGGTGCAGGGTATAACGTTGGCTCCCCGCAACAAGCTGGTATCTCTGAGCTGGTCCTGCGTGCAGGAAATGGGAACCCAAAAGGTATTACTGGTGCTTTATGGCGACGGACCTCTGTTGCTTTTACTAATTTTGCATGGGTGAATACATCTGGTGACACCTATGACATTTATGTAGAAATAGGTAATTACGCAACAGGTGTTAATATCCAATGGGATTATACAAGTGACGCCACAGTACAAATCTATACATCGCCAACTTATACATCAGATAAACCAGCTGGTCTGACTGATGGAACGGTATATGTCGTTTACAGTTCACACATTAAACCTACTGCGAATGATGTTGGGGCGTTGCCATTATCCGGCGGCCAATTGAATGGAGCTTTGGGTATTGGAACCGCCAATGCTTTAGGTGGGAACTCCATAGTTTTAGGGGATAATGACACCGGCCTTAAGCAGAACGGGGATGGCGTTCTAGATGTTTACGCCAATAATGCTCACGTTTTACGCTTTACGAGTGGGGCTGTTCAAAGCAATAAACCTCTCAACGTTACTGGGGATATAAGAACCAATACTTGGGTTTATGCAAATAGATATTCTATTAACAGCAACTCAGGTTCTTGGATTAGCATGAGAGACCATAACGTTATTTTTGGTCTTAATGCGGTAGGAACTAGTTCTGCTCAGGCTTTGTTAAGACAAGACCATGCTGATAGGAAATATTTTGTTGGTGGTTTAGGTAACAGTCAATTCGGCTTTTACATGATAAACAACTCACGTACTGATAATGGCACCGATGCTAATGCTTATTTGCAAAATGACGGTACTTGGGTTTGTGGTGGGAACGGTAACTTTAACGACGTTTATATACGTTCAGACGCCCGGCTGAAAAGTAATTTCTCTCCAATAACTAATGCATTGGAGAAGGTAAAGAAATTGTCAGGTTTAATATACGACAAAAAGGAGAACTTTAAATCCACTAATGTTCATCGTGAGGCTGGCGTTGTAGCACAGACCTTACAAAAAGTGTTACCTGAAGCAGTTTCTACTTATAAAGACGCTAATGGTGAGGACGTTTTGACGGTCTCTAATTCTGCTCAAATAGCTTTACTTATTGAGGCAATAAAGGAGTTGGCGGAGATAATTGAGACCAAGTTATAATTATCAGTGAGGGGGAACCCCTCACTGACTCACAAGTACGTTATAAGGTGGTTATTTTGTCTGTATCAGCGACTCCCGGATGGATTGGTTCTTCAGCAAAAGCTGAAGCTGGTGACGGTTGGATGTCTGGCGCGATGCGCACACTTGGTGTGCCGGTTCCAGGCTGGATGTCGCAATTGGCGGGAAAATCAAAAGAGGCTCAGTATTCGATCGGGGCTAATCACAATTACAATAAAGATACGCTTATTAACTATTTACGTTCCATAGGCTCTACTGCTGTCGTTGTGACCATTACAGGGGATTTAGTGTCTTATAGTAGCGGGGTTCCTTGTTTAGAGTTCCCTAGCAATCTTCCAAATTCGTATATTACCCTCATCATCAATCCTGGGGTTACAGTATACGGCAGAGGAGGCAACGGCGGTTCTAACTCACCAGGCGGTGCAGGTGGAACCGCAATACAGAACGGAATAGGAAACAGACTGCGTATAACCAACCGTGGCGCTATTGCCGGAGGCGGTGGCGGCGGTGGCGGCGGTAACAGGGGTAGACTAGTATTTGGTGGTGGCGGTGGTCGCCCATTCGGTGCTGGTGGGTCTTCCTCTCATATGAGTTCCGGTGCGGCTGCTGGTACTATTTCCGCTCCTGGTAGAGGATCTGTTGGTGAGGGGTCTCTTAGTGCATATACAGGCGGTTCGGGTGGTAATGTCGGTGCTGGTGGAGGAAGATGTAATACTCATGGTAACGGTACAGAATATAACGGCGGAGCAGCTGGTGCAGCTGTTACTGGTAATGCGCCAAGATGGGACGCAGTAGGTGCAATATACGGTTCACGTGTTTAATTAAAAAAGAGGGTAGATGGGGGTAGCGTCAGGATGGGTCGGTTCTTCGGCCAAGAGTGAAACGGGCGAACAATGGATGAGCGCTGCTGGTAGTAAATTAGGATTGGGTAGACCTTTTATGATGAGCCAAATGGTAGGCAGGTCTGTAGGTTGCAAAATAGCAACAGCTTATTATAAAACGTCAAATACTGATAAGGTAGAGAACTGGGGTGCTGTCGGAGCCGATTGGCCGTTGGTAGATAAGAACAAAGGAACGCTTTCTGGTGCCTCGAACTGTGGCTTAGGACGTTTAGTGGGGATCGTACTTACGCAAGCTCACTACGTTGCCGGTGTTCCGCCTACTGCCGCTTTATATATTTCTGGCGGACGGGCGAGTAACATTACGGTGACGGTTGGTGGTGTTTCGCAAGCATTTACTTACAATAGTGTTACTAACGGTTTTCACTATTATTGGCAAGGAACACCGAGTTCGGCCTTTATAGCGGCAATGAAGAAGACGGGTGTTACACAAGATTTGAAAATTAGCTAACTAATTGGGGTAAAACGATAACCAAAATTAGTAAAATAAGAATTCGTAATTCAATAATTTTTTATAGAAAGGTTGATTTATTAGAATCGGGGGGGGGGTGAAATGTTTTTAGCCAACATTTTATGTCTCCCCAATCATAGGAGGTAACCATACGTGGAACAATTCACGCCTGATTTGTCCTTAACTTCACTTAACATGGTTATTTCACTGGTTAACCATGACCTCCAGCTCGACTTGCAAGAGAACGAGGTTGAAGTCAGCGACGTAAAGACCAGTGACGAAATGGATCGTGACACCACTGCTGTTGTAAAGATAAAACGTCCCGGTAACAGAACGTTACAAATCTATTACAACCGTTTAACCGCAGAACGTTGGTTAAACCAGCAACCTATTCTGGTACAAGTAGCTGGAGAGGGGTTTAACACACACGATTTAATCGACGGGATTAACGCAGCCTGTGGCAGTAACCTGCAACCTGAAGATCTTCAGGACGATTCATTTACAGTAGGAAAAGACGCTGTAACGTTACAGGTATCACCTAACTCCCTAAGTTATAAAGGCCAATTCTCTGTTTTGGTTTTTGGTAACGGTGAAGAAGCCGCAGTAACAAAAGATGACAACCTAATCGTTACCGCAGATAATCGCGTCTTAACCTTTGGTGGTTAATAGTGGCTGACACGAGCTACCATCACTTTCAGAAGACATCACTATTAAGCGTCTTACAGGGACAACGCTTTCTCAGAACGGAATGAAATAAATATTAGGTAGTAGGGGCTAAGCCCCTACTACCTTTCTTTTTTTTTATTTTTTCTCAGATATATATTACCTAGAGGAGAGCGAAATTTACATTCGCTCTATTAGTTATAGCCGAAAGGAGGATTAGTTCTATCACCCGCATTATCTGTTCTGGTGAATTGGGCGAAGATAAATTAGTTGAAGATTACATTAAGAAGGAAGGGCAATTATGAAACCAAATACTACTAACGGCATTATGCTACTTTGTGATTCTGAAACGTTAGCAAATCGTATTCGTGGTTTGATGGAAGTACGTTGGAAGCAAAAGGTTCGCGTGGACTATGCTGCCCCGTTTGTTCACGTTACTTGGTTACCAGAAGCTGACGATTTTAGAGAAAAAATAACCACGAGAAGAATTAAAGATTGGTTATCAGCAATCATTAATAAACAGATTACCGTTATCAATTTCCAACTTTTCGGTACCGCTGAAGAACATGAAATCTTGAAACAGTGTTTAAGAGCATTGGCTCTTTCCTTCTCTGTTCGTGGAAACTGTTACACGACTTATTTTATCGGTTCGCTTGAACTGTTTAAGAATACGCTAATGCTTCAGCTAAAAGACGACTACAAACTTTTAGATAAAATCGATTTCGAATTCCCAGCAATGATTTAAGGAGTATAAAATGCATCAGAAATTAATGACTAGTAACAAAGTTCTCCGTTTTAACCAACGTGAGTTAGAAATTGGCGGAGAACGAATTGGTCGAGTTCGTAATCTTTTAACTGTGTTAGGTTTGGTCGGCGTTACATTTACATACACCGGTAAAATTCTTTACGCGACCTGGGCTTCATGCGAAAGTGACGCTACCTACGATAAAATTCTCGATGGTATTAAAGACGGCTCGGTTTATTGTAATGTTTTCCGTGGCGTTTCGTACATCGCTGGCGATAAGTTAATGGATAAACTGAAAGCCAAATACGGAGACGGTATTATCACCACCATCTTCTTTGGTGGCGATATGCTAATCGTAACGAAAAAGGAAATTAGTCTGGAACTTCAAAGTGATGTAAACTACGAACTTCAGATTGGTCCACAATTTAGCTGTAGAATTAATGTTGTTGTCGGTAAAGATGATTTCTACGATGAAGACGAGTCAGTAGAAATTCGAAAAATTGCGAGTCGCTACATGGATTCTATTTTCCGTAGTTAATAATCAAAAAGGGCTGTAAGTCCCCCACATAGAGTAAATCCCTAAAGGAGCATTAAATGTCTGTAACAATCAACATGAATCTTTATACCAAACGTGAACGTCAAATCTTGGCTAATCAGCCAGGCGTTACTACTATTGACGGTAAACCTATCGACCCATTAAAAGTTGTCGTCGCACACAACTGTCTCGAGAAAGACTGGGACATCATGTATTTCCGTTGCCGTTCTGTCGCCAACGCACTTACCCAGCTCTCGAATTATCATCCTGGCCCAGTATTAAAAGACTGGGTTTGGTTAGTCCCTAAAACACCTTCAGCGATTGAGTATCCGTCGGGTATGGTCTATATTCGTCCTGTCGCTTATCCAGAACGTTTAAAAGAATATCTGGAGGTTATCTGGGACCGACCTCGTAAAGAGCTGGTGACGATTATCCGTTTACTTCAAATGTGCGATATCCCCAATGTTTCGAATCTGAAACTTACGTCTCGCGATGTTAACCAGGCTTACTGGGAACTGGAGTGGACTGAAATGAAATTCGAAAACACTAACCGCATCTTCTTGCACCGGGGGTAAAAATGTTAGATTGGTTGTTGGGATTAATTAACTCACGTCAACAGGAGCTTTATAAAGAAAACATGCGATTACGGCAGGAGCTTAGTAACAATCGCCAAACCAAACGCCAATTAATTCGGATGGTAAAACAACAGGCACGTTGTATACGTGATATCGATTATCAGTATCACCGCCTGAATACCTTAGACCCAACAACAAAAGCTTTAGGCAGTACGATTGGACACGCACGGAAAGTCAGTCACGATGCGTTAGTTCGAATCGACACAATAGAAGAGAAACTGTGATTAGCTCTCCCTCGGGATTACCGAGGGAGATAAGGCGATTTACATGATGCGTTTATCTTACATTAAAAGACGTTTGTTACTAAAAGCTCAACTGTATGCTAACGGGAAAGTTAAAAACTGGCTATGCGGTGAAAGGGTACAACGTATCGTCAGTGAGGGCGACTGGTATACGGAAATCGTGGTTTCCCCAAATGGCGAGCTTATAAACGTTACCATTCGTGACGTTTTAGTTAAGATTGGCAGGGAAGGTGGTCTGCTGTTTGAATCGGAAACTACAAAAGTCGTTGCTAAACAATTGAAAGAAGGTCGGGTTATATTCAATATCACCGCCCAGAAATATTACGACCATTTATTCGAATGTCAACGAGCATTAGACAGAATGACCCGTGAGATGCGAAGAATGCACATCACGGAGATCACTATAGGGGTTTAATGATGGAAAGTAAAATCACGAACACAACGACACCTGAGAACATTGTCAACTACATTCTCAGTGGCGGATTGTTAGAAGACAACAAAGAAACGTGTGATAAACTCGTTTCTCAACTTCTGCCGATTCGTTCAGAATACTGCGAAGTCGTTATCCTGGGTTCGGAGTATTGCGTACGTTCTTACTGTCGTCGTTTCGAAGCCTTACGCGTTCCACGTACGTTAGGTGGTGTGATACTCTTGGTCTCTAACTTTCACAATGCACACGTTCGTGTTGCAACCTGGATTGCCAACGGTGGTGACAATGGTTTTTAAACTAATTCGGCTGTTTAAACGTAAGAAATGTCCTGTCTGCGAAGTCAATGAAAAGGTTATTGCTAAGCAAGATGAATTAATTAAAGTACAGGAAAAATCGCTCAGGGAACAGCTAGAGCTTTATTACAAGCTTTGTGCTATTACCGAGTACATCTGCGAGGAGAAATTGCCAAAAGAAGCTGGTTTTTTAATACTAGAGAAAGCCACAAAAGATTGTCGTGCTCAGGTCGATATGTATAAACAAGTTTTACGGCGAGAATTATGGGGGAAAATCAATGAAGCGTGAAACAGTTGTATTTCGTAGCAACGGTGATGTGGTTTTGTATCGTGGTAAGAAACGTATTCGTACGTTAGAATACCGTGAAGCAAAACGTTTTGTTGAAGAGTGTGCATGGTTAATGCATTACGAAGGGAACTACCGAGCTATTTTAGAAGCACCGCGTCTAGAACGTGCGGTTGCGCAGATGGCAATAGGTAATCCTAAGAACTGTTACCTGGCACGTAAGCCAAAATACCTACAGCGGCTTTCGTTAGGCAGCTTTATTGCTGGGTTTTAATAAAAATAATTTCAGATATATATTACCTAGGTGAGAGTTCAGCTACTCTCACTTAACCAAAACCATTTTAGGAGCATATGCCATGAACTTCACAAGACTTGATTACACTAACGAATTAGTTGACAAAGAAAAATACAAATTCACTGTTGACTTGGGTTACGGATTACTGGACGTAGAAAAAGATGTTCTGCACAAAGAATTCCGTGAGCAGTTCGGTGCTCTGTTCTGCGCAGGTTTCCGCAGAAACACTATCGATATCGGTTATAGCGCAACACCACATACCGACGAAGAAATGTTTAAGCTGGTAACACAGATTATCGGAACGCGTGGAGCTAATCGTCTTAATTATTCCAACGAACTTGTTTCGAAAGAGCATTACAAGTTCACCGTTAGACTACCTGTACACCTCACAGAAGAAGATAAGAACATCCTCTATAAAGCCCTTCAAACCGAATTCGGTAAAACGCTCAAAGTAGGGTTCCGTAATCGTAGTATCGATATCGGAATTAGTGTGGATGTGTGTAGTGACGATGACCTTTACGAATTAGTTTCGGAAGTTATCGGAAATCATCTCTAAACCTAAATTAACTCATTAACACTTCGACTTGTAAATAAGGAATAGAATATGTTTAGCTTAGAATTCAACAACAACGTTCATGTCGCTTTCCATTCAGTAGAAAAAACCTATAAAACTAAAGATCTGTTTACTGGCAGAAGCGATGCTTTTTCGCTGATTAAGAATGGATGGAGAAAAAGCAAAGAGCTGAAACGTGATTCAAACCTTTACATTATTGAACGTTTAACTGTAACCGACGATCTTGTCACTGCACGTTATGACTTTGTTGTAATGGACGATTTCATCCCGTTAGACAAACTGGTTATCTTGGCTGACAATGGGGAACGCTACGAGGCGGGCGAGAACGGTGAACGTTCATTTACTAATGACGGTAAACTAAAAGTTCGCCATTCTGTAATGGCAGTTTGCTACGATGGTGAATGGCTAGGATCTCTGAATAAAGGATTGGATTTGATTGACGCCGATGATTTAGAAAATTTCGCCGATGTTTTCTCCAGCTATCTGTTTGAATATAAGTGGTGAGTTCGATGAGAAAAGAACTAAAATCAGAGTTACGTGATTACATTCGTAAATACCCAGCCAGTATTCCGGTACTGGCTTCACTCTCTTTATCGGGTATGGACCTTAATACCTTAACGGTAGAAAAATTCCACGAAGTGGTGAAGTCGTCGTATCAAATTGTTACCGATATGTCAGTGCGGAAACGTGCTGACTACCCAGACGGTGATTTCGGTACAGAGATGTTCACGGACTACGCAGTTGCGTATCTGATGGGACGTCACTTTATCGATAAACTCAATACGGCTGTAGAAGGAGAAACCGTTACGGAAATTGTCAATGCTTGGCAACAACGTATTGTGAGTGACGCTTACTGTCGTCAAGCCTTAAAGAAAATGTCGGCAGTAGCATTAACCAATGACCAACGTGCTTTAGAGTTCCTTAAGCACAACTACGAATAATTTACCAAAAGGAAAATTGACATGTATAATATCGAGATTACCTCACTCGTTAAAACTGAAATCCGTCCGGTTCCTGAAGGACAGTTACTCGATCGACTTTATCGTATATTCCTGGATAAAGGTGTGCATTTCCGTGTAGAACAGGCCAATGTTGAAAGCATAGTGTTCTACTGGACTGACAACAGTGAGTACGTTTGGTGGAGTATTGCGGTAGAGATCGGTGAGTTACTCAATCCGGTAGCCACGACCGCCAAGGTAGAAACGACCGAGACCGAACAACCGAAAGTCGAAGAACAGCAGTGGCCGTACACCAGCGCCGACAACCCGCTCGTCTATCGGTATGGTGCCGAAACGAACGAGAAAATTAAAGAAACATTAGAGGCTCTCTATCCCGATTATTTAACCATCAGTCAACAATGCGACGTGTTAGTTATCTGGATGAATGATCTCGAACCCAAGCTCATTAAAGCTATTCGCATCACCGTTGCACTGATCGTCAAAGACGCCGTTCGCCTTATTTCGTTTGAAGGTATCGGTCGACGTGACGCGGATGATTTCATGCGTGATGTCGTTCACGAACACAAGGAGAAAATTCTTCGGTCTAATTATGTTGGTGACACTCTAACTGTGCTTGTTGATAATGACCCCGTTATTATTAATCAGCTGAACATCCGTATGCGTAAGTTAACAAAGAAAATTTTTCTTAAAGGGGAGCAATCGCTTGAAGAGTCCAAAGTGTCTAAAGTCTTTACTTACACTGGTCCAGATGCCAAAGCGATTAACGATACTTTGGCAGCTTTCTATTCTAGCAAAGTAGAGACTAAACTCGAGGGCGAAGAACTCACCATTAAATGGAAATGGTGGGACATTGCTCTTGAAGAAGAAATTCATAGTCTTATTAAAGAGATTGTTGACAACCGTCTACGTCTTCTAACGATCACTACTATCGGGGGAGAGGATGCCGATGCGTTTATAAGCGGGGTTCTTCGTGCGTATCCTGAGAAAGTCCGTCAATGGACTTACAATGACAATACACTTATCATCCTGCTCAACTATGAACCTGGCCTTATTGGGAAATTGAAGGATCGTCTACGTGATCTGTGGTACAAACGATTTCTTAAGGATGGGTCGAAAGAGCTCATTAAAGGATTGTTTTCTGATTGCAACTGTCCTATATGTCAGAAGCATCGCTAATTAACTAAATTCGTACAAGGGGTGGTAAACCACCCCTCTATTATTGTATTTACCTAAAGGAGTATTAAAATGTTTTTCGTATTAAAAGATGATATTCGTAACTACATTCGTAACAATCCGATTGCTCTAGGCGTTTTAGCAGGTTTCTGTCGTCCAAATACTGACTTCGATTTAGTTAAGTTAGAAGAATATCAGGAAATTGTGAATACTAACTACATGCACATCTGTAGCTGGGGTAAACGTCCCCGTGAAGAGTACCCTGTAGGTGAGTTAGGTGACACCATGCACCGTGACCAGAATCTGATGCACGAATTCGTTGAATACACACTGGAAAATCTTAACTATCCACTCCTGGTCGACACTGTACCAGAAATGGTTGACGAATGGTTAAAACGTGTTTATAGCGATCCTACCGCCAACAAGTTACTGAGCCAGATGTCACAAACTTCTCGTGACATCGACACTCGTACCTTGATGTACTTAGCACATAACGTTCGCTAACCTCTTTCCGCTATAGGCTTCGGTCTATAGCGGAATTAATTTTCTTTCCCTTTTCTTTTTTGTTATTTTGACACCACTTTACTTACGCCCTACCCGACTATTCCTATGCTGGCTGAGGGATGTAAAACGACCTCTTAAACCTTTTTACTTACTGTGAGTTAACGCGATGTCTCTTACGTCAAAACAGAAACTGCTAAAACTCATCAACACTGAAAACAATATTAGTCCACCGTTGACTTTCAGTGATGTTGAAATCGGGGAACCTACCGGTACTGGGGTTGATACCCAGGTGGTTCTGACCTCTAAACTTAAAGGCGATGAGTCTACTACTTTAACCGTGACTTACCACCGTCGTAATTTACCTGACTACCTAACCGGTGAGTTGGTATTCGGTAACGACAGTGTGGTAACCGCATCCGATTTGCTTAATGCGATTAACGCAAAATACAACCTAAATATTTTACCCTCGGATATCGTTGACGCAAAAGTTGAAGGTGAAACCCATCAGCTTACGGCTAACGAGAAATCTTACGAGTGGTGCGGTGTAGTAACGCTTACGCTGCGTGATCCTATTGACCTGACCGAACTGTTACCGGTTACTCAATTAGAAAATCTGGTAGAGTATCCGTCCACGAAGAAAGGTAACGCGGCGGTTTATTCTCACCCGATTGATTTCACCGCAGAAAAAGATTACCTTGACCCGATTACTATCAACGACACTGTAGACTTAGTAGAATTAGCTACTAAACTGGATGGTGTGGTTGACGAGAAATGGGTAAGCGTACCTAAGAACGCTGCTTACAACCTGTACGGTGCGAAAGTTATTTACGATGGCCCAACCTCAGGCTACGAAGGCGCAAATACGAAATTCACTCGTGTGTTGGTGCTAACACTCAGCCCGCTGTGTTCTAACCTGACCGGTAACCTGTTAATTCACTTTAACGGTACCGATCGTCCGAAGTCGAAGATTGAATTAGCACAGACTAATCCGGTCTTACCGGGATTCTTAGATTAAGAGGATTACAGTAATGGCCAATCAAGAAACTATCTTCGACCTTATTAAAAAGGCTAACCCGGACGCTGAGTTCGACACCACCAAAGTCACGCTGGGTGATCCGGTTGTGGCCACCGGTACTTACAATACCGAAATTACGGTTGCGTCAATTAAGAATCTCGGTTACACTAACGAACAAACGTTCCAGTATAACCGCATTGACGCAGGTTTATATTTCCTGAACGTATTACCGAAGCTGTTGGTAGAATCTGCAACGACTACCGCTGACTTACTGCCCGTCATTAACGAGCAGTACAGCCTAGCCCTTACAGAAGACGATGTGTGGGTAGAACAGGTTGGTGAGTTACCGTTAGACGGTAGCGCAATCGAACACGGTATTTTCTTCCGTCCTGAGTGTCTGACTTGGGTTGGCGGTTTTACAGTGCGCGTTGCGCGTAAACCGGCTGAAGCCACACCGCCAAAGGCGGCGTCTCGCGCTAAAAAGAAAAAATAATCACAGGGTGGGGGTAATCCCCACCCTCTTTTCTTTTTTGTGTAAAATAGGAGTTAAACGAAAATGGCCGAACGTTGGACTAAAGAAGGTATTATTGAATCCAAAACCGATTTGGAAGGTGGGTACGTCAACGACCCTGACGACAAAGGTGGAGAAACCTGTCACGGCGTGACTTTAACTACCGCACGCGAGTACGGTTACACAGGGAAAATGAAAGACCTCACTCGTGCACAAGCATTCGATATCTACGATCGCGGTTGGTGGAAGAAACTCAAACTCGATGAGATTTTTGCTATTTCGCCGTTACTGGCTGACAGAATGTTTGATTTCGGGATTAACGCAGGGCGTGCTAACTGTGTGAAATCACTACAACGTATTCTCAACGTTTTAAATAACGAAGGGAAACTCTACGCGGATATCGACACAGACGGTGGGATGGGGCCTAAAACGCTGGGCGCGTTGAACGCGTATCTGAAATACCGTAAAGATGAAGGGCTAAGCATTTTAATCTTTGCATTAATCTCGCACCAGGTAACTTACTACACGGAAATCTCCGAGAAACGTAAGCGAAACGAGAAATACACTTACGGCTGGTACGGCCGTGTGTTCAGAGAAATGGCAGATTATGCGGTAAAAGCGGGGTTAGTAAAATGAACTGGTTTGCTAAACTCTTAGCGTTATTGTGGAAAGCGTTAACGTCTGGTCGAAAACGTAAAGACGAAAAACGTGGGCAAGAATTCTTCTGGTTTTTGTAAGGAAAGGTGTGGGTAATGGAAAAGCTTCAATATAAACGTTTAAATAATAAGTGGTTTGTATTAACGGAGGATTACCATTATCCGTTTACGTTACGTGAGATTTATCACGACCACGTACACTTAGACCGTGCGGTATATTTAACCGGTGTATTACCTGACACGCAACTGTGGTTAACCGCTCCGAAAGGGTTCGTAACGGACTTAGCGTCGATACCCGAACACTTACAGGGAATTTTCCATCCTGACGGGCCTTGGGCACCGGCTGCGTGTATTCACGATTTGCTATACCAGAAATGCAGTACGGAACGTAGCTACCCTATGACGCCCGGTGGTAACGTTTCTCGCATTATCGATAAAGAGTTCGCTGACTTAACGTTTCTGCGTATTATGCAGTCATTAGAAATCTCACCGTATATCTGCCAAACGTTTTATAAAGCCGTTGTAGGATTCGGTTGGGATGCTTACGTAGACCCTAACGCGAAACCGTCTTATACCACTAACGACTACCGTACGTTAGACTATAATCGAAACTATTTGTTCGTTCGCGAGTTTAAGGAGTCTGCTATTCCTGACCACGAACGAGTTGATATCACCACAGGTTGTCCCGTTAATGTCAAATACCTGAACATCAAACGGGCTTTTCTGTCTGGGAGGGAAGATGTTTCATCCAAATCCGAGTAACTTTAAACTCAAAGAGTTAGTACCACAATCGTACATCACCAAATACGGTGATTCTGCAATTCGGTTTATGAACCCGTTGTTAATGATTTCACTACAACAGATTCGTAACCGTTTCGGCAGAATGGTAATTAACTCGTCTGCTGCGCAACAGCGTGGTCTAAGAACCTTAGACTTTTTCATTAACCAAGAAAAGCCTAAGGGCGGTAACTATAAACAACGTGCGTTACAACTCTACTCCGATTCAGGAAGTCAGCACAAGTTCGGTAACGCGTTCGACGCAACACTGTTAGATTCAACGGTAAAACAAGTCCACGATTATATCGCTGCTAATCCTGATGAGTTTCCGTTTATTCACTTTATCGAATGCGACATCAGTTGGTTGCATATCGACGTTCGTAACCAACCGAATATCACGTTCTGGTCACCGAATCGTGGTACTGTGAAAGTCGTGAAACAAAGCCCTATCGATTGGAGCGCCTTAGTTAAAATCTAAGCGCATAATCTTTAACTTAGGGTGATTGTACCTTATTTTGTATAAACCGTCTTAGAACTCGTTCTAGCGCGTTTTACGGACAAAATAAACCTACCCTCCTGCTAAGCAGGAGGGTATTTATTATTCTACCGGGTGCAACATAGTGCCGGTATCTGGAATGCTACCTTCGTGACATCTGAAGAACGTTACACCTTTACCTTCACCCGTTTTGTAGTTGACAGTAGAATACGCAAACGTTGGGGTTTTCGACAGTAACCCGTTTACACGGTAATAGCGCTCACCGGTAACAACGTTTAAGTTACCGTCCACTTTACCTAACAGGTCTTTATATAGTTGCGGAGATTCAATTTTACCTTCGTCCCATGTAGCGACCCAATTCGCCCCTGTATCCATGACTAACACCGAAAGGGGCATCAGTTTTAGGCTAGACGGTACCGGTTTAAAATCAACGAATTCTTGAGAAGCACCTGTACAGGTGTAAATGACCATATCGTGTTGGTCAACAGGTACGGTGGAAAACTGACCTTCCGCGTTCGGCTGAATAGCACAACTTGCCAACGTCATTACAAAAGCAACGACCACGAGAATGCGTTTTAGCATAAACTCACCCTTATTAAAATTAAGAAAAAATAATTTTTTCAGGTTAGCGCTTACTGCCAACCGTCATATCTATATTTTAGGAAATGTCTAAAATAACATTCTTATGCAATCCACCCCTACCACTAACGAGGTAAAAAAAGATGGCTAAAGCCTTCAAACAACAGCTCAATTCGTCTGGCTTCTCAAGACCTGATCGGTGCCAAAGCTTACGAACAAGCCGGTAGCCTCGATCTGGAAAACTCCGTCATCGTAACCAAACTGAACGAAGAAATGGTTACTAAAGGTTATGTCGATGACGCATTCGCCGAAAGCGAACTGTCCATTGAGAAATCCGAAGGCGACAGCGGTGCTAAAGTCTACACTGTCAAAGTAAGCGAAGGCCACATCAAATTCCTGGCTGGTACTATTGCCGTCTTCACTTATTCCAACCCAGCTCCTGAGAAGGTAGCACTGAGCGGTCTGGAAGGTGAACTTGATGGCTTCACTGCACCGGGTGTCGGTGGCTAATTAAATCGGGGGGGGGTGACCTCCCCCGATATTTCTCTAACACGTATTATTAAGGACCTAGATAATGGCCGCTACTAACCAGATGATGTTGGTCGCGCTTTATAATGCTGCTAACGCTGAGCTACCGCATCAGATTACAGATAAAGAAGTGTCCTTTGGTCTCCCTACTGCGCTGGAAGGCGAAAGTAAGAATACCAAAGTTACCATGACTGCACTACCGGGTTCTGAGAATTTCAAAGGCGAAATCGAACTGCATTACGATCGTCTGGAACCAGGTGTTGTAGGACGGATTGAACTAACTGACGATCTGTCTCGCTGGGTTCAAGAAAATGAACTCCGCGCTTGGTTACAATATTACATCAACAAAGTAAAACCTGACGACGCTATCGCACCAGGCGACGTTGTGTACAACACCGAAGACCAGAAAGACGAACATGAAAACGTCACTCTGCGTACCGTGACGTGCACCGTTACTGAAAAGAACCTCCGTTATAAACCGGGCGTAATGGCAACCTTCGTAATTACACCGAAGGTTGTCGATAATCGTATTGACCTGGCCACCACCAACGGTGAGTTGGACGGTTTTACTGCTTAATCGCTAAGTCAACTACTATAACAAAAAATAATAAGTTTACCTACCTCCTTTACGGAGGTAGGTATTTTTTTATTCTAATCCCATTTCCAGTGCAAGAGCACGGATCGTGTCGTAGTCACGCTGTTCAGCGTACTGACGAATTTCACGTTTCTGGGCAGACATCGCGTTGTGTAACTGTTGGTCACGCTTCACAATAGCCCCCATCAACGCTTTACATTGCTCCAGCGTAAACGGTTCTATACGTGTATTCGACGTGTCCAGCCAATAATCCGGTGCAGTTTCAGACTGGATATATTGGCCCAGCATCTGACGAGAGGTTTCGTCAGCTTGGAAATGACGACCGTCAACTTCGATGTAGCCGTGACGCTGGTCTTCGTAACGGTGTTCAATTTCCAACATGATTTTCTGGATATCTAAATAGATATAGCGAGACGTCGAACGCATATTCGAACGAATCTCATCCAGGTCAATCTCCAGAACGTCAGTAATGAATTCTTTTGCTTTATTCAGTGTAAACTTCGACTCGATAGGAGACATTTCGTAAGTTTGCATCTGGGCTAAAGCTTCTTCATCACTCATCCCTTCAATCAACTTGTAGTGCAGTAAAGCACAGAACCCCGTACGTCCACGGACTTCGTTACCTACACGTTCCATGTAGTTACCGTGGCGGTCAATTGGGAGATCGTGAGCGAAATAACGCGCGCGAATCTCTTCCTTCGTTAAGCTTTTGTTAGAAGCAGACATTCTTCTTCTCCAACCATACCTAATTCTTGCAGCAAGCCAAAATCAATCAACTGGAAGGTTTCAGAGAGATCGTTTGACCACACCACGTTTGCAATGTCGCGTTCTTCATCCGTTAACTGCGGTAACACACTTTCGTTGAACGTCTGATGCTCTACGTAATACGCATCGTAGATAGACGTGGAACGCAAACAACGGATGGGTAGACGCGGGAAAGACACCGCTAACGCAGCAATAGACGCGCTGCTCGGATTCTCCGCTGAATAACGAAGCAGTTCGATTTTGTGGCGTGGGTAGTCCAGTACACGTTGTTCGAAACCCGGATTACGTTTTTCGATTTCCACAACGGACTCATGGCCTGTTTCTGTGCAGTAAACAGGAATCATCACGTTTAACCCGTACTTAATCAGCAGGGGTTTAATCTCATCTGTAAAGTCTTCACCAGGGATAATGGCGTGGACGTTATAGAGTTTGTGTTTACGCAGAAAACGCTCAACCAGGTGGAGTTTACGCTTCGTAAAATTGTGGATCAGAATTGATTTCATTATTTGCCTCAGTAGGTTGTGCATTTAACGCACGTTTAGCTTGCTCACGCTCACGCGTACATTTCGGACAGTAACAAACAGACGAATCGTGCAGTGACGACGCGTGGACGGTACCTGTACGTTGACGCCAGTATTCTGCTGCCATCAGTTTGGCGGTCGTCCAACCACATTGACGACGTTCAGCGTGGTACGCCTTACGGTCTTCCAGTGTCCCTTCACCGTTTTCGTAGGATGCGGCCGCACAGCTCCCACAACCGTGTTTCATCGGACAGCCTAAGCACGTTTCAGGATAGTTGGTGTATTGCGTCTGAATCTCTTCCAGCAGTTTCCCACCGTCTAAGCTAACAAACTCACGACCGACTAACTCAAACACCGCAGAACGTGACGTTACCGTTGACATAAACCGGTTACAACCGTACACCTTACGGTCAAAACCTAAGCAGGTCATAAACGTCAACGTCCCACAGAACGGACGTAAACGTTCAGGGTTATAACGGTGCGTGTCGTCGTACAGCAGTTTATCGCGCCAATCCGGGTCCCAAATCTGACGGAAATCCAGACCTTCAGGAATGATGTGGGACAACACGTTACGTGGGTTGGTGTGCAGTCCTTTCTCAATCCAATAATCCATCACCTCGATCATCTGCAACGCAATATCCGTCGCCATGCTTCGTGGAAGAATATCTTCGTACGTCACGTTACCTGAAATCGTACCGCCACCGGCAATATCGATTAACGACTTCATACTCGCCGCGTAATGCGGTAAGGTTTCGGACGTAAAGGTTGCCTTAATACCCAGTTCGGCGATACCCACTTCTTTTAAGTAGTTATAGCCACGAACAGCGGCTTCGTAAGAACCCTGACGCGACGTGGTAAAGATACGATAGCGGTCATGGACTTCTGGCAACCCGTCGATAGAAACACCGATGGAGAGTTTGTCTTTCCAACGCTCAACAATCTCACGGTTTAACGGACGGTCTAACAACGTCCCGTTCGTGGAGATACTGAACATATACGGGCGGTTATGCTCCTTACACAGCTGTTCTGCGGTTTCAAACGCCGCTAACAGCAGTTTCGGTTGCATAAAAGGTTCGCCGCCGATGATATCAATAATGACGTCGATGTTCGGAATATCTTTGTCACGCTCAAAACAGGCGTGTAAGAAATCCACGATATCCGCCGCTTTGTTATTACGCGGATACTTACGTTCGTAACAATACTCACAGTCTAAGTTACAAGACAGGTTCGTTACCACCTGGTAAGTACGTTGTGAACGTGGTGCTTCATTATTGCTCATCTTTGCTTATCCTTTTACGCTCTGCATAAATCACGCGTTTAATGTACTCGTAAGCACCTACCCCGATAGAGCAAGCAAGCTGATTGCACCCACCCTTTAAGATAGCCGGTGCATTCTGAAGCTGATGTTCTGTTCCATCTGCGTTCAAATACAACTCTTCGCTACAGACATTACACTCGTTTTCGAAAATCTTGCTGACAGACACACCGCACGATTCTCCAGTTTGGACGTTCAGCCGTTCCATATTCTCCTGAATCTTTAAATAACCATAAACGAAGTTCATGATGTGATCGGGAGACAACGGTTTTGGCATTTGGGCATCAAACATCAGAGAGAACGCACGGGGACGATAGTGGTACATTGCACGATGCAGTTCCACAATATCTTCATACCAGCGCTTATCGGCTAACTGGTCACGCGTAATCACAGCCCAGGTTTGGAAGTTATCGAGTTCGTATAACGCTTCCAGTGCTTCGTGGCTATCCTCTTCAATAAAGCGTATAAAAGGACGCTCAGAACGCTTGTAGCCATCAATTGATACAAACACATGCTCAAAGTCTTTTAGCAGCGTAAGATGCGATTTACGCAGCTTTAATCCGTTGGTATACAAGTGATGCTCAAGATGCGGATGAGACACTTTCAATTCGTTAACGAAATCCTCAATCTTACGTTGGACGAGTAGCGGTTCTCCACCGGTCCAATGTATTTCCTTAATAGCTGGATTCTCTTGTAGTAATTCCAGGATACGTTCGCGTTGAAAAGCACGAGACGAATCTTCACGATTCATGTAGTAGGCTCCACCGCAGAAACTACAGTCTAGGTTACACTTAGACGTCGTAACTACGGACAATATAGTGGGTTTATCGTACAACTTCGTCGAGATCCTGGATTCCACATTGTCTATCATTGCAGGTTGCTCCAGTATTTTTAAATATAATCGATGGCGAATAAAGGATCTTCGTCGAAGTTAACACCGGGTTTTAAAATCAGTGGTGAATTATACGCTTCCAGTAAACGGTTAAGTTCGTTGTAGCGGCTATTCATCCGTTTGAGGTCTTCTAAGGTTACAACACGGTCCAGCATCGGCTTAACCGCTTCGGCTTCTTCGTCAGTCAGCTTAACTTTCGACAGCAAGAAACTAACGAGTTTGGAAATGTCCGCTTCGGTAGCTGGGCTCTGACCAAAACGTACCTGAACCATATGCTGCATCCACGGTTTACGAATGCGTTTCGTAATTACGTGTTCGTCAGTAATGGCTTTCCAAACCGAACGTTCACGAATCCATTCAAACTTATAGCTGTAAGCCATTAAGTCAGCCAAATGCGTAATTCCGAGTTCTTGATAACCTTCAATATCGATATACGGTTCCGTATCGAAATACTCTTTGGTATCCTTCTCGACCAACGCGTAGTAGTTAGGGAATGCACCCAGGTAGTCTGGACTCCACCAACGACGCGCCATCGGTTTAGCATCGAGTTCTTCAAACGGTGTGAACATAAGTTCTAAGTCAACTGTATTATTTAACACACCGTCGCTAAAGAAATATTTACCATCGATAAGTTTACCGCGTTGTGAGTTGTCACCGGTAAAGACAACGATGCTTTCGCCAACCATGTCACGAATTTTGAACGTATTCTCAACCGTAAAGTTGTCACGATTAGCGATATGACGACCACGCACTTTCGGCCATTCCCCAGGAATCATGGCAATTAAGCGTACATCATCAGCAAGATGGTGACGTACCGAATCAGGGGAAGAGATGTGAAGTGGATGATTGAACGTTGTCGTATATGCAAGATGTAGATCGTTCTTCATTGATTACTCCAATTAATTCACGGTCAAACGGACGTTCAGGGTATAGAACCCACCCCGCCATTGTCTGCCGGTAACTTGAAACTCAGCAGTAAACCCATTCGATTTACTCGATTGTTGTGTAATAGCCGTGCTACCACCGGAGGGTTTATTTACCTTCCCCCCGCTCCTTTACTACAGCTACCACTGCACGCCCAGCTACAACTACCGTTACAGTTATAGTGAGTTAACGGTAATCCCGCCAGGTTATTCGTTGAGGACACCGTACCTTGGTTAGCGATGTAGTTATTCGCGTCTGTGGTTTTAATGTAACCTTCAACCTGACCGACTCTGTCTCGAATATTTTTGAGGGAAATCACTTCTCACCTCCTATCGTCCTGTACACGACGAGCAGCCACCCGTACAGCTACTGGAGCACGATGCTGTACAGCCGCCCGTACAAGTGCCCGAACACGCATTAGCGCACCCACCCGAACAACTCCCCGAACATCCTGAACAACTACTGGAACACCCTGACGTGCAGTTTGCAGAGCATGAAGAACCACAACCACCAGACGCGTTCCCTGTACAACCACCAGAGCAACTCGAGCAGGTAAAGGAACACGTGCCCGCACAATCATAATGCGCACGATTCCGACCACCGAACAGGTCCGCGTTATTCGTGGCCTTATTGCGGATGTAGTTCTGTACACCTGTGGTGTTTTTCAGCGCGATACTATCGACGTTATTAAGACGTCTTACTAATTCAGCTAATCCGACTGCCATTTCTTCCCCCTATCGTCCAGAGCATCCGCCGGAGCAAGCACCCGAACAGTTATGCGAACAACGCCCAGTACAACTTCCGGTACAGGTACTTGTACAACTGCTAGAACAGGCCCCCGAGCAACCGGAGCATCCTGAACAGTTGCCCCCACAGGACGAAGAACAGCTACCCACGCACGACGCTGAACAGTTTCCTGAACAGCTCGAGCAACCGTGAGTACATCCGTTAGAACATGTCCACGAACACGCTCCCCCGCAGTCTAAACGCGAAGGCGTCCAACCGGAAAACGAATCTGCTGCGTTATGCGCTTTCGATGCGACCTGCGCATTGACACGAGGGCCGGTAGCGACTGTATTTTCTACCGTTGTTAACCGATCGCGCATTTGTTTAACACTAATCGCCATTACGCTTCCTTAAAATTAAAATAGAGGAGGAACCAGCCATAAGCATAGTTCCTCCTGTAATTAAATTATTTCGTACCCGCTTCCGCCTGTACGTCATCACGAGACGTCAGGTTAGCGTTAACGTGTACAGCGGCCTGAACCACACCACCGTATCTCTTGTGGAGATAACCGCTGTGCGGGTTATCTGCCGCGATGTGGTTTTGTAGGTTCTGGTTCGCTTGACTGATTGCGTTCGTGTTATTGTTAACCTGCTGTTTAAGCGCATCCAGGTTCTGTTGTACCTGATCGATTTTCTGATCGGTTTCTTGACCCTGTTGCTCTAACGCGGCAACACGCTGAATAACCTGATTCAGTTTTGTGTTTAAATCGTTGATGCTCTTTTGCAGTTGTAACACTAACGAGTTCAGGTTCGCTAACGCTAAAGCCATTTTCTGGTAGTTTTGAGCAACCACGTTAAGTTGGTCGTTCCACGCTTCCAGAGAGTTGACAACAGCGTCAATACGTTTACCTAAAGCTTCGTCTGCTTTCTTCAGTGCATTGATTTCCGTAATCGTTGCATCGATAGCAGACTGGACGTCACGAATAAGCGCACGGATTTCCGTTTCTGTTAACCCGTTAACCTGATGGATATCAAGATGGTGAACGTTACCGGTTGCGTTGATGTGCGCATTTAAAGCGTCTAAGAAGTCATTTTTCAGGCTTTCTAAAATCGCTTTAATGTTCTCTAACTGTACCGCGTCACCGGAACTGATCGCGTCTTTAATCCCCGCCAATACGGTGATGATATATTCAAAACCGTAGATGTCACCCACGTCTTTATACGTCGGTGCAGACGGGAATGTATCCGGTACGTTACGCAAGTCTTTAAACGCAATCGTACGGTTATCGAGGTTTAACTCAGCAATCGCCTGTTCGATAGCCACAATGTTCGCAGACTGTGGACCACCAACGACCTGCGCAGATACCGTAATATCTGTTGGAATCGCTGTGTTAGTGACCACCACCGCCATAACAATCTCGCGGTTTTTAGTCAGCTTTTCATAAGTCGGGTGTGCAAAAATCAACTCATAATCGGTACCACGTTCGTAGGTTGCATCCGGTCGGTTAGCAACGCGTAAACGGAACGTGTCCGCAAAGAACGGACCATCAGGAAAAGCAAAAGCACGGTTTACTTTACCTGTACCTAACGTAATCTGACGCTCCACAGCGTTAGACGTTAGCGTGCCCGTTAAATCTAAAGGATATTGATAAACAATGGAGGCCATGGCCACTCTCCTTTATTCGAGACGTCCTTGTCCCGAGTCATTAAGATGTAAACATAAGATTGAACTGGAGTTTGTCGATATCGCGAGTTTCTGCCGGATTCACGGCATCGTACGCGGTCGCTACGTAAACGGTTAGCGTACCGTTCGCGTAAGACGATTTCACCGGTGGGTTAGTTCCGGACTGACCATCTCGCACAATGAGTGTAGGTTCACTTGGGAGATTGTCAAACTGACCCTTAACCGCTTTATATACCAAACCCGATTGCGCAGCCAGTTCAGTGTCCGTAAAGACAAAGAACGGTGTGTCGATATCAGCCTGTTTGATTGTAGTACCAGACTCGACGTCAATCAACTGTACCGCCCCAAACTTCGTACGATAACTTCCATACTCGTTCTTCGGAATAACGAACGTGACATGAACACGAACCTCCTCGGCGGGTTTAAACCCACTGTGCTCTTTTTCCAGGTACTGGTTGGCGGTTAACGTTACCGTTTGTTCAGTCATCGTACCACCGGCCTGGTTTATTGCATACCGAGCTTCAACAATACCGGTTGGTGCAGCAAGTCGCAGTTTCAGAGCACGATTCGCCGTTCCTGGATTACCTGGCACCTGAACGCGCAAACTCAATGTTAGGTAAGCATTCGTTCCGGTAGTCGGTTTCGTATACGCACCAATCCATTTCATGTTCGCAGACGCTGCCTGCGTGTTCTCAGAAGCAGTGGCTGTCGCAATGTTAGCAGCTACCGCTTTCTGCCAGAATTGGTCAGCGCAGTTCTCATACGCTACCCTGGCCACGCTCTTATAACCCGAATACGTTTCCTGAATTGGTAACTTAGGACGCGTCGTAATGCCAGACAGTGAACCCCATTTCTGACCGTCAACATACCCTTCACCTTTTGACGCAGACGCCGTAGGTGCTTTAACAGGCTTGTTAACCAGCGTTAATAGAGGACCCGTCTTTCTGTCAAACGCTGCTGCAACATCATGTTGGTCGATAATCGCTGCGTGGTCTTCCAGTTCTTTCACACGGCCCAAGCGTTTTACTTTGTCGATACGGATATCCGTAATACGGTTGGAATCAGTGGTTACTGTCCCGACGAACAGTCTCGTTGAAGTATCAGCTAACTGCTCCAAACCGATACGGTATTGCGCAGTAGAACCCGACACCTCAGCGTGCACGTAGAACGTCTGGTTAGCGTGGTTAGACGGGAATTCGCTGCTTAAGTCCACAGACCACGTTGGGAGCGTGTAACTGCTGCTACCGAAGTCTAATTTGACTTCTTCCGTCAAATATAGAATCCAGCCTTCTGCTGTCTCCACACCGGCAATAATAACAGCCTGACCTTCGGTTGAGAACGTCGTGTCGTTAACAAACTCTGCGGCTGTATACGCGTTACCTGAACAGAAAACACGGTCAGCTTTAGAGTAAATCAACGCCATCTTGTCCCAATCACCGGCACCCATAAAGCAGCCTGATTCTGGTCTATGTGCAGGGGCCATCTGTCGTAACTGTGATTTACCTGCAACGCGTGTCCAACCTGAACCAGGGTCGAAGGTATATTTCGCAGCGTAGCCCAGGGCGTTTAAGTCCCCGATATTTCGGGTAGTTAACGTATAAGGTAGCCAGATACCGAAGTTAGTTCCATCCACAGATGCAAAAATAGGCTGTCCCACGCGCCGCGTTTTACCACCCCCTTCTTCCCTCAAAGACTGATAACTTAAACCATAATCGAGGTCTAAGAACCAGTCCACCAACTTAAAGGTAGCGGAGTTGAAACGTAAGTAGCCGTTCTCTTTAGATGGGCTCACCATGAAGTAATAGATGTCCAGAATTCGACGTCCGTTACTTGAGGTTTTCATGCACGAAACTTGCAACAAGTCAAATTCGCACACGGTGTTGATACCCAACATCCAAAGAGCAAACAATGCATTACCGGTTTGATGGGCAGCACTAATACGTTCGTTCGCGTATCCGTTCGCTTCACCGGAAGGCGCACCGTCGACGATCATCCGAATCATTTTCTGCCGATCGGCTTCTTCTAACGTTAAACGTTCGGAGGACAACGCGAAATTACCGTAGATGTTGCGATACGGGAACGTTTCTGCTTTGGTCAAATACCAACCGTTTAACTGTCCATGACGCTCCTCAGGGATCATACACGCAGCCATACAGCTAAGCTGCTCGTAAAGCGTCGCATCAACTTCACGACGGTTGTTGTTCGGACCGTACCCACTATACCCAGAAACATCGTAAGGTTTGTTCGGATCAACTTCCACTTCGATCGTGTAACGGTTACGAGGGTTCGATAACCAGACCTTATTCGAACCACCAATCCCTACTGGATAAGACAAACCGATGGTGTAAATGGAGCCACGGCCTTTATCCCAGGTAAACGTTCCTTCGCCCGAGGTGTTGTTTGGGTTATCGTAACGCAGATAATCGAAAAGCTCTCTGCCTTGTGTACTCTTAATAGAAACATTAGGCATTTGGTCCGCATCGGCAATTTGCCAACAGGAAAGCATCATTCCTGTACCGTTGGGTTTAGCATACGTCGCGAAACAACGGTTGTTTGCCTGGCCACCACCCCACTTACGATTGGTTCCTACAGTTGAACCATCTGCGAACGAGAGTGTAGTAGTAGCATCAGCCTTGATGGGGAAGCGTTCGCGGCCTTCTAACGTAACCTTGCCCGTCAACGTATCGATTGTAAAACTTGTTGCCCATTGAAGGAAATTAATCGTCGTACCGTCGGCCGCTGCAAACCACACGGTAGGCATATGGTTCACACGAATCACGCTATCGCGCACAGCACACGCGTGGTTACATTCTGGACCGTGAACAAAGTTACGCCCGATCGTCCATTTAGCACGACCCTCCGGTGTGAGATATGTAAAGAATTGACCCGTTTGCGACTCTTCGGTTTTCTGACCAATACGCAAGCAGAGGTTATCTCCGAATTGTCCCATCTCGCCGGTTAGAGTTACACGTTCAAATTCTAACGTAGTGTTAGTAGACAAATCGGCCTTACGTAGACGCCAAGCTGCTACGGCGTAAGCGGAGTTATTTACCGTTGAACGGAGAAGATAAACGTAGTCCTCAACCAACACGACATCGTCAGCTTCCGGCCACGGGTTCCAGGTTTGTTCCACAGTACCACTGGGGTTGCCGTTACGGTACACGGGCATCGTAACGCGACATACCACCGTGTGCTTAGTGTGGTCCATCGAGCCATTAAACAGCACCAAATAACGGTTATTGTCAGAACCCAGGCAAATAATCGCTTCCTGGCCACCGATCAAAATAGCTTTTAGGGTCACTCCAGGATATTTACTCATCCCGGCAGGGTGATATTTCACTGAGGTCTGCTGCGGATTTACAAACGCGTTTGACGTGTCAATGTCAGCATAGCCGTAATAAATAGCTTCCGTACCCGGCACGCCGTTAGAACCGTTACGGAGCGAATAAACCTTACCCTGCTGATACCCAACAACCCCTTTCTGGTAAGACTGGTTTTTGGTGTAGCCTGCGTAGTTGCCTAACGCTGGGATAGGTAAGAAGTTTTTATTACCGAATTTCGCACCGCCTACTGTCCATGCCGGTAAGATGGTATTCAGTTTATCAGAGACCTTCTTAATCTCTTTTGCGAACAACCACCCTTGACGTGACGTGACAGCTTTATCGTTAGTGGTGTCAATTGCATCCCACAGCTGTAAGATACCATCAACCGTTGCACTACCAATCGGGACGTTATCCAAGTCAGCAGTGGTGTGGGTGTGCGTCTTCAAACTCTTGTTTTTCAACACGTTCGTTAACGCTTTTGTCACAGGCTTAGCACTCGGTATGGTGTTATCCATCTTATCGATACCGAAATCGGTTTTCGTTAAGGTTAACACCATGTTGTCGCCCGTCTTAACAAACCCTTTACCGTTAACGGTATAGTCATCGTCAACGTACAAGTCCAACCGGTCTTTTAATTCAGTTACGGCTTTCTGGGAGATAGCAGTACCTAACGCCGCAGACGTAGAGATATTCGTAATCGAGAACAACCCATAAACTGATTCGGACGCTGTGGGAATATTCGCGTTTAACGTGACCGGGTTAGTCTGTTTTGCGGTACCGTACGGTTTTACTGTGTCTGACGCTTTGAAATACGCGTTTGCTTCAAGCAACGTTACTGACGTCAGATACATGTTCACCATTTCTGGTGTAACCAGGTACACAGAGTTATAAACCGGTGCTAATACGTCCTGCTCTGACCCTGAGTGAACCCAAAGTGTATTCAGACCCGCACTGAATTCAACCGCTAAACCCGATTCGTTGTTGTCCTGGTCTGCTTTAATCACTAACGGTTGTGGCGAGGTAATTAACCACTTATCACCACGAATACTGATGATGTGACCACCTGACGTTTTAAACGTTAATTCATTACCGTTCGTGGTGCCCCATCGACCGTAAACGGTGCCGAGGGCTTCACCCATTAACTTGTCAACGTCGGATTGCTCAATACCCGCTGACCCCATCAGCGTAGCCAATTCGTCAATCGTTAACCCAAACGCTTTTGTGGCGTCAACCGCACGTCCTAATACGGGGAGAGCAGCAACGTCATCAGTGGTATAGTGATGCGCGTTAGGATTACGGTGATGCTGGTATAATTCTTCGTCGAAAACCTTTTTCCCGTTCTCGTAAATCAGGTTAGTGACTTCACTGAACGCAGCATCTAATTCCGTAGAACGTTTGATGATTTTCTTGCGAATGTCTTCTAAAGCCTTAACGACCTCGTCCCTCAGAATCGCTTCTTCTAAGTTAGCAGGCGGGTCGATAGGCTGAATAACCGGCGCATACGCCATTAGTTCAGACCAGTCCACGTTACGTGGGTCTTTCAGGTCAGTACGAACTAAGAACTTCCCGATTTCAGATTGCGGTACACGGTATTGACGTGCTACCCCTAAAATCTCGTATTCGATTTCTGTTGCGGTAAGCAACATAAACCCGCCGTAAATCTGATCCTGCTCAGCTTCGGCGAGTTCTTTAAAGTAATAGCCTAAATAGTAGTCCAACCCCTCAATCAGAGTACGACGTCCGTTAGGCGCGGTATCGTCGGCTACTGTGAGTTTTAATCCGATACGATAAAAAGGTCCTTCGGGTGGAATGACCACGTTAAATCGGTTAGGGTACGTCGCTGTGCTTAGCGTACCGTTAAACTGCGCCGCGTCTTCTCTCGGCATCGTAAAGACTCCTACTTTTAAATAAAATGGATACCCCTCCCCATTACAGGGAGGGGTTACCTACGGACACACAACTGCCCGCAGGCAGCCTGTCCTAAGTACGATCCCCTAACTGCTTCCCGTTAAGTTCTCGTTTCAGTACAGAAAGTATCCATTTCCACGCTTTACTCGTGATGTGGTACGGATTGCGTTTCTCCATTAAGAACTGCTTTTCACCGCTACGCAGTTCGAAGCTCTGCGCATTAAGCTGATCCTGACGAGTGCTTTGCTCATCGGTCACATCTAACGAACAGGTAAAGTTAAGCTCGTAACCTTCAGGATTATTACCCGGCGGGTCTAAGACAATATAGATGTCCTGACCTACACGTAAGTCGGTGGCCGTGATACTAATCGCTTTACCTACGTCAGCGCTGGTCGACAGAGCAAACTCCGCACTGTCCGTAGACGCTAAGAATGGGTCTTTCCCTGCGTCACCGATAATCACCTTACCTGGCCAGTTACTTTTTATCGTTCCCGTCACTTTTGCAATTCGGTACTGTTGTTTATCGGCACCTTGTGCAAAACGGAGAATGAGTTTGTGACGATAACGACTTGCAGCAGCCTTAGTCGTACTCCACTCGTTGTTCCAGGAAGTGTGCAGTTCGTTGTTCTTCGCCATCAACGCACCGCGAGACAGCTTACGATCAAAGAACTGCGCAGGTAACTGCCCATCATGAGAAACCGCAACGCTTCCCTGACCAGTTGGCAAGGCAATGCTCTCCGTAACGCGATATTTCTGACTAATCTCATAAGTCGCAGGGTCAATCACAGACTGACTATAATCAGCGTCTTTGTTATCAGCCAAATACCCAACGGATGAATCCAGATACGACTCAAACAGCGAACGTAAGTAATGATACTTATCAATGTTGATGTTGTTCGTAACCGGATCAATCAGCGCATGGCTAATCGTTACTCGGCATTTCGCACTCAGTTCTTTAAACGACAACCCTATTCCGTCACCGGTGAAATAATCCACTAAGTCGAACGGGAATTGAATTTCCAACTGACGTTGTTTAACTGTCGTCGTCCCAAACTGCGAGAACGACAACGCTAAACGCAGCACACGCGTACTTACGTTATAACGGTAACGAATCATCCCACGAGGTGCATGGTTTGCAGAGATTTTATCTCGAGCGGCACCCCAGCCAATCAAATCGAGAATCGCGGGGTTGGTTTCTTCACCGTTGAACAACACGTCCTTAAACGTTGCATTCACCGCTGTTTCCCCAGACTCTTCCATTACCAACGGAATGTCAGTAACGTCTGAAACTGAACGGGAACCAATCCCCAACTTGCACGCTTTGGCCGTCAGATCGATACGTACGTAACGGCGTTTAACACTCGCCCCTTGCGTTGACGTACACAGCACCAAATCCGGTGCAGCAGTAAGTGCTTGTGTTCCACCGACGTCGTCAACGTCAAACACAAACGAACCTTCGAATGTCGGTGCGTTGTTTTCTTTCGGGTTAAACGGTGTAAACCAGCAATACGGTGTAGCGCCTTCAGGTATCACAACGTACTGAAGACTGGACTTCACGTTTTGGTTGTGTGCGTAAGTATAAAGACCACGACTGACAAGATGGAAAACATCACCTGTACCGGCTGCTAACGCTTTCCTAAAGATACACGCTCTCGGTTCGGCAATGGCACGGTTTAATAACGGCAACCGTGGGTTATCCGTTAACGCCCAGTCCACAGAACTGAGTCCGTGTGCTTTACGCGTGGCGATGTGTCCACTAACCTCGGCACTTTTCCCGAAATCAAACGTGGTTTCGAACCCTACCGTTTTATTCGCGTAATTCTCACCAGCAACAATATCAACGTAACCGATATAACCGCGTTCAGGATCAACCGCGACGCTCTGAATCGGTTCAGCACGCGAATACAGAGAGCCTGTGAGCATGTTAACGTACAGATAGTGACGAATCCCTACGTGCGTGGTAACAAACTCCTGGAGAAGCTCTACGCGCGTTTCAGGGCCACTGAAGTAAACGGGGTAATCCCCATCGTAAACTTCAAACTGTACCGCTGCGGACTTAGCCGTATCGCTACATTCGGCTTTAACCGCTATTGTGTAGTTTTCAACGTCTGATGACGTTTCGTACACTGCAACGAGCGGAGACTCGCCTGACGCTGCCAGGTTACCGTTAATGTAAACCGTAACCGGACCGCCGCCCGCAGCATAAACCCAGAGCTTTGATTGGTACGCCCTTACACGCGTTTTTGCCAGTACCGTAACCACTGACTGGTCACCCATCTGAGTAGCGGTTTTACCTACCGCAACAGACTGGAATCCCATCAACGGCGGTTCTTCAATACCTGTCCAGTTGATTCCCGTACCGTTACTCACCTTACCCGTAGGCCAAGTCAGTTCAAGCTGGTTGTTAGGTGAGAACCAGTTAAACATCGGGGTGGTTTGCAGGTCAATCGCACCAGTAACGGTACTGTCGCCTTTCGTCCCGTCCAGCAAATAGAAATATTTCAAATCCTGAACAGAGATTGACGTACCCTGGCTATTAAAACGCCAGTCCGCACCTTTCACAGCAGCAAAATCGGTTACCGTACCTTCTTTCGCGTTTGCAATTGCCGCAGCGACCACATCTAAACGTGCTGAAAGCTCTTTTAGGATGTTCGGTACCACCGCTCGGTTTTCAACTAAGCCGTTCTGGTTAGTTGCGTAACGACCAATACCGTAAATCGTCTGCGAGGCTTTATAAATGCCTAACTCTGACCAGTCGTGATGGTGACCGACATCTGCTAAACCACTAACCGAAGCATTCAGTGCGGTAGACAACGGTTTGTCAAGGTCTGCGGTGTTATCCGCTTGCCCTAATCCCAGGTCAGCTTTCGTGATTGTCCTGGAACCGTCGTTCATCGGCTTACCGTTAATCATGGTCGTTTTAGTCACGTACCCTGATAAGTCGGTTGAATACGGCGTTAATGACGCAGGAGTTGCTGCAACCCCAACCGTTTCTGTGCCTTTACCGGTTTTAAGCTTAACAACACCTTTTTCAGCGGTGGTCGCTTTCGTCGGGTCGATAGTCCCCACGATGGGATCGGCACGAGAACCTTTACCGGTAAAACTAATCCCGTTACGGCCTTCGATATACACTTTGGAGTCATCAGGATCGCTACCGCCACTCCCGCCAGCATCAGGGTCTTGCTGATACTCCATCAGCGCTGTGGTGGTCAACAACGGGTTACCGTTCAGGGTGAGTTTGTTCATCCCTAAAGCGTCACCGGTTGACTCGATGCGTAAGGTGTTTTTACCCGCACGCCAGTTAATGTAACGCCCCGCACCTGTGCCTTCCAGATGCCCTACCGCTAATACCACAGAACCGTTGGATTTTAACGTAAAGCCATCATTCGCAAAAATGATTTCGGATTCACCGTTTTTCGAACGGAATTGTGCGCGGTTTCCAGACACCGTACAGTTAAACACGCCCCGTACTTCCGAAGAAATCCAGTGGGAGATATACGTGTCAATAACTGACTGTGGTAAACGAAACGCTTTCAGTTCATCCGTTAACGCTTTCAATTTTAACCCGTACGCCATAAAGGTGTCAGGTGTTTTCAGGTTAACGGGATGGGCATTAATTTGTGCGCTCGTGGTTTCGTGCGGGTTCGTCGCGGCGATATGTGCTGGGTAGTTAAACGCTTCAATTTCTTTCCCCAACGCAGTCACTAGCACTTTAACTTCGGCTATTTTATCCTTAATTAGCTGGTTAGCGTCATCGGTTTTCAACTCAATATCGTGAATCGCTGACGCTAAGTATTTTTTGTTCAGCAAATCCGCCCAGGACGTTGCCGCAGGCGTAGCTGGGTATAACGACGGTCTACCGTCTAACAACAGCCAGTCTGCACTGACTGGGTTATTCAGATATTTCACCAACTCGTCGAGCATGTCAACGAACGGGTCGTAGAACGTACCGCCGAGCATTTGTCCTTCAAAGGTTACGATCCCTTTGATGGATGGGTTGATAAGGTGTACCCCACAATACACGTTGGCTGCTACCGAGTCATCCAGTTCCGTCAGCTGATATTGCAGTTCGTAGTCCACCCCACGGCTCAGTGGGGTGGTTGAACCTGGTTGTCTGACGACTAAGTCTTCAAAGAACGGGCGATGGTCTAAAATCACCACCCGGTCATTGTTGTTTTCTGACCCGATGATACGCTCCTCTAAGAAGTGATTCTCGGTTTTCGTCCCCCGAGGATCGTAAGGATACGCTTTCATCAAAAAATTCTCCTTAATCGCGAATGATTACCGCCTGCACTTTATTGTTGGTGTCGATAAACGACATTACGCGCTCCTTGTTAAGATAAGGAGGTATCGGCAACGCAGCATAATCCGCCAGGTTGTTATTAAACTCGGTTGCCACTAACGCATTAAGCGTTTCAGGGTCTGAGCTTGTCCCGGCCAATTCCACGACGCGTACACGATTTAACGAGGAGTAGTTGCTGATATAATCCAACAGCGTACCGTAGAGTTTATTCCCGGTTATGCTGTCCGCCGTAGAGCGGATATTGGCACGCACTTCGTCCTCATAAAGTCCCCCTAATCCGTAGTAAATAGGGGTGTACGGATCGTTAACGATAGGCGCGAGGTTGAACCCGGTTAAACGGTCGGTCAGCGAGATTTTCTGCGTAGTACCACCTGCCGCCGTACAGCTTACGTATTTATCTGCCGCAGACAAATACACCACAATAGTGTAAACAGTACCTGCTAAGGTCAGCGTTGCGTTAAACGTTAATTCGTTATTCGCACCACGCGTGTGGGTAAATGTCACATCAGGTTGTAACGTACTCCACGGTGCTGGGGTAACACGTTTGGTCGGCGTGAAGCCTAACACCACAGATCTCCCGTTACCGAAGTTTAAACCAAACCCGGCGTAACAATACTCACCGTTGCTGTCAGTTAAACGATAACCACGGGTGATAAGTAACGACAACCGCATAAACTCGTCATCGGTATTTTTCCAGCAACCCAGGATGGTTTCTAGCACCGTACCGGTTTTTGCGTTGCTTTCGGTTTCCCAACTGACTCGCATCCCCGTATTGTTAAATACTGGGAACAGGTTGTGGATAAACCCGTGAACGTTATCACTTACCCCTTTCGCATCAAACACCCACTTCGACGCAAGCTGGTCGTATTTCACACCGTCGAGTGCTTTATATCCGCCGCCAACCACATAACGCCAGTCTGCTTCACCACGCACAACCGCTTGAAGTCCAGAAGCCCAGCAGGGCGCACCTACTGTTAAATTGCTTAACCCCAGCACTGCACGTGAAGCAGAACGCTGAATGTGTGCGTTGTCATTAGCGACATGGTCTTTCAGCTCACGGAAATCCCCTAACCGTGTCACGTTACGTAGTTCAGTAACGAACACTTCAGAAAGGTCGTTAATACCGATCAACCCCACGCGCGTCATGATATCCGTTTCAGCCTGACTGTAGCTGTCGTGAATAATGTACTTCGCTTTGTTATCGACAATGTCAACAAAAATCCCTGCGTAAACTTCCTTATTCAGATTCGGGAAACGTTCGGTAACGTTAACCGACATCAACGGTACGTTGTACGTTTCACCACCAATGAAATACGTGGAAGCAGGAAGTGTCACCAGGATTTTGTCTTTAACCGTAACGTCAATTAAGTCGTTACCGGACTTACCAAAGCGAATAATGTCAACTCGCGCACCCGAGTCAACCCCGCCGACGGTATTCTCCAGTTTTTCAATCTGGGAAGTCTGCGCCATCACCACACTACTATCGAGTGCTAAAGTGACATCATCCACATCCAGACCGAACTTAATCAGACCCCGTTTCGTGGTGTCTGCGTTTTCAACACCGAACACAGAAGACGGGTGTTGGTGAACCTTCGGTGAGTATTTGTCTAACTCAGTCTGCTGTGCAACAGAAATCGGCAAGTCGAGGTCCGGGGTATTCGCAACATTACCTAAACCAAAGGTAATTTTGTCGATAGTCACCGAACTGGTAAGCTGCATGTCGTTGATATACGACTTGGCAGCAACTAACTTACCGGTAAACTCTGCGTCTAGTTTTTCAATTAACGCGGGTGTAGCTGCAAGGTTTTCAGCCGTACCGAATTCGTCCGTTAACTGCCAGCAGGCTAACGTTGTGACGTCGTTGGCAACCGGAAGGATAAACGTTGCGACAAACGGTGATGCTTTAATCCCGCTGCCAGTAAGTTCCACGGTAGACGTCGACGCACCGTAGAACAGACCTGTACCGCCTGCGGTATTACCCGGCAAATACGGACCGACCGTAGTGGGGTCTAAGAGTTTCTTACCACGCCACAACAGTCCACGGTCATCGGGGTATAGCACAAGCTGGTTATCGCCTGCCTGTAACGTAACAGGGTTGTTACCCGCATTAACATCGGTGGAGCCTTGACCGATAAACTTAATGGACTTCGGATCAACGACGAACTGGGCACCTAAACGTTTTTCGTCAACTACACCAGGTGCTTTCTTAATGGTAACCGTGTTACCTTTGTTTTGCGAACTAATAGAGACGCCGTCAGCAACATTATTGATCAGCGATTTAAAGTGATACCGATTCTCTAATGCTTCTAACGCAGAGTCCATGTTATCGAAGTTAATCCGGGCGCTATACGTTTTACCGTTTACGGTAATAACGGCGTCAAACACGTTCCCTGTACGCTTCAGTTGAAAACGCAGCGTAAAATCCCCATCCGGTATTGCTGGATCAGGAGCTTGAGAAATATACCGAACTGACGGTACCGGACTCCCGTAACCGTGCAACGACAGTTCGATAGTAAGAGTACCACCCCAGACTTCACCGAAAATCTCTACGTACTTACCGGAGTTACTACCGGGATTTTCGTAGAAACGTAAACCGGCCCTACCGACTGCCTCATTACCAGACGCTGTTTTACGTCCAGTAACAATAAAGTCAATATCTTGCAGGTTAGCGGGTACCGCATTAAAAGAAGCACTAAATCCATTCTTCGTTCCTGTGTAACGAAGCGCGCCGTGATACGTGCGGCCTTGACTAACATAGCTTTCGCTAAAATAAGGACTCACGTATTTAGACATCGAAACCGGATCAACTTCTGTCGTGAACGAAGTAAAACCGGGCAGCGTTCCAATGGTTCCGTCGGCCGTTTTCGTAGTTGACGTGCGCAGTAGTTTCTTTTGCGCAGCCAATGTTGCTTGCGTTGGATACTTAGCATTAACATAATCTGTTAACTGCGGCTTCGTTTTTCCGTAAGCTAACGCTGTATCCGTCGCAATACCATTCAACTCTAACGCACGGATCGGGCCCCACGTATCGTTGTGCGGGTTGTCCTTACGTGTAACGTGTTCGTGCGCAGGTGCGTTGCGATAGAGCTGTTCTACTAACTGATGGTACTTAACGATTAGCTGATAAACGTCATTACTTACGTCTGCTTCTGGCGCACCAGGTAACGCAAGGAATTGAGCGTAATCGTTTTCAGCCGCCCACCAGTTTAAGTTAACGTTGGTTTTGTATTTCAGCCACTTCGCAACATCCGTTTTGGTGTAACCTGCTGAAAATTCGTCTGGCGGTGTGTCAACGTTAAAGGTGTAGTCCATGGACTGTTTGTTAGTCGTCACCTCGATAACGTATACACCGTTACCCGGTTGACGAACAACGCTAAACGTTAACTCGCCTTTTAATTCGTCGTCGGTCAAACCGTTGATTAACGTATAATCATAATCGGTCGAACCGCTGCCTAACGCAACCGTCAGTCGTAGACCGATTTTACGTTGTTTTAATTGGAGACGAAGGATACTTGCACCACCGTTCGCGTAGCACAGCATCCAATCGATTTGTTCGTTCGGGTTAATACTCCCCATGTTCGGAAAAATAGCCGGGATACGGTATTTCATCGACAGGGAATATTCATTTAACGTGGTGGTTTTGTACGTAACGGAGAAACGACGTTTAGCGGTGTTGTAAGTATACCCACCTTTGTTGTCGTACGTTGCGTACTGTTCAGATGTGATAACCGTACCATTAGCACGGTGTTCGATATCTAACGTGTTACGTGCAATCGGGTCTACCCGATTCACCACGTTACCTAACGAATCACCTAAGCCTGCAATGGCCTGCATTAATTCCAGTTCACCTTTCCAGTTTTCCCAGTCGAACTGAATGTCAACCGGTGGAAAGTAAACGTCGCCGATAACGGTATCCCATTGACACGCAGACGGGTATTTATCTTTATTGAGTTCGCGTTCTGCGGTAATCTGTTCTTGGGTCGCTTCACCACAACCTACGGCGTGGTAATCTACCGTGAAATTCGATTTGTATTTGTCGTTAACAATCCAAATCATCCCGTGCACGAGATAGGCTGTGCGCAACATACCGGTCTCGTACGGGTGTGTAATAACGTAATCGTCGCCTAAGGTCAGTATTTTGCCGCCGCTCTTGACCACCAGGGATGTGGTGAAAAAAGGGGCGTGGGCAGGTACCAACATTCGGTACTTCGTACCAATGACGGCGACCGCTTCACCGGTTATTTTATTCCCCGGTTCTTTGAAGTGTGGGTCTAGGACGACAGCCATTATCTACTCCTATAGTCCGTGGGCGTCGAGTTCATACTATGACTTGAATCTATTGAGGAAAAGAGCTGTGACTACTGCTTATCAAGTGCGGCCTGACAGCGCTTTTGGCTTCTCTCGTGAGACCCGTACCTGGGGAGCCATCGACGTCACGCAACCCTTAGAAACCTTGTGTTCTGATTACCATATTTTCGAAGTCGGTCTGAGTGCGCTTGGTAGAGACTATACGTTAATTAGCCAATATCACCTCGCTGACTTACAAAACCGTACCGATACGTTACAAGACTGGCTGAATGAAAAAGCCGGTGTGGTTATCTCTGCGTTGAAAGACGGTTTACCGACGTTAGAGTTTGATTGGGCACACTACCAATCGATTAATGCCGATGTTCCAGTAGAAACCTACCTGTGCCCTCCTGGTTATCACTACAGTCAAGAATTCAGTATAGACGATGCTGACGACGTTGTGGTGGTGTGTGAAGATAAATGGAAAGACAAGTACCGTAACGGGGTGTTGTACAACATCAACGGACAGTGGGTGCCGCATCAATCCGATACTGTTGGTGTACGTTTACCGGGTGCAGGTAAAATAGTACGTCGCGCAGGGACACCGGATATCGGGTGTATGGTCTTTAGTAAATTGGGGAATGTTAAAACGTACCCCATTGCTAATTTGACCTTAAACAAACTCGACACCACTCGCGACTATTACTCCACGTTAATGATTTCTTTACCGGAATCTATTACAGGTAAAACCGTGGGGTTTGTTATCGGGGGATTGATACACTGGTTACCGGTTACTGGGTACTTCTCCGACAAAGCCATTATGGTATCGCTACCGAACTTTGACGTTGCGCGTACGGTGTTAGAAACCCGACGTTATTACGACTGGGACAGCATTGGCGTGGGTGATTTGTCATCACCGACCAACGTACAGCGTATCCGTAACCCAGAAACGTTAAAGGCGCTTTTAACCCACGAGTCGTCGTTTATCTTTACGGTGGATAATCCGTATCTGGAAGAAGAAGTTGTGGGGGTTTCTCACAACGCTATCTGGGGGCGTTTATACCTTAAAGATCCTACTGACCCTGATGGGGAAAAACAACTGGGGTATCTGTTAAACCGCTTCGGTAAAACCGTTGCCTATTGGCCGACGTGGGAAGAAGGAGAATGGGTATTTAACACCACGGAGTTCGACAGTCAAAACTACGTGTTCCGTGAAGCCCGCTGGTATAACCAGAATAAAATTAACGATGCACAGGCAATCGTAGGGCCTTTCGGTCCCTGGGAAAAAGTCTATTTAGAAATGCATCGTTTCCGTGCAAGAAAAAAATAAGTAACCTCCTACCCTCTTAGAGGGTAGGAGTAGCACGTTTTTTTTTTCACTTAGTCTTTTTTGTAGACGATCGCGTTACCGTGCAGTTTGTTGTTACCGGAAATACCGATAACTTTAAACGCTTCACCGCCGATCTTTTCAGCTTCGACAGCCAGCTTAGCAGTAACGTCGTCTACGGTGTCACCGAAAGCGCTTACGTTACCAATTTTCTTGAACTCTTCAGGAATGTGTTCGGCAGAAGAGAATTCTTTAATAGCCATAGCTACTCTCCAGTTAAAGAAAGGAAGGACTGTATCGTGTTACAACCAAAGCATAAGATAGCTCCTCCCGGAAGGGAGGAGTAGAGTGCGCGAAAAAAGTGGCCTGCTTAACTAAACGACGAGGTTTAAGAAAAGTGTTGATAAGAAGCTTACCAACGTCAGGTCACAATATATAATACCAACGTAAGAAAAAGGGGAAATTAGCGCGGGCCTGAAGTTGGACCATGTACACCGTCGTGGATGTGTACGCTGAAGGTAATACCGGAAATCACCGCATCCTTAACCGTAAAGACACCCACACCTTCACCCGTACCACCGTATTTGAAGTTCTTAGCAACTTCCAAATTACCGGTGAACATTGCTTCATTACCCTCTTGCTTAAAGTTCGGCGTTTTATACGTTGTGGAACCGGAGGCTTCGGTTAGCCACGTTTCTGTTTTAAAGGTAACCGATTTCGACGCTTCGGTATTCCGAACTTCGCATTTCTCATTAATCGTTTTCGTTTCCAGGTTAATCGAACGTTTTGCGTAAATGAACGCATCCTCTTTGTTGATGTTCACTTTCGAGAGCATCGCGTTCTCAAAACCTAAATCGTCTTCCACCGAGTTAATGTAATACTTATTCCCTTTATGGTCAACGCACTGCCACGATCCGTTAGCGTTATCGAATTGGAATAACCACGCCGCTTTCTCCCCGTTCACCATGCTTGTTCTTAGGGTAACGTGTTTGTCAATCGTTGAGACGTTTAACACATACGCGTTCGACAAGTCATCCGCCATCTGGTTTTCAGGGTCAGCAGACCACGCGTAAACCGCATCCTCTAATCGCTTAACGTTAGCGAAATTCAAATCAATCCAAAAATAAATATCAGTTTGCCCTAGACGTAGCAGAATAACGTAATCTTCACGCTTAACGTCTGGGGAATTAATTCGGTTGGAATTAAACTTCCACCACTTTGCAGTAATCGTGTTACCGGTTTTAATCGTTAGGTTGTCGGTAGCACCCCCGGCTTCGTGTACCTTTTCAGCGGTTGAAGAAACGGATTGTACAACGGTAGGGTTCGCAAAGTTGGTTTCAATGGGAATAACACTCACCCGATCCGTACCACGAGGTTTATCTTCCGCGACGATACCAATCGAGAAAAAGTCAACGCTGGATTTCTCCATTAGGTCGTTCCTTAGATCGGAAATGTAATCAGATATATTTTACTTAGGTGAGTAGGGGCTGAACTCGCACTTCAGCCCCTATGGGCACGTTTCTTTCGAAACGGAGTTACCACGTGATTAGGAGACAGACCAATGTCTACTGAGAAGAAAAGCGGATTGGACGAAGTCATCGAACTGTTCAAACGCTACAACCCGGCTATTCCTCGGTAATCATAGTATTACTTAAAATTTACAGATTGACCCTTTATTCTGCTACTCGGGATACCGGTAGGGGGTAGGGGGCAATATGTATACGGATATAAATAGCGGAGGTATACGTAGTATACCGACATACTCTTCCCAGAGGAACGTAGTGACTTCCTTATTCCTTTTTAGGAGAATAAACCCCATGAGAGACTTAATTGACGATATCTTTACCAATACCAGTTTAGAGCTTTCTTCTACGGTGGTTAACGATCTAATAGGGCAACCGTATCCTGCTAAGTTAATGTCAGTCGGTACCATTAAACCCGAAGATTATCCAGACAATGACATTATCGACTGTATAATTGACGAATACACGATAGCCAGTTACGCCAGCCGGGTCTTCTTTGTTCTTAATAGCGAAACCAGTGTCATTTTAATCTATAAGTTGATTAGTGGTGCTGAACTTGAAGTTGTAGCCGACCACATTCGTCTTATTGCGAGTACGATTGATGATTTCGCTGTTGCGCTTTTTGGAGACAGTTGGCCTTTGCAACCCCTGTTCGCTTACTTCCCACTGTTTAAGCATGGAATAGGGTTAATCCGACATACAGAAACCCTTCCCGATAACGTAGAGCTATCGCTGCTTGGACCCGGCATCGATCTTTATCCATTAAAAGACGAGGGCACGCTATATGGTTTGCGCATTTATGTTTCTCTGTTAGAGGGATACCGCGTTATTGAATTGATTGCATCAGATTTAGCAAAACAGATCCCTGAAGTAGAAACGATTTCTAAAGCCACCCACCAGGTTGAGATTAACCTAGGCGATCCCTTATTGAAATATCACAAAGAAATTGACCTTCGTAAAATCGCCACAACAAGAGGGTGGGGGTGTGCTGAGGTTACGAATGGCTATCTGTTATTAATTAAAACCGCGTAAGTAAAAACCTAAAGGAGAAAATATCATGATTAGTATCGAAATGAAACAACAAGTTATTGAATTTATTAACCGGGGCGTGGGTAAACATCGTTTTGAAAACCCGTACAATATATTGTCTAACGTTATCCAACCGGGTACATTGATCACTGGTATTGAAGTAGAAAAAATCAGCGAAGATGCTGTGCTTTATTATCGCGGTTACGGGGATAGCTTTACCGAATTATTCCGTAAACTGTTTTCCGGTACCGGATGGAAAGTGACGAGCGCGTCCTACGACGGTGGCGCGGATGTTGTTACGCTTCTAGACACGGGGAAAGCACTCTATATCGTGAACTTTACTTTCGCAAGACGCTACGCGTATTTCCCGAACCCTCTTACGTGTACGTTAAGTAACCCAGGATTACTGTTGACAGATAAAGAAGCGGAAACACTACTTACAGAACTGAAGAAGGACGGTTGCGACGCTGGCGATTGGGAAACATTGGTAGGGACAGCAAAAGCACACGGTTGGTATACCGTGCGTAATCTCGGTCAGCAGTTGTTGTTCTTAGCTTATAATGTTTAAAGGATAATATCATGCATATTTGCCATAACGCACCGTCGCACAGACTTTATCTTGAAATGCTTTTCGAGGACTACAAGAAAGGGGTGCCGAAAATATTACTTAGCATCTCAGGTGCCACGCAAACTGAATTGTTCGGTCGTGTTTTTGGTTGTACCGTTAACGCTTTGCCAGAACCAATCTGTGCACCTGTGGATGTTTGTGTTTTCGACGAGCGAATTGAGGATTTTCAATTCACCTTTTACGTAAATGATTCTTTACCGTACGACAAACTTTACGTTCGTGAGTTGAAATCAAATCAGCGGTTAATGTACCGCGTCTATCCACCCCACAAATGGTCGGTGCTAGAGTATAAAATCAGGCGGCTACCTTACGAGGGTGTGCAATTACTCGACCAGCAGGATATGGCTTTTCTGGAAGAACTTTGCGGATTTGAAATTGAGAAGATTCACGTAACCCAGGAAATATCCCGAAACGTACCTAGTCGTCATACCCCTAACGGTGGATTTCCGTACGAGTTCACCGACACAGGACTAAGGCTCGTAACCGAATTTAACGACGTAATGTATTACGCAGTGTGTATTGAACGTAAAGTAGTGGAGAAAGAAATGGCAAGTACATTGAAAGAAGAATTAGCCCAATTCATTCGTGATGTTGAAGAGAAAAGCAAGAGCGATCACATATTCTCACAACGCTATCCTGAACTTATTGACGAAACCACCGATAGTGTCGTCGACGGTATACGCATTTTCCCAAGTGGTCTTGCAATCTACCGACTACCTAGCGTTAACCAGCTTAAAGTCATGGAAATGCTAAAAGACGTTTTAGCAGAAGCGGGTTGGGAATATCGCTTCGATTGCAATTTCGAAGGGATGGCGTTATTCGTTACAAAGAAAAACTATACCTTGTCAATCGATCTACCTAAAAGTCAATATTACAGTTTCTTCCCGAAAGCGGATGACCGCACTGAAAAAGAACCTGCGATGTTACTTGATGCGGCAGAATCCAATACGTTAATGGTGCGTCTGCGGTCAATTGACAAAAAGTTAAACACCAGTCATTTAACGACGATCGGTAAAGATTACGGTTGGAAATCTGTCGAACCGTACGGCAGTCAGCTGCTGTTTGTTGCTGACCTTTAATAAGTGAAAATACACTTTCTCTAACTGCCGCGCTTTAGTCGCGGCTTTTGTTAAGAAGGAAATAGAAATGAAAGTCCATTTAGACGACCTCTTTAAAACTGAACCGTATATGGTTAAAGGTTCATTGGCTTCACTGTTGTTAGATGATAGATTTCATCGAACGCTCCAATTACAATCGGTCGAATCCGCACCAACAGAAGACGTGGGTCTTTATCAACGTATCACTTATACACGCGGAGAATATCGGCGATATAAACCTGATACGCTAACCGTTAAGCTCTGGCAAGTGGCCACAGGCAAAGTATTAACTTATCGCACTGTTGGTCTGTACTACGTTGAACGTGCCTACGCGTGGTTAGAAGAAGTTAAAGAAATGGATTACGACCGCTTAAGCAAAAGACTGCGCGATAACAACGCCAGTTTACCGATACGCAATTATTTCTCCACAATTGAAAATAGTCGTTGTTTCGTTTCACGCGAATCCATGATATTGCCTGGGGCTGATGTTCAGACGACACTAAAAGATGTGGTTGTGAGGAAAATCTTTCATGAATCTGAACACGTTGGATTTCGTATCTATTTAACTCACAAGAGGCCATTTACCGTGATTCATCTTGTTACCGTACCCGAAGGCTCAGCGGTCGTACGTGAACTTCCTGACGCACGTGACCGTAGTCCTAATGAGCCGCTTTACTTAATGTCAGGAACAAAATCAGAATCTTTGATGTCCCGTTACAGCATGGTTGATGTTGTTGATACTGCTATGAAGTTAGGTTGGAAAGAAGTACAGCAGCACGGCAAACAATTGCTGTTTATCGCAGATGTAAATCTCAATAACTAAAGAGGTGGTACCGTGTACCGATTAATAGAAATGAGAAAAGACGTTTGGTTGGAAAACCTCGTCGATGGGGAGCTCGAGGGAATAGAGCTTTCCTTACCAGAGAGAGCGGACACGGTATTGGCCTTTCTGGTAAAACAGGCAGACCGTGAACCGGTAGGAATCTTCACTGTGGACTATAAAGATCCACGAGGAATCCATTTACGGAACATTTGCAGTGGTTTGGAAAACTTACCGGCTAATCCGTTCTTAAACTACGCAAAACGTAAACTCCAACCGGGACAACACCTCTGGGTAACGTTATCGCCTGACGTTAGGATCATACGTGACGATTACTCGGCGTTTGTACAGGCAACGAAAGTCAGTCTGTATAACCCGAACGCAGAGCGTACCGATATGCCGTTTATAATTACCTTAGAAGACGATGGAACGCAAGAAGGTATCGAGGCAATTACGGAATTAGTAAACTCTTATCCGGTTGCCACTATGGAGTTAGAAAACCCAAGCCGACTACCGTTGGGTGACCTGCTCGAATGGATTGAACTGAATACAGAATTCTTAATCAATTCTCGTCAGTATCGATTCGATGTTTAACAACGGTGGGGTGTAAGCCCCACCTTTTATTTTTTGTTCGCTGACATTAAAAATAATCTCAGATATATATTACTCAGGTGAGAGTTAAGATTAACTCTTTTACTTGGTAACCCCACGAGGAGCAAAACAATGAAAATCTTCACTTCCTTTTTAATCGCCCTTTTCGCAATCGGATTCAATACTGCACACGCCGCAATCAATAGCTGGGAACAACTACCGAACCCAGGTCAGGCTGTTTACGAAATTGAAGATACCGCCGGAAACGGACTGTCTATCAACTGTGACACTGAAACTGCGAATCGCAAATTTTACGGTCGCATGGTTTGGTATTACGGGGAACCTGTAGGTGCAACTAACGCTGAAGACAACACGTTGGATATTGTCGTAAATGGCAAAACCTACAACATCCCTACCGTGGATGGTAGTGACAAAGCAGAACTCGCTTGGGTGGCTTTCGTTAACGCTATCGGTAACGCCAAAACGTTCAGTGTGAATATCAATGGTAACGAAGCTGCTAACTTTACCGTAGAAGGCGAACGTCTGTCGGAAACTTTCTTCCAGAACTGTGGACACACCCGTCCTAACAAATAAGTATTAATCTTTTTTAGAGTGCGTGAAAATGAATATCAGAACTATACTTTATACAATCATTATTTTCTGTGCAATCGGCATTACTGGCACTTATGCTTTCGGTGGCTCGGATGTCAGCCATTACGAACCGGCTCCTGACTCACCGATTATCAACCCGGATGAGTCCCCTACGTTAATGCGCAGTTTCGGTAAACTGCAAGTTTATCGCTTAGTACGTGGTGAAACGTGTACCGGATTACTCATTGCTGACACCCGTGCACAAGTCTACCAACGTCTGACGGATATCGCCTGCGAACAACCAAAAGTCATGTCGGTCAGTATTCATCCGTTAGAGGTCGGTAATTATACTGCTGTGGACTTCTTCCATAATGCAGAACTGATTGGCCGTATTACTTTAAATCGTAGCGCTGAATAATTTAATGGAGAATTTACAATGAAACGTTTACACACCCTGATGTTCTTCGTGGCTATTCTTTTCACAGGCTTTACCTTTAACGCAGAAGCGGCTACCGTAAAACAAGCTCTTAGCTGTAACCCGGAAGCCTGGGCTGAACAACCTGGTGCGTGTCCATCAACGTACGAGTTGTACGAAGGTGACGCTACCTACAAAGCCGCTA